AGTTCAGCTTGTGTGGCAGATAAACTTGAAGCATCAGCAGAATCACTAGAAGCAGTCTCACTAGCTAAAGCATTATCTGCTGAGGTTTGAGCATCAGTAGCACTTAGTACAGCTTCATCTTTAGCATTAACAGTAGTAACAGTATCTAAAGCTACTTGACTAGCTAAAGTTGTGACAATGTCTTTAGCATCTACAGTAATCACACTAGCATTAGTAGCAGTACTTGCACTAGCTAGAGCATTAGCTTCGGATATATCTGCATTAGTCTCTGATGTACTAGCATTGTTCGCACTTACCAAAGCCTCTGAAGCACTAGTACCAGAAGTAACAGAACTATTATAAGAAGCAGTTGCACTAGCTGTTGAAGAGTTAGAACTTGCTAAAGCATTACTCTCACTAGTTGCACTTGCTAAGGCACTAGCCACAGCTACATCTTTAGCATTAGTTACAGCAGTAATGTCTGCTTGTACACTGTTATTAAAGTCATCCTCTGCTTTTTGTATTTGAGTCTCTAAATGAGAGACCATATCATCTGTTATTTGACCTGACTTAATATTCACATCCGAATACGGAGTATTCATATCAATAGTATTACCGTCATTTCTTACAATAACTGGATCTAGTGTAATTGGCATATATTTCCTTTATTAAACATTACAACCACATTTATGTAGTTCCCAAGTTAAAGATGTTCTTAGAGCATAGTCCAATTCATCCATCATATCTGTCTCTTTAGCTAGTAGTATATTCTTGCTGTCTAAAGCACTTGCTGCACTAATAGCACTCTCAACTGCACTAGCTTCTGACTCTAAAGCATTTGTATGAGACTCAGTAGCTTTTAGAGTAGCTGTATTCATAGCATTAGTAGCTATTGTAGCACTAGCAAGAGCTTCTGCTGCACTATCTAAAGCTTCACCTGCTTTATTGGTTGCAGTCACAGCACTATCATAAGCTATAGTCTCTGAGCTTTTAGAAGCTAATTCACTAGCTTTAGCATTGTTCTCACTAATTAGAGCATTTGCTGCATTTATAGCTGTAGTGTTTGCTGCTATCTCTACTTCACCATGTTTAACAACAATATCACCATACATACCATCATTACCGTTATAGTCTTTGATAGATATGTCCCAGTAAATCCCATCTGTATAAGGTGCTTCTGGGTCTCCAGTACCTCTTACTTCTTGTAGTACTTTTAGTAGATCACTAGCCATACTTTACCTCCATTGGTTCTCCTTTGTATAACTTCTCAACATTTTAATATGCTCTTTATTTTGAATCTCATCCATTAACCACTTATCTAACTCCTCAAGCACATAAATTTCTAAAGGGTCTGTAATAGCTACTTCGTCATTAACCCATTCAATGTACCTTGTGTAGACTTTCTGTTCAGGTATACTAAGCCTAGTATCTCCAGTAACTCCAGATAGTACTCTTCTTAACATCTTAATAAAATGAAAGTTAAACTCTATAGTTCTACCATAAACACTATCCCCTACAGTAACGTAAGGTTCATGTCTATAAGTAAGACTTTTAGCAATTGCTACACCATGATTATCATAAGCAACTACACCTTCTATATCCCATAACCTATTACTAGTTGTAAACCAACTCATACCTCTCCTTATAATAAACTTTAATCAAGAAGTATTATACCATAATAGTTTTACTAAGTAGTAAAACTATCTTCACAAGTAGGTTTAAATTCAGTATCAGCTGTAGCACAAGACTCAGGCTCAAACACCAAATCTAGTTCAACATGGACTTGCCTCATTTGAGAAACTACATCATAAACAATAGCATTGTGGTCTAAAACTTCTCTAGTATAGATACTTTTATGAATACCTCCTTTAGTATTGCTAAAATTACTAGCAATTAACCTAGCAACAGCAAAAATAAGAGTGTCATCTATATCTATCTCATCAGAGTCTAATAGAGGTATCTTAGGTCTTCTAACGATATAATCCCCTGGTCCTAACCTAACCATAGGTTCTGCTAGATTAAGAGTCATAAGCTTAAGAGGTTCAGCATCAATAGCTACCTTATTCAAAGCATACTCCAGCATAGTCTTAACTAACAAGTCATCATCAGGTAGTTGATTATCCCCTGTAAGAAGACCTTTAAGTAATATTTTAAATTGTTCGTAAATCATTCATATCCTTTATACCTAGAATAATACCTTACTACACCTAAAGACTAGCTATAAGAATCGTAAGCTGAACCTTCGTCCTCATAAATATCATCCCAAATACTATCTTGCCTACCATTAGGTGGATTAGTACTAAAATCATCCATTAGAGGCAGTACAATATCAATAGCACCCATCATAGACACAATATCATTGAAGTCATCATGACCACTACCAAAACCAAAGTGAGTAGTGTAAACCAATTGTAGCAAAGCTTCATCCATATCAGGAGTACCTTTTAACTGTTCAGCAAAGTAAATCTTCTTATTCTGAAATTGGGGTAAGACCATCCTAAATCTTGAATGCTTGTCATTACCTTGGTTCTTACTTAGCACACCTTCAAAACCAAATTTAGCACCTCTCTGTCTAGCAAAAGTGAAGTATAAATTCCTCTTGTTCATTTCAAGTCTTAGGGAATGTATGTGAGACCTTTGTTGTCCATCAACCTCTACACCTACTTCTAGTGTAGCTCCTTTACCAGACCAAGTCCTAATCATTCTAAACAATTCATCGTACTGTTCAATAATACCTTGTCTCTTAACACATAAATCCATTAGCAGCCAATCACCTTCGCTACTGACAGCCCAAACACCTAAAGCACTAAAATCTTTTAACGAGTTAGTTGTTGTTGTGAAGTCAGTAGTTATATATAAACTATAGTTTTGTAAAGCTTTCATAGTTAAAGTTCTATCAAACCATTGTATAAGATGGTCAGGTATCATTCTATCTTCTTCCGAACTAATCCTCAGCATATACTCCTGATTAAATTCCCTAACAGTCTCACCATAATGGGCATTTTCATAGTCCTCCATCACCTCTTCGTAGCTCTTCATAGCTTCCCAAGAACCTACATACTCTTCCTTAGTAATATCCATACTAATCTTTTCGCAAATAGGAATAGCTAAAGGAGTCCATACTCCATTCTCTAAAGCACTATAGACAGGGTCTTTCTTATTAAAAGGAGTGTTGACAATAATAATCTTACCAGTCTTACCTAAAGCTTTAGACGCATCGGAATAAATCATAGACCTAAGCTTAGTCATAATAATAGCAGAGTTAGCATCTGCTTCACTCTTAATAATATCATCAAAAGTAAATATTTGAGGTCTAGCTGTTTTATACCTAATACCCCTAACAGAACCACCAGCAGCACCTTTAACTTTAAACATAAATGCTCTGTCCTTTACTTTGCCATCACCTTTACGAAGGAACTCACACTCTTCATCTGTAAATCTCATCTTCTCAAAGTAGTCTTTGCAAAATAAACTATCTTCGCATATATCCCTAATAGTGTTAGCCTGTACTTTAGCTCCAGCTTGTTGAGAGTCACCAAAACTAACCCAAAACATCACCTTACCAAACCCTGGTAATTTACCAGTAATAGCTACATATATAGGCATAAAAGCTGTAATAATAGTAGATTTGGCTGAGAACCTAGAAGCAATAATAGCTACCATCTTCTTATTTAAGCGTATTCTACTATTAATCTCAGGACTATAAGGAAACATTTCTCTAGTGACATTGTCAAATATAAGATCAACTAAGAAGTACTGCATAATACTACTAGAATGCTCAAAATCTTCTCCCATAACTAACCTAATAGTATTAAAGAACTCATGAGCTTGAGCAGAAGGTGTATAATTAGGAAAAGTCAAATCGATTGCATCTAAAGCTTTATCGACATTAAAATCCCACTTCTTTGCAACATTACCTCTAGCTTTAACTTTTGTAGCTACAGGAACTTCTTCTTCACCTTCTTTAACAGCAGTCTCATACTCCTTCCAATTACCATAGGGTACCGAGGCATCATCAGTAATATCTGGACTAGCTTCATAACTTATCTCAGCTTGTTTATCCTCAATTAAATCACTCATCTATCTCAACCTCTTCTACAACCATACTGCCTCGCTTAAAGTCTAAAATGATAGCTCCAGAACACTCTAAAGAATTCCGTAAATCTATTAAATTCATTTCACTTTCTCTTATAGTATCCCCCCAAACAATTACAGGATTACCTACTCTACAACCACGAAACCTATTTTGTTGTCGAACTTCCTGTGCATCCCTGTTAGTCCTAGAATAGCATCTATAATTTGCAACCTTATTCATCTATCTCAACCTCTATAGTGTTTAATCCAATTTTCTGTACTTCTTCAAGATTCTCTCCAGACCTGTACCTCAAAGCTTGTAACTTAGAATCCTTCTTAATCTGTTCAAACATCAACTTAGTAAAGTCTTTAGCTTCATCGGCTAACCCCAGCTCATGTACTACTCTATTATCGTCCTTAGGAGCAAGCAAGTCTAACAATTTAGCTGATGCTGCTTGTTGAACAGTAGGACTACAAGGTTTGCCATTGGCATCAGTACCATTAGCTAAAGACCTATGATTCTCTATTTGTTCATAGAATACAGGAGTAAGGAATCCTTTAAACCCAATAAGAGTTGAGGCTTCTATCTTAACCACAATAGCTCGTTTGTTATACTCAGAGACATGGGAAGTATTCCACCTACCTTCAGAAACTAACTTGTTGTACCTTTCGGGAAAGGTTAACTCCCATGCCTTATTATTACTGCCATAACTACTTCTTAAAGTGATGTACTTAACAGCATCAATATACTCTCGGAGACTAACCTTAACATCAGCCAACACTGGGAGATGCTGTAAAATACTAGCCTCGATGTTCTCCTGTAACATACCAGTATCTTTCTCTATGTTGTTTATAAGAGTTATTACCTCATCAGTAACCGTATGATGGCTACCTTTAGGTAAGAACTTCTGTAATTTTTCTTTATCTATCATATATATCCTTGAGTTTAATTGAGTAATTATACCACAACTATACTTATTTTATATATTCTTTAGCTAACACTTGTCTAATCTGAGGTACTAAAACCTTCAACTTATCCCTAGAACCTTTAGAGATATGTTCATTCTCTTTAATACGGTTAGTTAATCTCTCTAAACTCTCCATCATCTCAGTAATGTCTTTCTTACCGTTACCACCCTTTTTCAATCCACATCCACCTAACATCATATGTTCAACCATTGTATCATCCTTAATTTTGATTTAACATTATACCATATCATTATATATTTAAGTTTACTTTAAGTTTACTTTTTAAATTATATATTTTTATTTTATTTTTCTTTGTGTAAGTTCAGTATATAGGTCAGGAATTCTACTGGCTTATAGACTACCCCCCATAGGTAAGTTACTTTAATGTAACTATTTATTTTGGATGTGTAGTAGTGTTAACTGTAGTAATCCCTGACTCACTGAGCAGGTAGCAGTAAGGAGTATGTTATGTTAAATGTTATTAAAAGAGTACTAAGTGTACTGGTTGCTAGTGTTGTTGGTATGTTGGTGTTGGCTATAGCAGTAATGGTAGTAGAGAATACTGGTAGCCTACTAGTGTTGGATGGTGGAGTAATCAGACTAGCTATGATGCTAGTAATGAGCACAGCGTTAGCGTCTATTATGGTAGGTGGATTACTAGAGATAGACAGAAGTCTAGCAGTAGTACCAGTAAATACTAGAATACCTAGTAGAGTATGGACTGCTGAAGATGATGCTGTATGGATTGCTGGTAATGAGCTAGTAGAGACTGGTACATCAACAGTATGGGAAGGTACTACACTAAGTACTGAGGACTACAACAAAGATGAGTACACAATAGTAACAAGCTTAGCATACAACTACTCTTGGGATTACAGTACAGACGCTCAACGGTTTGAACAAGTAGATCGTACTAGGAAGATACTAACAGAAATGTTAGCAAATCAAATCAAAGGATAATGGATGTACACATTCACACAGACTGAGTTAGTAGTCTTCAATAAACTAACAGAGTTAGACAGATGGAGTATTGTAGGAGCTAAGGCTCTATCATATCATGGATACCATAGATACACAGCAGATACAGATGTACTCTGTCATACTGTAGTAGCTAAGGATATACTGAAAGTATTCAAGTCGTTAGGCTTTAGTATTAGTATGATGGACACATCACATGCTGTATGTACTAATGGAGTAGAAGACTTTGATATTCTTATCACTAGTGCACCTGAGTATAGTAATGCTTTAGAAAGAACAGCAGACCATTACACTACAAGTAGTGGACTATTAGATATGTACCTATTGTCAGATAAGGAACAGAATCAGTATGATGCTGTAAATCTTATCAAGATTACTAGTGCTATACCTAGTGATGTGGTATTAGACTTAGAAGGTAATAGATACACATACTTCTTAGAAGAGTCTAGGAAAGATATTAAATCTTTTAAACCAAGGCTACTAGAAGATGAGTTTGACTTAGAGAGTTTACTCTTAGAGTTAGATGATATTGAGTAGGTCTGAATAGACATTAAACTAGATACAACCACTCTATTAACCTATTAAACACTGGTCAAGACAGTAACTTGGAAAGAATAGCAATGTCAACAACTAACAACACAACAGTAACAGACAACAACAAATCAAATCAAATTAAAGGAACAAGTATGAAAACAGAAGAGGCAAAGTACTTCACAGCAAACCCTGAGAAACCAGCAACAATGATAACACCTAAGTTAGTTAGGTATGCTTGTAACAATGCAGTTAAGAGAATCCATGAACATAACAATGGTAAAACTCAAAGTATTCAAAATACAAGTACTCACAAGAATCACTTACAACTTAAAGCAATTAGAGCTAAGGCTTTGAGTACAGTTGCAATGGACAGTAACTTATTAGAGAGTATTAGTACTGCTCTTAATGAAGTTAACAATGTATCAGGTTCAGAAAACAAGTTTGTACAACAACACCTTGGTGGTATGATAGCTTCTTTCATAGTAAGTTCTCCTAAGAACCACTTCAAAAAGATTAACTCTAATATCAATGGAGTATCTTGGAAAGAGTTAGGTGAAGAGTCAAGAGGAGCTGGTCTTGCTATACTAGAAGAGCTACAAGCTATAGTACCTGATTCAGTTCTTGAGAAGAAGATTACTCTAATCAAAGGAAGTAAAGTTAATGCTAAAGAGACTTATTACCACTTCCCAGTAAGACCTATGAAAGTTAAAGTAAAAGATATGCTTAAAGGTTTACACTTCATCTCTGATTTAAAGAAAGGTAAAGTACCAGCAGATAAATCAAAGCACACAGTAAAAGAACTTATGGGTGCTGAAGCTTTCAAAATCTCTCCTCAAACAAAAGTGGCTCAGAACTTCCTTAAAGACCCAAAGGCTGCTATCAAATTATCTATTGACAAAGATCTTATGTTTGAGATTGCAAAACATAGTAAAGCTTTTATTATGACAATGGAAGAAGAAATGAGAGAAAGTCAAACTCACAATACAATCATTGAGAAGAGAATGCTTGACGAATTACTACTTGAAGTAAATGAGGTACATGAAGCTTTAACCAATCCAACTGGTTTTGTTGCTAATACATTCCTTGACTTAACAGGAAGATTTTACTCAAAGAACAACAAATACTCTCTTATTGCTGTCCAAGCAGGTGGTAAACTACTCTATAACTCAGTTGAGGGAGAGGTTATCAATAAAGAAGGATTCAAACAACTTATGATCTCTGCTGGTCAAATGATTGGTAAGAAAACTTCATCCAAGAAGGCAATAGAAATCTACAATAGCTTTGATACAGATGAAGAGAGATTTGAGGCTATCCTTGCAACCAATGGTGAGATGCCAACAGCAGAATACACTCTGCTTGACTTCAAAACCAATGAGAAAGCTTATGCTGAGATCTACGCAAGAACATCAGATAGAGCAGAGGGTCCTGTTGTTATGGAAGAGCTGACAAAGGAAGAGAGAAAAGTAATCTTAATGGCATTTCATCATGAAATCTATGAAGAGAACAGATCTATCAAGGCTGACGCTTACGATAAAGTTGCTAAATGGCTTAAAGAAGACCACTATCTTGGTAAATTGATTCAAGCCATCAAAGACTACCATACAAAAACAGTAAGCCACTTTATTCTTCTTAAAGACTTTGCTGCTGGTGGTCTAATTTGGTGGTCAATGGCTCTTGGTTCTGAGAAAATGGCTAAAATTGCTCATGTATATGGTAATTGCTCAGAGTTCAATGACCCTTATATCTTTATTATTAAGGAAATCTTTAGACTTATGGGAATAACTACTCCATCTGACAATGCTGTAAGAACTCTTAGAGATCAAATTAAAGAGACTCTACAAGCAATCTTACATGGTGGTACATTTAAGACAGCAGCAAGTGCTCTTAGGCAGCTAGCAAATGACAATCCTGCTTTAGGTGGATTGGCAAAGCTTAAAGAGAGTGAGTTGAAGAGTTGTTTTGTATCAATCTTTGGTGAAAAGATTCTATTGATTGAGTTGTTTACAACTTGGACAAACAGCATCTACACAACTGAGAATCCATCACTATCATGGAATATTGACGGTAGACATGGTCAAACTCTTGGTAGAGGTGCTAAGTCTAAATACACTATTGATGATATTTACACTCCAGATACTGTAAACAGCCCAAGAGGTGTAAAACAAGTCAAGTTTATTACAGAAATACCATTCTCTGAAATTGGTGGTGAAGCAGTTAAAGGTGTTGAGGTAGAGGAGGAGTACTCTTTGGCTAAAGTGCTAAATGACATGGCTAAAGGGAATCCTGACCATATAACAGAATATGAAAGTGCTAGATTAAGAGGAGCTAGTGCAAACTTCTTACATTATCTTGACCCAATGGCTGTAGAAGCAATTGCTACACTTCTTCAAGGAGGCTTATTTGAAGTAATTCATGATAACTTTGGAACTCATCCAAATAACATGAGTTTAGTTGCTCAAGGAGCTAAGAATGCTATGCACAAGATTAACAAAGGTGTAGAGCAAGCTGATGGTACATTTAAACCATACCTACAACATGTAGCAGACCAAATCTGTGATAAAGCAAATGAGAGATTATCTTACTTTGCAAATATGTTTGTTGTAGATAAAATCAGTAAAGAATTAGCTCTTAAAGCTGCAACTGATGGTACACCGTTTGACAAAGCAGAGTTTGACAGACTTTGTAAAGAACAGTATATAACTCCTACTAGAACAGTTAGTAGATTTGTATGTGACATTACACCATTAGATGATAAAGAGATTGGTAAATTTGACCATTTCTTGCAAGTATAAAACTATCTATTAGAGTCCTCTTCGGAGGATTCGTATAGGTTGTTATTACTTCAGTAACCTCAATAAAACCTCTATTACAATTATACTCTCATACTACCATATATGATTGTCCCTAATTCAGAGGTTTAGAGGGTACTGAAGTTACCTAATAAGCTAAAACTTATCCAACAACTCTATAAGAATATACTCATACACTACCATATGTATTTGTCCCTAGATCTTGGAGTTAGAGTGAGTTTGGTGGTTTGGACCTACAATCTAATGCTCGTACCTTGAGTCTAGCTCAAAGTCGAGTCCACAGTCGAACTGAAATAACTCAGTCCCTTCGTTTGTTAGATAAAAGGGAGAACCTTTTAAGACCTCATATGAACTTATTTTCTTAATTATCTAACGTCTCAGTAAGACGATAACTGCTACACATTCAAGTTTAAAGGACTTACACAATGGAAAACACAGAAAACACAACAGTGACAGTAGAGAGTTTAGTAGTATCGGCAACCAAAGCCTTGAGTGAGCATGGAAGAGATAGATTACTAGCTAGATTAGCTTCTGAATCAAGAATGTTTAAATTACAGCAAGATAGAACGTATGGGCTTAGAACTCGTGATGAATCTGAAGAAGCTGCTTTAGTAACACTACTTTCTCAAAGAAAGAAGAACAAAGTAGAGAACACTGATGAAGACAGAAGTTTAAAATCTATCCAAGACGGTCAAACTATGTATATTGCCTCATTGCTAGAATATGCTAAGTTGCCGAAAGTCATTCAAAAGATTATGTCTTATGTCGAGATATGTGGTGGATTATTTCAGGAGAGAACTCAGTACAACCGTATCCCAGAAGGTTATATGCTGACTGACAAAGATATGGACAGTATCGAGGTCTATGAAGATTTAATCCTAGACTGGTATGCTACAGCTGGTACAGAGACTGATTACTCACATCTCTAAACCACTTCCTCTTCGGAGGATAACCAAATCCCCTTAGGGGAGTTAAAAAATTAGAGCTATTTAAGAGCTATTTAGTAGCTTTTAATTATCTTAAATTTAAAGGAAAGAAAGATGAACTTAACAAACATAGAATTAGCACAATACTTAGCTGAAGAGCTGGGTAAGTTGTTTACAGACATGGTAAGAGAGATGATGAGATTAGGTTATAAGTTTAATCTAATAGAAGTGGCTTGTGCTAATCATATAGTACAGAGATAAACAAATTAAAATAAAAGGAAGTACAATGTTAGTAATTACATACTGCGTAAACAATTGCGATAGAACTCTGGCTATAAGCAAAGAGGAGCTTGAAAAAGACATAAGAGCCATAAAAGACTTCAGACAAAGTAGCAACACTCAGTACTATTATTCAGCAGAAGAAGCTGCAATAAGAGACATGATTCCTGAAATGGATAGAAATTGTGGATATGATGTTAAGGAAATCAATCTAGCCTAATTCGCTTAGGGAGATTAGAAAATAAGAGCTATTTATAGTTTTAGTTATATTAAATCAAAGGAATAGAAATGTACACAGTAATAAACACAAAAATAGTAGGAGTACAAAAAGTACTCCATACTTACGAAGAGTTACAGGCAGAATTTGAAGGAATAGATTTTCCTAACGATACATATACACACTATCATACAGAAGATGGGATAGAATATCTCATTCAAAGATGGGAAGTATATACCGTTTCTTAGAGTATACTAAGGTATGTTCTATAGAGGTGGTAACTCTAGGTCTTGGTAATAGTAACCTCTCTTTTTATAGGAGAGTGCATGTAAATCATTAAACAACCAAACAAAAATTCAAAATAAAGGATAAGTAATGTTATACACAGTAGACACTAATGGTTTAGTTACCGTTATTAAATAAATTAGAGTATCAGAGCTATTTAGACTATTTACTAAACTCAACAATACTCAAGGGTAAGTTTAGTTAGTATATAAAATAGAATTTGACTACTAGACTAGGATTAGATACATTAGTCCTTAAGGTTTAGTTATTTGGGATAATCCCACCAATCCTCCTTGACTATAGTACTATGTATAAGAGGAAGATCTTTATTTAGATTTCCGAAATAATATACGGATTTCCGAAATGTATTAATAAAAGTCTACTAAAAGTTTGACTTTTGTTAGATATTGTGCTATAATTACACATAACTAAGAAGGAGTTATTATGAAAGAACAGATTTTTACTAACATAAAAGTGTTAGATAGTGATAGGCGAGTACTTAAAGTACTAGCAAAGCAGCAAGGTATGACATTATATGGTTTAGTGCATAAACTAGTAACAAAAGAAGTAGACCACAAGGTCATTGATAAGGACATAAGTGAATCAGAGTAATGTATATACAACAGACCCTTATCAAGTAGTTTTTGATACTAAGATAGCTGGTTTCAACGAAAGAAAAGATGTAGCTAGTTATGAGTCTCTCAAGATGCAGATAGAGGAATACGGACAGCTAGAACCTATAATTATGAGAAATGGACTATGCTGTGATGGTCGTCATAGGTGTAAAGTAGCTCAAGAACTGAGTATACAAGTTAATGCTATAGATATAGATCCTTCTACATCTGATGCAGATGTAATAGTACTATGTAACTCTAATATATTCGGTGGACGCAATAATAGTGCTACACAACTAGCTATTAAGGCATTTATGTTAGTAGAACAATTTGGGTACAGTGATGTAAAAGCTATAGCATTAACTGGTCTTAAAGATAAGAGAGCTATAGGTTACGTCAGAAGAGTTAAAGCATCTAAACTGGATAAACAGTTTAAGATTATAGCCACTCTATTAGAGGGAAAATCTGTCAAACTTGGAGAGAAAAACTCTAAGTCAATAGAAGTAATTAAAAAGGAAATAGTCAAAATGGAAGAAGAGGAGTTTCTTAAAAACAAAGTAGAGATTAAGCCACTTGAATACAACTATAATGAGCTACTAGACTCTGAGCTAGCTAGAGATAAATTCTGGTCTATTCAGCATGGTATGTCCAGTGATAGTAAATTACAATTAATAGGTGTCCTAAACGCCTTATATAGAATAGTTGACTTAGAAGAACAGAGCACTATAACAGATAGTGAACTACAGTTTATTAACTCAATAGTAGAGCAAGTTTTAAATCAATCAAATACAGTACAGAAACTAGTGCAGAATAGTATAATTGAGTCAGTACTGGCTTCTAAAACAAATACACATTAGTGTTAAAGGATAAATAATACAAGAAGAGTACACAATAGATAATCAACTCTTCAAACAAGCTATACCTTAAAGTGAGGTATAGTAAGTTACTAACAAATTCAAATTAAAAGGACATAAGATGAAAAAGAAAATACTTTTACTAGTACTACTAGTAATACTATTCACAGGATGTGAGCGAAATCAGGATATAGATAGATCGCAGAGTTACAAACCAGACATAAAGGAAATATGCTATGATGGAACTGTTTACTTAAGGTTCAACAATGGTTCGCATGCTTTTGGGGCAGTTAAAATGCCTTTAGAAAAATGTAAATCAAATTAAAAAGGAAGCAAAATGCAAGAAATACTAGATGAGATAGATGAAATTGAGTTAGACTTAGAAATAGCTGAGGCTAATGATGAAGATGAAGAGTACATTAATATATTACAAACTCAACTCTCACATTTAGAATACAAACGAGACAATCTGAACATTAGTTCTATCTGAACAAATAAGCTCTAGGATGGATTTTAACAGCTTAAAATATTTAGGTAACAAACTTACTTAAATAAAATTTTAAAGTCTGTTATTTGGTGAGTTAGGTACACTAAGAGCTACTTAACATTTAACAGTATTTAAGAAACTCAATAATAAATAAAGGAGTGATATGTACCAAAAAGAACTAGATAATATAAGTACTAAAATAAAGTACTTAAAGGATAAAGCTAGAATTATACGAAAAATGAGAGATGGTAAAACCTTTATAAAAAGAGGTAAAAATATACTTGGAACTTTTGTCTCATTGGAGAACATAGTTAAACCTCATTTTGATTTAGAAGGAGTTGTTAAGTACACAACTAAAGTTAAACAACAGGAGTCTATTTGGAGACTACCTTCTAGTAAAGAGTATGAAAGATGCTTAGTTGGACCTAAAGAAAAGAGAGGTGATCCTAAAGATTTTACAAATTGCGATATATATAACTTTGGAGGTAGAGACCGTATATGTTTCAGAACTGACAATAATATGGATCTATATTTCTATCACGAACAAAATTCTAACTCCTATAGAGATAATGCTCACAATAGAGCAGCCTTACAAGATGTTGGTTGTGTAAATATGTCAAATGGACGTAGACCTTTTAGACTAGTTAGAGCTATTGAAAGAGATACAACTAACACTTATAGCTGGTATAATGAAGACAAACTAGACACGTTAGAATGGTTTGATATGCCTCTAGCTGATAAGTATAAGGGATACTCTTTACAAGAGACAATAGATTATATAGACAACCTAAATGAAAAGGATTAATATGTACAGAATAGCATGGAGAAGTAAGCATACAGGGTATGAGGGTAATGGAGAATATTGTTTTAAAACACTAGAAGATGTTACTAGAGAAGTAGAGTGTGCTAATAATAAACGGTCTCAAGATGTATTTCATTGGTTTGAGAAAGAACCTAATGAGGATTAGATACAGAGTATTAGTCAAGCTGGACTTAAAAGGAAGATAGGTTACTACTAATCACAGTAACTGAATAGAGGCATTTGATACTGTCCCATAGCTATTTATGAATAAATAGGACAAGTAAACTTAACCAACTTACTGTTAAAACGCTGAGTACCTTTGGTGGGTACTAGTAAATTATAGTTACTGTCTAAAACAACCTAATATCACATTGAATGTGACTCTGTAGAGAAAAAATGGGTTTGAATCCCTCTAGGTTGTTTTAGAGAGTGGCTTGTTACGAGTCACATAAGAAATAAACAACTATAAAATTCCAAGCTAAAGAGCAAAGACTTGGAAATTATATGTAAGTCATATAAGAAATCAACATAGTGAATCTATGCTCTGTAAACAAGAAGGACAACTTTAAACCAACCTCTTCGGAGGTAAGACCAATTTATATTATTTAAGTACATTTAGATGTATTTAATTATATTAAATTAAAGGATGAGAAATGTTTAAAGTATTTAAGCCAAGAGAGATACCGATAGAATACTCTCAATATCAATTCAGATTTCTTAAACTAGCTGTTGAGCAAGGTGAATTAAACCTAAGCCCTTCTTATCAAAGAGGGGACGAATGGGATTTATCTGACCAAATAAAGCTTATAGAGTCTGTATTTAATAGAGTAGATATAGGTAGAGTGTTGCTAAAGAACTTTGATAATAGTCAAGGTATTATGGAAGTTATTGATGGTAAACAGAGAATTACTGCTTTAACAGATTACATGGCAAATAAGTTTGAAGTTAAGGGTTATCTTTATTCAGACTTACCTGAACTAGATAGATCTACATTCTTAAACCATCATATAGGTATAGGATTTGTAGATGGTAGAGTAAGTGATGATAAGGTTAAAGAGATATTCTTAGCTGTTAATACTAATGGTCGAACTGTGTCAGATGAGCACTTAGATAATGTTAAAAAACAATTAAAATTAAAGGATTAAACAATGTTTAAAAATCACCACAGAGGTGACTGGCATTACGAACAGCACGGTAGAGATTATCTAAAAATAGGTCCTCATGATATGGACGATGTAGAGTATAAAGTACAAGAAGATGGCTCAGTATTCATACCAGAAGTTGAGAGGTACTTTACTACTTTAGAAAAAGCCTATACTACTCTAAATGCAGAATGGGTTAAAAACGAGTGGGATACATAATAAATATCCTACTAACAAATTAAAGTAAAAGGATTAACAAATGTTATTGGGAGAAACAGTTAAAGTGAAAGTTGTAGGTTCAAAAGGAAATGATTACTTCTACGAAAAAGATGGAAAACTTAAAGGTATTCACACACATTATGACCTTAGTTTTAATAAGTGCTACTCTGGTGCTAACACAGACTTTAACTTAGATGAGTTAAACCAAAAGTCAAATGATGAGATAGAAGTAGAGTTTGTGGAGAGATTCGAGGGTGCTGGTCCATTAAGAATGGACATGACAATCCAGTCGATGGAGAAGATTATCAATGCAAACTACTTTAAGTACACATCTAAATTTAGAGTAGATGGTGATAAATTTCAAGAGTACGAATGGTCAGATGTTGATACTTTACTAAAGTTCAATCACAGAATAATAGTAGGTAACATGGAGATTAAAGAGACTTACCCTGGATACAAAGTGATAATGGAGGTAGATGGTGCTAAGTATGAGAGAAGATTTCAGTACAATGAATTCTACTCTTTTGATCATATAGTTGGTGGTATTGTCTTCAATCCAATAGAAGACTTAGTAAAATAAAGAAAGATTATTTAAAGGATAAATAATGAGAGAACTGAAAGTAGGCGATTGGTACTACAACAAATACTTTAACACACTACACCAAATTAAAGAACTTATAGTAGGACATCCTATACACGATAATGTTGTTAAATGGGTAGTTGTTGGTGATTGGCAAATAGACTTAGATAAACTGGATGATAAATTTGAACTATGGAAACCTGCTGAAGGTGATTGGTGTTGGTTTTGGGCTGATAAGATGTCTATACCTCTTTTAGGAGAACTAATAGAAATTGTGAAAGATACTGTGTCGGAGAGACCAGATTCATACAGAGCAAGAGTAGCTATAGTAACAGACCAGACATCAGATACAACACAAATAGTTTATATGAAATTTTGTGAACCATATTTAGGTGAACTACCTAATATGTTAAAGGATAAGTAATGTACAGATTAATAAGATGGTTCTTTATAGGAACTTGGGAGTTACCAAAGAGATGTGAGCATACTTATGAAGTGTATCATGTAGGAAATACAAACATTAACAGATACATAACATCAAGATGTTCTAAGTGTGGTAAGATGACTACACATAGTGTATTGTAAGTTATTTAAAGGCTTAGGTGAGTAAGTTATTACCTAAAGTTTTTAAGTGCCTTAATAGGCTAATTAGATAGCAAGAAACCAAATTAAAAGGAAAGAGTTATGCAAACTATATTTACAGTAGTAGAAGAAATGCCTTTATGGGACAACACTAAGAAGTATACTAGAACTAGCTTCAGTAATAGAGAGTCTGCTGAAGGGCTAGCTAAGAAGTTAACCAAGGAGATACCAGAATGCACTTACTCTGTAGAAGAAAGTAAAGTATATTCATCTGATGAAGAGCATATGGAAGACCTATTCTCAAGAAAAGGTTCATAGACTCACCTAAGGGTGGTTCTATTGAGTTTTTATTAAGACTTAAATTTAAAATTAAAGGAAACAAATACACTAGACCGACTCAGGTCAATGAATATAGACTTAATAGTAAATCACTTAGATTGAAATTAAGCTAGAGCAACTCATACCACTTAAGGTATGTTTCTGCTAGATTAGACTTATTTAAGTACATAAAGTGTATTTAATTAAATCAAATTAAAAGGATGAAATATGCACAAATTTACAATAGATGAGTTTGACAAACTAATTAAGGAGTACAAGATCTTGAAAATAACTTCTTGGATAACACTAAAACAAGTAAAAGAACTGAACAGATTGTTTGATGATGGGAACAAGATAGGTGGAGACCTACAAGCTATCAACAATAAAAAGAACTACAACAAAGTTTTAGAAGACAGATTCTGTGGATTATCTAAAGAAGAAATAGAAGAGTTTTACACTCTTAACTTTAAAGCGTTCTACATGACACAAGTTGAATTACTTAGGTATGTGGAACTCCAAAACAAGTGGGTTACTAGTATAAGAAATGCTTTAACTTACGCTAACACAGAGATCGACACTTATATAGACTTTAGAATTGTACAAGGTTCAGCACACTTTAAAGATAAAGATGTAGTTGTTATAGAGGATACTAAAATAAAGGATAGAGATGAATCCATTTAGACAAGAGATAACAGATAATGTAGTATTTAGACTTATTATAGAGGTAACTCTTCTATTAGTAGTTGCAGTACTATTGGCAATAGCAACAGAAGGAGACGTAATGATTATACTTATGTCATTAAGTATGGGGTTTTACACCTACTCAGTGGATAAAGAGATTGAGAACCAAATTAAAAAAGGATAAAAGATGCAACACATAGAAGAATGGTTGGAAGATAGATACATTACTTGTAATGAAGATGAAGAATATGCTAGAGCTTTCTTTATTATTAAAGTAGCTTTTAATGCAGTAAATACACAGCATATTGCACCTATTATGCACCAACATAAGCTATTTTGTACTTACAAAGGTAAAGAGTACAGATGTACTGGATGTAGTGATATAGGAGATATTTGGTTAAGAGTAGACTTTACTAAAGATAGTGGATATGACCAAGGTATGAGAGTAGACATTAATGAATGTTCTAACTTCACTAAGCTACCTAGTAAAGAGTGTAGTTGTGCAGATTTTCAACATAAGGATATGAGATGAGGATATATTTCAAAGAGGATGATGAGATTGAGACTGAAGTGTTTAGTGATATAGCAAACCTAGAGCAACTTCATAGAGAATTAGACGAGCAATATGAGTATTGGTCTGAAGACAAGGGAGACATAGTAGCTGTAACTATAGACAATCTTTATAAGGATTTAGATATAGTGACAAAGAAGTTGGCTAACCTAACATTTGAAGATGTGGCAGATGATTTAGGCATCAGAGATAGGTTACTAAATGAGCAATGTTTAATTGCTGGGCAATTACAAAACCTTGAGCTAAGGGAAGAAAATGGTAAGATTAGTGCATTAGAGTATATGACAGACAAGAATGAGTTAGTATTTAGAGTTACAGGAGAGATACTTATACCTGAAGATCAATTAGTTGATGTGGAGTTTAGTAGTAGGTTTACACCTATGGGACGGATAGTAGAGGGTAATTGCCCATACTGCAATGTTTACTTAAATACTTATACTGAAAATGCTTGTGATGGTTGTCCTATGTATGAAGCAGGCAACTATTGTGGAGATGGTGATAGTGCTTTTAGTGTTACTTATGGTTTATGGGTAAAGAACGCTACAAAAGAAGATAGACAAGAGTTGTATGATTTAGGTGTAAAATACCTAGAAAGTAATACACACCAAACTCAATAACAAACTTTGAGTTTACCTAAAAAGTAACTCAATTCATCTCAATAACAAAATCGTAAAATAAAGGACTAAATATGTGCACAGATGAGGATTTAACTCCTATCTATTTAAGGATATTAGGTGATGGTTATTTACTTGAAAGAGACCAATGGAGAGTAGACTGTATGTGGGAACTAGCTTGGAGTTCTATATTAGATGAGATAACTATAGCCCAAGATAAAGAGATAATAAGACTGGCAGAGCTTAGAGGTGAGAGTATAACTGATACTCTGTTAAACAACCTTAGACTGTTCAGGTATCTATAAAATTTAAAATAAAGGATGGTAAAATGACCGATGCTAGACTACAGCAATGGAAGAGAGAGATAGAGCAGAAAATCGAATATATAGAAGACTATATGTCAGACACCGACATGCCTGAATGGCTAAAAGAAGAGAAATTAAAACTTGATAGTAGAGTACTAGAACATCATAAATCTATGGTTTTCTATGACACTAAAAAAGAAGCTACAAATGCAGTAATATCTGGAGTAACTTTATATTGCAGATACAATAGTAAGTTAAACGAAAACCATACTGGTATGTATATATTCACAGATGATGGTATAGTTAGTTTAGACTTACTTAAACCAGGAGGTAGGGACTACCATACTCCAATAAAGGACTATAGTAAAGTAAAAGTTTACGAAATATACTCATTAAAGGATTAAAAAGATGGAAATCATAACAAAAGAAAGTCTTACACCTGATTTAGATGTAGTAACTACAGTAGACTTCGATAACGGAATGTCGATTGATATAACCTCTATAGATAAACATGTGTACTATAACTACGATACTGCAGAGAGTGGATTTGAAGCATTTGTATATGCACAAGATGGGACAGGAGACTATACATCAACTGGAGTCTTGTTTAAGACTATTGAGGATGTAGAGAAACTATTAGCAGACGACAGAGAATTATTAGGCATTATTAAAGACTATACAAACTAAAATAAAAGGACAGAAAATGAGAGTGACAACAGAAAAGTTGAGAATATACATAAAGCTAGGGTTTACAACATCTAAACAAGTTAAAGCATATTTAGATAGCTGGGATTTCTAATAAAAACAATTAAAAATAAAGGAAGTAAAATGGATGTAAATACAGCTAGAGAGTTAGCAATACTAGCTCATAAAGATCAATGGAGAAATCCTAACTTAATAACGAGTACTGATTGGGATTTGTATAAACAGAACGAACCTACAATAATGGGTAATGGCTGTAAGGTAGTATGGGTGTATAAAAACACATTTAATGTCTATGAGCCTTATGTAAACCATCCAATAGCTGTAGCAGATATGATGGATACAGATGAGTTAAAAATTCTAGCTTACTTGCATGATGTTATTGAAAATACTGAAGCATTTCTAACTTACACTATTACTGGTGATAAAATTAGTTACAAGGGTGTTTTATATGATATTGATATGAGATTGAACGAAGGGTTGGAGTTTATGACACACAATAAAGAGATGTCGTATATAGATTACATAAAAAACATAGCTAGGCATAAAGACTTGTCTAAGTTAAAAGTAGCTGATATAGTACATAACTTATCTTCTAACCCTAGTCCTAGAGCTGTAGAGAAATACATGAAAGCAATGTCAATATTATTAGCTAGTCTATAATAAAATAAAGGAATAAGTAATGAAGAGCTTTAAAGTAAAGGACTAATATGGCAAAAGGTAAATATGATATAAATGAGGTACTAGCTATGATGCAAGGAGTGCAACCTACTAGTATTGGAAGAATACTAGTATTAGATAGTACACTTATTGTAGGTTTATTGTCAAAGAAAACTGAACTAGAGGAGAACCATGTTTACCAGATAAATAAAGTAGGTAGCTCAATGGTTCTAGAGGATTTAGGTGAGTCTCATGTAAATTTTAACGACTCTTATATGGATGTATCAACAACACTACTTCACTATGATAAGAAACTAATCTTAACAGATGAGGAACTTAGACTATTTGAAGAACAACAAATCAAAATAAAGGACAAAAGTTGGAAAAGATAAAAGTAAAGATTAGAAGCTGGAAAAGCATGGAAAAGGAATTTGGTTTAAATGAATGGGGTAACATACTAACAAAATACGCATTTGTAGACGAAATGAAGTTTATGTGTGATAAAAAAAAAATAGAATTAGATGAAGACTTCTACACTACTGGTGGTTGGTATATATCTAGTGATATGGTTAAGAAAAAGTATAGACACTTATTCACTAAGGACAAATAATGCAACCAATGACAAGAGAGATAGCAGAGAGGTTGGTATGTCCATTTATGGCACATACCACAGATGGGGACTACACATCGTACTATGATTGTATAACAACTAAATGTATGGCTTGGGAAATAGGTTCAACTTTTACTATAGACGAGTTTGGACATGAAGATGTAGAGTACGATTCAAGTAGGCATAAAGACCTTAAGTACTCACCAGATTGGCATTACAGCCATGAGCTACATAACAATAAGATAAGATTTAAAAAGAAGGTACAACTAAAACCGTTACAATGTACAGGAAGTTGTATGAGGTTAAAAAGGTTAAGTAATGGAACAAGTACTTAATTTACTAGCATTACTAGCTATAGGAGCTTTAGTAGGCTATTTAATAGATAAAGGATTTAGAGATTAATAAAAGAGTAATTGCAGAAGATGAGCTATTAGCTTGGACAGGTAGTGACAACACTAAAGAAGAGTTAATAGGTGTAGTGCTTGGAGTACTGAATGATGGGTACTGTGTAGATGACTTAAGACAAGATATACTAGACTATTTTGATGAGAGAGAGGAGTAGACTATGATAGACTATAATGGACTATTTATGTCGGAGTTAATTTTGTTTCTAGTATCTACAGTGCTTGGGATATTCAAAGCAATAGAAACTAACTACATGCAAGGTTTACTAGTATTTACGCTAGTATATTGGTTGTGGTTCAATGCAATAATACTAGCAACAATAGCTTATTTAAAATAAAAGGAAGAAGATGAATAAAACATCAATGTACAACGATATGAGTAATACAGCTTTAGAGTATTTTCTATCTAATATGCTAGGATTTACTATTAAAGTAGACAAAGCTACAGAACTAGGACTACCATCTGAACATATTAAAGATGATTCTATAGTATTAAATATATTCAATTGGTCTTTAGAACAGACCACATTATCAGATACTAAACTACATACCGTAGTAGTATTTAATGATGAAGAGTACTGGATAGATATTAACTTAATAAATATTCTATTTATTGCCACTAAAGATGAACTGATACTAGCTAGGAGTTATGAGTTAGAGCAAGAACCATTAACAGTAAAAGAGTTATTGTTAAATGACAAAGCTTTAAAACATGAACAAGACAATGCTGATGGTATCAAATACTCACTGAGTAAACTGATGAGGAATAAGAAGTGAAACTACTAGAACTAGCTAACAATAGGTATGTAATAGTACAAGATGACTATTTGAGAGCTGTAGAGCTGTTTACTGATGAAGTATTCACTGAAGGGACTTCAGAGCAAATACTAGAAGGTAAGTGGTATGGTTGGTATGTACCAACAACAGACAAAGTAAAAGAGTACCAAGATGCAAAAGTATTAAGACAAGCAACAAAAATTAAAGCTATAGATAAGTATATAAAAAATCATAAATTAAAGGAAAGAAAATGAGTCAAATATCAGAAGAAAAGAGAATGTTACTAGAAATGTTGTCTAAAGGTTATCCAAATTATAAACTAGATGAGTTAGGATTAGATAGGGTAATTAGCATGAGTGTACAAGATTTAGAAGATATACTGTTAGGAGAGATGTAATGCTTAAAAAAGCTTTAATATTAATACTAGTGACAACTACAGTAGTAACATTATTATGGTATTCTGCTATGGTATTTGTGAATTGGAGTTTTGATATTGGTCTTATTGGAAGAGTGTTACTAGTACTAGGAACACTGTTAGCATTAGTACTAATATCCGTATTCTTCTTTAGTTTGGAGGATAAAACCATAAATGAGGCATTTGACACACTGACTTGTGCTAGAGATACTTTTATGGAACAAGAGTGTACTAAGGAGAATAAATGATATTACCAATATTTAGAGGTAGGGAGTTCCATGTTGGGTTTTACATAACAGGTACTCCAGAGAAGGAAGGAAATGAGTGGTTCATAACAGATAAAGATGGACTTAAAATAAAAGTTAGACCAGAGACTATAGAAATATCATTCGATGGTGGAGACACATATTGGAATATGGAAAAAGCTGACCATTTGTTAAAGATGGATAATTTGTTAAACAACTAAAGTAGAAATACTTTAGTAACTTAAATTAAAGGATTGAAGATGACTGATGGTAAAAATTACACTGAAGTTAATGAGAGAATAGCAAAAAAAGTAGAACAAGAGTTAGACAATTTTGAAAAAGGTGAAATAGTGATAATGTGGAATAAAGGAGACCTATATCCAAAAGTTACTAGATATAACAAAAAGTTAGGTGAAAGATACATAGATAACTCAGGACATAGTTACAACTTTGTAGCTAAGTTCACAGATAATCCTTGTGAGGTTGTACTATGAGAAAGTTAATATTACTAGGACTACTTGTGAGTTATTCTAACGCTGTCTCTCTCAAATGTGAGTTAGAACTTAATAAAGCTACTAGAATTGCTATGGCTTATGCCATCAGTGGAGTTGGCTTTAAAGCTATGTTCATGGCTGATAGGAGAGCTAAAAAGATATGTGGTAAGGAATATTAAAATGAATATACAAGATTATGTTATAAATATAGAGGATAGTAGTTTACAAGATAGACTAAAGTTAAGACAAGTGTTACTTGATAATGGGCAAGAAATATACAATGCTGAGCATTCTACTCTGCTAAAGGTACACTTAAAAAAAAGTACAGAGTATAGGCACTCTTACGACAGTTGGAGGGTAACTGCAACAGTTGAACCCAACATCTCACTAGAAAACTTTATACAAAAGTTTAAAACTAGTAATAAGCTAAGAAATTTAGCATTCTATAAAGATAGTGGTGAAGAATGGACTGATGATGAGTGTACAACTATTAATGAATTCTTAGGAATCACTGATAATTATGTGGGAAATATAGCAAAAGATTTAAAATATTACTTTGATGATGGTGGCTCCTATACAAACACAGCTTACTCAAATTGGTTTACACAAGAGAAAGAAACTAATTTCTCTAATTGTCTACAGATAAAATATGAGGATTGTTTTATGGAAGAGTCTAAGAACCATAAAGTAAGAGAAAAAAAAGAGGTGGAACAAGAAATTAAAGTAGGTCAAATCTGGACTTCTAAGAGAACTGGCAAAGTTGTTCGTATCTCAGAGATTAGGCAAGTAACACCTTCAGGGAACCTTATCTTCGCTAATGGATTTAGTACTTTCATAAAAGAGTGTATATTTAGAGAAAGATTTATACTAAAAGATGTAGAACCTAACATACCAAATCTATGTTGTGAGACAGCATTACCAACTTGCTCTAATGAGCCAACAATACAAACAAATAAGGAAAATACAATGAATGCAACAAAAGAACAATTAGACTTAGAGCTAGTAAAGAGACAAATAGCACAACTACCAGCAGTTAAAGATGCTAAAGTTAAAAAAGTTAAAACAGACCTAGAGTCAAGAAAACCTTTTACTGTTGTAGTTTATGATGAAAATGGTAAGTACCACTCTACAGTATACTACAAAACACTAAAGAAAGCTGAGAGATTTAAAGATGACTACTTAGCTACGAAATATGGTTATGGCTGTACAATTACTATCCATAAAGAAGTAAGTGCTTACAGTACTAAAGCTCCTATTGTAAAGGTTAAGTAATGAGCAATACAAGTTTTATAGTAGGACTAATAGTGATTATAGCTTCTATATATGGTTGGGTTATGAACTTACTAGCAGTAATAGCTGTTACAGTATTTACAGGTAAAGCTCTAGTAGGAGCTATAGGTATCGTAGTATTCCCAGTAGGTGTAATTATGGGATTATTTGTATGGTAAACTATCTGTAAAAGAGTTAATAAGTGGTTACTGAAAAGTAGCCTTACAGTAAATTTAAAGGAATAGAATGAAAAAGATAGTAATAGCAGCGTTAATGAGTTTGATAATTGTTGGTTGTAGTGGTGAAAGCAGTAGTTCACCTCAGGTAGATAATTCAACACTTACAAACTTAGAAAATGACTATGGGTATTTTGGTAAAGACGTTGTTTTTGGGTCAACAAAAATAGTTGGATATTGGACTTTAACTCAGGAATCTTCTGGTCACAGAGAGACCATAAACTTTTACGAAGATGGGGAATTACGTGTACAATCAAATAATAAAGTCTACTATGGGGATTACGGTCTATCTAAGGATGGTAAAGAGATTAATTACATAACAAACAAATCTATATTATCACATACTACTCTTCAAATACTAGCAGTAATACCCTCTACAATGAGATACTCAGATGGTAGACCAGATGAGAATATTAACTGTTATACTGTTCAGTACAAGGATATTAGTATAGTAGCTAATGATTTGACAATGTGTCCATTTTAATGAATAAAGATGTAGTAAAGAAAGTAATTATTACACGCTACTAAATAACTAATAGACTCTAAACATAAAGAGTCTTTTAGTACAGTTAATAAAGAAGTAAAAATAAAGGAAAGAACTGGGTATTATATTATGGTCTTATGTGGCAGAGGGTGTTATTAAAGAGTTAGCTCCAAAAGAGCTTAGTGAACTAAATGAGTATATCTCTACAAATGAACTAAATAAGAAGGATTGTTTAAGTTGGTGTGGTGATAGAGACTTTGATTTAGCATTTAATTGGGATAGTGAACTAGACATAGCAGTAGCTAAACCTAGGTTAGAGAAGCTTTATAAAAAATTGAAAAAAGCTATAAAAAAGAGAGGTTACCTATTAGAGATAGACTTTGGAAGTTGGAATGATGAACAACTAGAGTTTTATGGTAACTTTATGTATATATTAAAAGAGAAGCAAACATCAAATAAAGGAAAGAGATGACAAGTAAACTAGAGTTTAAAAAACTAGAGAAAATAATGTCTTGGAAAGAAGTACAAGACTATCTTAAACGGAATAAAGGTTATAGACTCCCTTTAATTGATGAAATAGAGTCTATTAAGAATACAAATAACTATTGGTTAAATAGTGAAGTGATAGAGGTAGAGAATGGTATAGTACCTGCTAAAGTAGTACATACTAGCTTAGGTATGACTAATGTAAATACTCTATTAACAGTTATACTAATTAGAGCATTAGAGAGTGTACTATGGACTTCTAAAGTATATTACTTAGCTAAGATACCTCATTATGATGTTGACAAACCTTATAGTAAATCAGCTTTGTATGGATTAGACCATATTACACAATCTATGAATGCACACGATTTAGTTGTGTTTAAGGAGACTGAATGACATTTGAAATTAAACTATTTAGTAAGAAATTTGGATACTACATAGAGTTGGACTACCATCAATATCTACATAAGAATGGTAAACTTAGAGATGACACACTATACAAAGGGAAACCTACTGGTTTGTTCAAGAGTAAGAAGAAAGCTTTAAAAGCTATAAAAGGATATTATAAAAGGAATAATATATGTTAGAGATATATAGAATTTGGTTCAAAAGTCACATAATGGACATTATGATAGGTATGGGAGTATTTACTGCGATAGCTTCTGCTTTTCAAGAAGATGCCTTACAAGCAGGTGTATTCCTAATAATAGGAACTATATGGTTTGTAGGTTCACTAATAATGAGTACACTACAAGAAATTCAAGACACTCAGTAAAGAGTCTAAAAAATCGCTACTAAGACCATAACAACACTCTATGGTCTATAAAGATGAACGCTGAAATAAGTGGAGTCCGAGAAGCACCTGAACTAGGTCAGTGATAACAACAAGTATAGTTTACTAGGCATCGGCTAGTGTAGGTTAAAACCCTACAAATATATAATTTATATCGTTACGAGTTTTACAGTTCCCAGGAGTAATAAGTACACAGAGTACACTGCAAGTTAGCTGCAAAAGAAAGAAGAGATGGTAACTCTTGTTAAGCTGAGTGTCAACCACTGTGTACTTACCTATGAAGTCTTAGCTCAGTAGGCAGAGCGAATCTACCAAGATTGCGTCACTGGTTCGATTCCAGTAGACTTCCCAGAGCACTACCTCAGAAGTGAGTTAAGAGAACTAGTCGTTTAATTGACGCAAGTATGCCAACTATACTGACTTAGTTGGGCGTAATTAAAAATTAAAGGAATTAAAAAAATGACTAAACAAGAACTGCTAGAGTATATACAAAAAAGAGACGAAGAAGAACTGGAAGACATATTCTGTCTCATAGAATATGATGCCTTTCTTAATAAATCAGTTAAATATAGGGAACTTTTTGAAAAGAGTAACAACCCAGATGATTTAATTACAGCAGTAGAGAACTATCTATTTGGCAACAAAGACTACTATGTAGATGTTAAGATCACTAATCAATCACCTAACAAAAAAGTAACATGGGTTTATGCAAAGTTTACTAAATACAGAGGTGGTAACTCTAGGTACTACAGCTTCTATGATTGGTCTGGATTTATCGAAAAATACTAAAAACAAAAACAAAATTAAAGGAATTAAAATGGAAATAGATAAAGAGATAGTGCAAAAAGTACATAGAAATGGGTTCTACATAACTGAAGAAGTAATAGCTATTAAGTTCTTAAACAAGATTAAGACTTCTAAACAAAGAGGTATTAACTTTGAATTAACAATCCCTCAGTTTAGAAGATTGATGTTATTAAAAACTTGCCATTATAGTGGTATAGAATTATACAAAGGTAAACCTAGAGATGAAGAAAATCCTAGTTTTAATTCTATGACAATTGATAGAATTGATAATACAATTGGTTACACTAAAGACAACAGCGTTGTAGCAGCCTATGGAGTGAACCAACTTAAAGGAGAGCTAGAGAGAAACAATAATGGTGTCTCTCTAAAACATCTGATTAAGATGGTTAAAGTTTTAGCTAAATACATGGATTAAGGGTAATAAATGAAACAAAAGAGCATTAATGAGTTTGCTAAATTAGCAGTTAGAGACTACAAAGAGCTAGAGATTGGTAAAATATTTTATGAAGGTACTAAAGAAGTAGAGATACTATCAGACGTGTACCTAAGTGATAGTGGTAGTATATTTGTAGATGTAAAAGAAACCTTTGCAGATGGATTTACCTACGAAACACCACTAAGCCTACGAGATCGAGGGATTATAAATGGGGGTTACAACCCTTGGCTGTTGTTTAGTAATAAGGAAATAGCTTTAGAACATAACTCAATTAATTGGCAAACTGGAACTAGATACTGTGAGGTACTGCGAGAACAAGTTCCTATATGGGTTCATAAACCTATGGGACAAAAGATGAGTACTAATGAAGTACAAACTTTATTCAAACCTAAAGGGAATTAGATGAAACAAATAATAACAAATGGTGAATTGGAAATTGGCAAAAACTATTGGTGCAAACCTAAAATAAATACATACAGCAAAGCTATCATATTAACTGTAGGGGAACATATGAACAATAAATTCATTGGAAGCCATATATGGTGTACAGAAGACAATAATCAAGGACTAGAGAAATATACTATAATCGGTCCTGTTGAAGAACCAGATTGGGGTAAGTAGAGGTACTGCAAGTAGGTGTTTTGATGCACCTTTAAGTATTTTATATAATATTTAGAGGTGTGTCAAATTTTTAGACTTGTATGGACACGTTCCCTGTTTACTAATTAATCACTAGTAATCATATAATTAAACACAAATCTCTAATATCTTCCTCGGTGCTGTAATAGTAATAAAGCTGTCCTCTAGGTACACTATCCTTTGAATAAACAAAATAGTAAGCATACTCGTAAGAATGTAGAAGCTTTCAAAAATAACATTCCAGAGAGGTCAAGTACTCCATTATAATAGTATGGTGATTCGTATAAAAGTAATGCAACCTTTTAGGCTCACTACCTATTCAATCAATTTTAAATAAAAACAAAGGGTCAAATATGACACAATTAACAATAACAGCAATTCTAGCACTATCTAACAAAAAAATGAATCCATCAATCAAACTCAAAAATATCAAAACAATCATTAAGAACGCAAAAGAGTCTTATGGTAACACTGGTAAGAAAATCTCACTAGGTAAAATAAATACTTGTAATGGACAACAATCAATCAAGTATCTAGCTGATGAAGATAAACTAGGTCTAGTAGAGGTTGAAGTGGAGTCTATCAGACTACAAGCTATCAATGTAACAGAGTGTACGCAAGGTATAGTATTTGATAAGAAAGTGACAGAACTCATAGCATGCTCTCCAATACTTAGTAATCTAGGTAAAAGTGTGACAAGTACATTCCTCTAGGAATTACTACAACTACCCTCTTTGGGTAGTATCTTAAATTAAAGGAACAAAATGAGAAGAAATCTAGCAATATATAAACTATCAGGAGAACCTTGGACTCAAGAAGAACTCGATAAAGTGTATGCCTATACTGGTAGTAGGAGAGAAGAAAGAACCTATTCAAGTGAATTATCGAATAAGTTTATATTCGATGATGGAGACCAAAGACATCCACAACACACAGATCTTTGGTCAATGCAAGAAGATGATTCAAACTTTAAGAACTGTAAACAAGTAGCTTATGAAGAAATCTTTAATAAGCCAAAGTTTAATTACTATATAAAGGCTAGAGATGATTAAAGTAGGAGACAGAGTAAGAGTTAATGATAATGCAATATGTGTAAATAATGAAATGAGAGAACTATTAGGTAAAACAGTAGAAGTTGAAAGCTTCAGTAGTGGTGGTGTACGATTATGGGATGAAAATAAAAAACTTATTTCGTGGTGGGTATTACATGATATAACACTAGTACCAAAATTTAAATATTATATAAAAGGAAAGAGATGATTTTAGAATTCATAACAGAGAAACCAAGCAACGCAGGAGCTTGGAAAGCAATTAACAAATTAGAAGAGTTTACCTTAGTACAGAAAGTATTACTTTGGTTAAACATAGTATTGACTTATGACTTTAAAAGTCTTAAGAAAAATACTTTAAACATAATAACCCCTCACAATATTGAAGAGTATTGTGAGGGGTTAATAGAGGTACTAAGTCAAGAATTAGACTTAATTGTAAATCCTAAAATAGAAGCATTGAAAATAAGTAAACCATTTGGTACAACTTATGATGAATGTTTAATGGGTGTACTTGAGATGATTTATAAAGATACTCCTACACATAATACAAAAAGTCTAATATCAAATTTAAGTACTGGAAAAGATATAGAACTAACAAATGCTAGTATACAACTTTTTATGGGGACAGTAACACCTATCACAGTGGCTATACTACATAGTACTAATGTATTCTTTAAAGAGAGATTTAGGAAGCACTTCATACCAACCAATTCACAAGAGATTATAATATTAGACAATGAATCTAATATAAGACCATACTTAGTAAATAAACTGCTAGAAGCTAGTAAAAAAGGTAAAACTAGTACAGTGTTACCTACTATTAAGTTAAAGCACAATGATGGAGTATAAATATCCTATTTATAAAGAGTTTGAACTTACTGGTGAGATAGTAAAATTCACATCTTTAAACTCAGGTACTGTTATGGTAAGTGGTAATAGTGCTTTCTCAGATGAAGTAGGTTCTAAATATGACTCCCGGACAGACCATACAAGAAAAGATGTTTGGAAAGACACAGATTTTAGAGAACCTAGTAAGTTTAATTACTATATAAGGAAAGAGGATGTTTAAAGCAGGGGATATGGTTACTATAAGCTATGATGCAAGATGTATAAACAATGAAACGAAAAAACTCTTAGGTAAAACAGTAGAAGTCAAAAGTACTGCCTCAGGAGGTTTCTTGGTATGGGATGAAAATAAAATAAATGAATCCTATTGGTTTGGATCAGAACTAACACTAGTACCAAAGTTTAAATATTATATAAAATCAAAGGAAAACAATGAATCATAAACAATATGATGAGATAAAGAAAATTATAGAGGCAGGGATAGCTGTACACCTAGTAGGACCTAGTGGTAGTGGTAAATCTACAATTATAAAACAAGTAGCTAAAGACTTAGGCTTAGAGTACTACTATATAGGTTGTACAAGGCAGACCACAGAGGGTAAATTTATTGGTTTCAATAGTGTAGCAACACTAGAGTATATGTCAACATTATTTAGAAAAGCTGTAGAGTTTGGAGGGATATTTTCGTTAGAGGAGTTAAACGGAATTGATCCTAATACAGTGTTAGTATTAAACTCATTGGATAATGGTTCAATGGCTTTCCCTGATAGGATTGTAGAAGTCCATAAGGATTTTAGACTAGTAGCTACTAGTAATCCTCCTTCAGATGAACATGGAGCTATGGATGAGCTAGATTTCTCCACTAAAAATAGATTTCAAGAGATATGGCTTGACAAAGATGACAAGTTATGCGAAGAACTGTCTTCTTCAGAAGCTATGGCAGAAGTAGAAGCCTTAAGAAAGTTATTGGAAGACAATGGTTCATCTAAAAAACTTACTATGAGAGATGAGATGAGATTAGAGAAACTTAAAGCTTTAGGGATTAAAAACCCACTCTTAAAACTTATAGATACAGAATCTGAAGAACTGAAAAGTTCTATATCAGATAAAATAGAAGAGGGAACTAAGAGAGTATTAGAGGAACAAAAAGCTAGATTACAAGCTGCTCTGGAAGAAAAGAAAAGATTGCAGGAAGAAGCTGAGTTAGCTAAACTGACCCAACACGATATGCAAGATTTAGAAAGTTATATCAATAAAATCAAGGAGAACAAATGACAATAGACAAGTATGTAAAAGATAAACCTCTACTAGACACACATCCAAAGAGTTGGTTAGAGGTAGTAGATAACACTTGGAGTGTGTTAAACTTCAATAATTTAGACCACTTTAAACAGTGCGTATCTTCAATTACACAAATAGAAGACAATAGCTGTTATATCAGTTATAAACAAGCTTTAAATGAGCTTGTAAGAGGTGTTGGTACAATACCTGAGCAAGAATATAAACTGATTAAAGATAAGGTGAGAGAGTCTCTTATAGCTAAGAAACTAATCTCAAAAAATATCTATAAAGGTTATGAGTATTCGGTAGAGGGTGATACAATAGATGTTGCTAGGTATGCTTCAGGTAATCCAGAATGCTTCATAAAGCCGAAACATAAAGGTAAAGTGCATTTTTATGAGCTTTACATTAACATCTCAGTGTCTAGTGGAATGCAGGATAGTGTATTAAAAAGTAAAATTGCTAGACTACTAGCTACTATACAATTACTTGAAGAAAAGAAAATCTACATTAAAGTGAATGTGGTAGACACCTCAGGTAATTTAAATACTGGAGAAGGTAAACCTAACTTGATGCTAATAATCCCCTTGTTCTCACACAGACAACCAAAGTCTATCAAGACTATGTCTTCTGTACTTAATGAAAGGCTCCTTAGGAAATTCTCATTCGCTATCTCGGAAGACATATATGGAGAGAATCTATCTAATGGGTATGGTACACCAATTAATCTACCTAGTGTGATTAACTTAAGTGAGAACCTAGATGAAGTTAGAATAGCTTCAGACATACTAGACCAGTTCATAAAACCATGCAAGAAGAGGTAAAGTTCAAGATAGGTGACAAGGTTAGAATGCCCTCTAAAAGACCTACTAGATGGAACCCTAGTGGTGAAATGGATAAGTATTTAAACACAACACAAACTATCACACAAATAGATAGAGAATGGTTCAGCTTTGAAGGGGATGGAGATTGGGGTTTCAGACTAGATCAAGTAACATCAGTACCAAAATTCAATTACTACATAAAGAAAGGAGACTAAAGTGCAAGGTTACTGGAAAGATAGTAATAAATTTATCAAGGATAAGATACCTTGGTATGTTAAAAATAGCAAGTTAGGACGAACCTTAAACAAAGTAGATGTATGGAATCAGGAGTACAACCATACTTCATTTGGTTGGGTAGGAGACTTCTATAATAAAGTACCAATAAAGTCAGAGTACATTGAGAAACAAATATTCTTAGTAACTGTAGAGGTTATAGGTAAAGAAAATGATTGGAAGAGAGGAGTAGAGTCTGATGTAGTTATAGAACATAAGATATTAGCATATAGAACTACAAAATGGGAAGGTCATTTATATGACTATGCTTTTTTACCTTATGATGAGTGGGGCTCAAGATGGTATGAGATGAATGCCTTAAATAGTAAACATAATGATTACTACAACGACCAAAAACAACAAAGAAAGTTTTGGGCTAGGGATTGGTGGAAGGATGAACACTATTCTTTGAATAACTACTTTAGGTGGAAATGGTATAACAATGGTGCAGAAGTAACTAAAGTAGAACCATATTTAATAGATGGGCTACCCCAATTTGTAACTATAGAAGAAGAGACTTTCTTAAATAGTTCAACTCCATACGGAGGAGAGATGTTAGATACTAAATACTACCTAAAAGACATTAGGATAGATTCTAATACAGTTAAAAGGTTAGAGTGGTTGGAAATAGAGAAACACTCTCAAGACGTTACTTGGACTGAACAGAGAAGGTGGACACACAAACCTAAGACAAGCCAAGATATTTATTCAGATAAAGAGTTGAGAGAGTTTAAATATTCCATTGTGTTAGACGTTGAGGATGATTGGATGGATGAATTTAGTGATATAGACCATACAGAGGCAGATAGACAGCAATGGGATTATGATTATGATGAATCTTGGGAAGATTACTCAGATACTACACTATTTGATGATGGAGTCTTAGACTTGGAATGGTTAGGGAGTATACCTGAAAAAGGTAAGTACTATAGTTATAAAAATGAGGACTACTACGAGAATATGGTAGAGATAAACTAAGTAGGTAACTCTACTTAGATACTAAATAAAAGGAATAAAATGACAGAGATAACATTTGAAGAGATGTTCAATGTAGAAAGTGACACTAGATGGGCTAATAAGATTATTATGGACTCTTTAGGCAAAACTAAGTATGACCCTAAAGAACTGTACAAAGACACTGGTAATTACATGGTAGAGTTGTCAATAAATGGATTTACTATAGAACCAATAGATTTACATGAGTTTATAAAAAGAGAGTACCAAATTTTTATGGAACACTGGAGAAAGAGGTATGAGAATATAGAAGATGAGATCAATAGAAGAGTAGATGAGAGAGTCCAGATTATCTTAGATAAAGTGGCTGATACAGCAGAAGAACTGAGAGAATACAAATAAAAAAGGAAAGAGATGTTTAGAGGCACAGTGAGTCACAATCATCGAGAGATATGGTTAAATGGTGAGAAAACTCCTGTTGTTGAGCTAATAAATATCTTTGATGATTGTGATAAAGAGATAAGAGATCACGCATGGATAAATGAGGAGTCCTTAAAAGGATTTATACCTAAGAATAATAGCTATAAAATAGATATAACGTTTGAAGCAGACTTAGGGGAATATTGGAGTATTGGTAAAGACTATAGACAAGTAAAGAAACCTAAGTTTACTAATATCAGAGATATTGTATTTGTTAGAAGCTATAAAAACAAAACTAAAGGAAAGTAATGAAAAAGTTAAGTGATGTAAAGTTTGATATAGACCAAAAAGTGTTTATCTTATGTACGAATAAGGTTAAGAAAGTAAAGGTGATAGGTATTAAGAGAGAAGACGATAGAATTCTCTATACATTAGAGAATGGGGAACTTAAACTTACAACAAGACAACAAGAAGATGTGTTTAGTTGTACTGAAGACTTAATTAAATCTATTACAGAAGGATTGTAATGCTAGATTTAGAATTAGTTAAAAAGTATAAGAAAGAGTTTGACTATTTGGTTAATGGTGGTTCTGTATGGTTCAGATACAGAATTATAGAAGGTTCTGAGGGTAACGTTGGAATGACTGTATGGTACTTATCTAACGTAGTTGATACTGAATGGGAAGAAAACACCACTGACTATTGGAGCCTACCTTATACAGATTTACAAGTAGTTATCAACGATAAGTATGTTGAGTTTAGAAAAGCTTTAGCAGAAGGTAAGGTGATACAAGTAGATAAAGCAATGTTTTATGATGAAGATTTTGATGGCTTAGACTCTGATGGTTCTTATTGGATAGACATTGCTACTTCACAGCCTACTTTTGGATTACAACCTCATTGCTATCGTATAAAACCAGCAGAACCTAAATTTAGACTAGGAGATTGGATAACAAATATAGAAACTAATGAAACATACCAAGCTGTAGAGGAAGACTTAGAGTACGAATGTACTTTATGGGAACCTGTACACGATAAATTCTGTGTGATGTACAACACAGATACAGTCAGTCAGTTCTATATAGTAGTAAGGTATAACTACTATAATGAGATAGTGAAGAAACATTACTCAGAGTATGGTGTACATTATACTAATGTAGCTCCTATAGAGTTCTTACAAACAATAAAAGACTAGTTGGTAGCATTAGAGATATGTAAGTCCTTTCAATAAAACCATCGGAGTGATTAAATTTTAGCTTTGTGAAACACCTAGCGACAACCGTAAAGTTATAGTAGTATTTGGTCTACTATCTTAAATTAAAAGGAATAAAATGATAGAAACAAAGTTTAACATAGGTGGAACTACAGTAGGTGTAGTTAAGATTGATACAAATAGTTTGGTAAGTGAAGTGCCTAATAAGATTTATACTGTAAAGTATAATGAACAAGTAGACGAGTATTATTTGGGTTTAATACAAGACAATTATAAAGAGAATTTACCTAAAAAAATGTATGGTATTCAAGGTAGGCAAAGTAAGATTATTACAACATTCAAAGATAGAAAAAAATCTACTGGTGTATTATTATCAGGTGATAGTGGTGTAGGTAAAACTCAACTGATGATTGGGATTGCAGAAGAGCTGAGAGAAGAAGGTATACCAATTATCTTAGTAGAGTCTAAATTCTATGGAGAAGTATTTAATGACTTCATTAGTTCTCTAGGAGTTTGTGTAGTACTATTTGATGAGTTTGCTAAGATTTATGATAAGCAACAAGAGAATTTGTTATCTCTACTAGATGGTACAACCTCAAGTAAGAAGTTATACATCTTTACTGAGAACAACTCTAATAGCATAAACGATTATATTTTAAATAGACCTGGAAGAGCTTATTACCACTTCAAATATACTAAACTAGAGCTAGAAGTAGTGAACGAGTACTTAGCTGAAACAGAGATTACAGATACTAACAAAGAAGAATTACTAGAGTACTACTCTAAAGTAGATAAATTTAGCTTTGATACCCTACAAGCAATTGTAAGCCAGTGTAGTAGATTTCCAGAAGATACTATGAAAGAAGTGTTAACAGAGCTTAATGTACCTGTTACGATGAGTGATAGAACTAAATATCGAGTTCTTAAGTTACTTAAAGATGGTAAAGATATTACAAAGAAAGTTACTAGTGTATATGTAGACCGTAGGTCACTAGATTTATACATTAGAAGAGGTAAAAACCCTAATTACAACATTGTCTTTTATGATAAAAAGGAATTACCAGATGGTAGAGTAGTCTATAGAACTGAGGATGATGGTAATATTTACGAAGTAACGGCAGTAAAAGAGTTAGTAAATCTTTGGGGTGCTTACTAAGTGACAGAAGCATTACTACAACAATCAATAGTCCAACACTTCAAAACTATGTATAGTCCATTAATGATTGAATCATCTTGGAATGGAATTAACCTTAGTCCAATGACACAAGTTCAGAAAGCTAAGATTATGTCAGATTTTTATGGTCAAGGTGGTATTAAGGGGTCTTCAGACTTAAAGGTGTACTTACCTGATATGAAAATGCTACATATAGAATTAAAGAACCCATCAATAGCTGACGGTAAAGGTCAATCACCTAGTCAAGTAAAAGTACAGAAAGACTTAGAAGCTATAGGACATAAGTACTACTTAGTAAATAGTTCAGATAAATTCTTCAAAATAATCAATGACAACCTATCAGTAGAGTATAGACAAGAGCTACTAGAGAACTATAGTGGAGAATACACTATAGAAATGGTAAAACAACAATATAATTTGGAGTAAAGATGCAAGGATTATGGAAGAATAAGATAGGTGGATTAAATCGTAAAGGTATTACCAGACGGAAACAAACCTTTAAACACTTATTAAAAGATAAAGGTAACTACCACTTTAAAAGAAAGACACAAGGTGTACTTCACTATGAAGATGAAATTATCTGGACTAGTGACATACCAGAATCTAAAACGATAATGGTTGACATTGTGTTATTAGCTATTAACTACATAGACTATACAGTAACAATACCAGCTATGTATTATGACGATAAATGGAGGGCTTTAAATGGTGATAGAGCTTATTACCATAGAAAGCAAGAACCTTATAGGTTTACACCATTACATAAAATAGGAACTAAAAGTGTTGAAGTTAAACCATACAGAGGCAGAGATTACTGTACAGTAGATACCTCTTACAAGGCTTTTATGTATGGTAGACCAGTACACTATAGAACAGGGATTTACTCTATAGGAGCTAAGAAACCTTGTAAAAAACTAGCTAATAGGACAGACAGAGCTAAGTTAAAGAATTGGTTAAGCAATGGTGATTGGAGTAAAGAAATTAAGACTCACTCATTATCAAAGTCTATAGCTTGGTGTAGAGATTAGAGGTGTACTTTAAGTACAAAACAATTAAATAAAAGGAATAAAGATGAAAGCAATAATATTGGCAATAGCACTATCTACTCAAGTATTTAGTACACAAATAGAAGTGATGAGTGTACAAACACTCAACTCGTATCTAAGAACTTGCTATAATGAAGTCTATTATATGACAGTTATCAGATATGTGAAGTCTGGTATAGTAGATAGAGTTTACTGTCAAAATTTAGGTCCAGTAGGAACTATAATAGAACTTTAAGAGTTAAGAGGTTTTAGTGAGAACTATTCAACAATAAAATATAAGGAAATAACATGACAACAAAAGTAATTAGTACGTGTAACAGAGATAGAAATAGTAAATGGGCTAACGGAACAACTAGAAGAACTACTAAGGGTATGAAGATGGTAGTAGAACACACAGTAGTAGCTGGTGGTAAGATTAAATCAGTAACTAGATATGTATAAGCAACCTTAATTGGTTGTTGAGGTTTTAGCTTATGCTATTCAACAAATTTTAAAATAAAGGAATGAAATATGAAAATAGGTAACGGATATAAATACACAGACGAGTTCAGAAAAAAAGTAACTGAAGACTATAAGAGATTGAATAGAGGTAATAAAACCTGTTCTATAAGTAAAGTAGCTAGAGCATTTGGAGTATCTCCATCAACTTTAAATATTTGGTTAGGGAATAAACAACCATCTGTATCTGTAACGATTAAAAATAATACAATTACCTATAAAGGTAAGATATTTGTATTTGAATCTAAAACTCCAGTAGAATTAACTAAAACCCAACTAAGAGAAGAAGGTAAAAAACTAGTTAAAGAGTTTAATAAAGTAAGTTTTACTATGTTGGCTGATATGGATTCAGATAGTGAGTACTTTAAGACAACTAGTAGATTACTAAGAACTAAGATATTTGGAGAATTGCAAACAACTATATTTAAAGTCGATGCAACTCCAGAGAACATCTGGGACTCTGTATTAGCTACTAGAGAGAAGTTACTAGAGAGAAATACTAAGCTAAGAGAGTTGATTGCTGACATTAACAATAGAAGTATCTGTAGTTACAGACAACTACTATTAGAACTTAAGTAATGTCTAATAACTATAATACCTCTACAGTATATAGATAACTAGCTTATGCTATAATACAAAACCAAAACAAGGATTAATATGACAATAGAAAAGTTACTAGGGACATTGTTCCTATCAAGAGAGGTCAGTCACAGAGAACATCTGAAGACTAAGAGCGATGCTAATCACAGAGCTTTAGAAGAGTTTTATGACTCTATACTAGATTGTACAGATGCTATAGCAGAAGCGTACATGGGTAGACATGGAGTATGTTTAGATGTCCCTATCTTAACAGAAGAGACTAAAGGTAAAGACATTAGTACCTTACTTAGAGGTCACCTGACTAGGGTAGAGAAATATAGATACACAGCCATAGAAAGGACAGATACCTCAATTCAAGGTATTATGGATGCAACTGTAGCTAAGTACTTAAAAGTGCTATTTAAACTAAATAATCTTAAATAAGGAGGTTATTATGAACCTAATGGCATAACATACAGTCACCCTAACTATAACTGGTAAGTACTAACAATGATTAAAGCATACCATAGACAACACTGAGTCTATAAAATAGTGTATGGAGAGTTAAGAAGCCAGAAATAATAGAATCTAACACAAGGGTCAGTGGTCTGAATAACAAAAGGCGACACTAAGGTATGTAAAGTGTACTGTGAGTAGAAATCTCATCTGAACCACAAAAAAAAACAAACTAAAGGAAACGACAATGGCAAAAATTAAAGCAGGAACAACAACAGAGAGACAACCAGAGTTATTAGGAACAGTAGTACAAGGTAGAGTAGTTAGATTCTTTAACACATCTTTTGAAGATGCTATAGGAGATGATGCACAAGATAAACTATTTATGGTACTTGATAAAGTAAACAATAAAGGGGATACAATTGGGTTAGTACCTATTTCAGGAAAAGGTTCCATTATTTATAGGACTAAAGACTTCCCAGTATTCTCGCACGAGGTAGAAATCACAGTGTTTAAGGGAAACTAACCAAACTAGGTCAAGTAAATGTCCTTCATAGTCCACAAGCTACACAAGGTAGATTAAAATGGAGATAGTAAAACAATGTACACTTGGTAACTAAGAATTAGTTACAAGAAGTCTATAGACAGAGGAACCTTAGAACAGTTCCTTTAGTGTGTAGACACACAAAATAACAAATTAAAAGGATAGAAAATGGGTTTAGATCAAAATATAAATAGTATAAACAGAGTTAAACAAGAGAGATTATCAGCAAGAATTAAGAAGTTAGAGAAAGTAATTCACAAAGCTGTAGATGATGTACACTTAGAGTACGTCACCGATGCAACTGAAAGATTAGAGGTATTTGCAGATAAGTATAAAGACATATTAACAGATACTAGAGATGAGTCAGCCATAACATACTTAATTGGATTAGTAAGAATATACTCTTATGGTAACAGAGGCAGTGAAGCTATGCAATGGGAGATGTTCAATAACTATTCACAATTTGGAGATATATTTGAGACTGTACCTAATCAAGAAGAGATAACAGAAGAGTTTATAGAAATAGCTAAAGACTATATGTTACCAGAAGATATTAGAGCTAAAATAAAAGAGTTTAATGAAGCTTCAAGAGAGATAAGTGAACTAACAACAGAAGAAGCTTACTGGAGAAAATACCACAACCTTAATAACTTTATGTGTGGAGAGTTTGGTGCTGATAATGTAGAAGAGACAGAGCTTACTCATGGAGATATGATTAAAGTATATCAATTTATTAAAAGAGACGGTGAAGATGTGTCACAAGTAGAAGATATACTAGATAACTGGGATGAAACAAAAAAGTATTACTACTACCCTTGGTGGTAGTGGACATAAAATTAAAAGGATGAAAATGGCAAATAAACTAGAAATAAGGATAGACACAGCGTTTGGCGAAGACTGTAGAGGTAAATTTATGAAATATAGATCAACTCTTAACGAGGAATTAACAAACCAATGGGTTACACTACTTTACGATAAGATAGACCAATTATACTTAGAGAATATGCCAGATAATGAATTTTACAAATTGTGTACTAGTATAGATACAGAAAAACAAAGAAGGATTAAAGATGTGGTTAGCAGTAGATAAAGATGGCTCAGAATATACTTATGACAAAGAACCTGTGAGAGAGCAGACTTGGTTTGAAGGTAGATCTTGTATTAATGCAGTAGAACTACCTAAAGGTACAATAACCAAACTATTAGGTAGAGAGCTAGACTGGGAAGATGAACCAGTAGAATATAAAGGATAACAATGTATACATTGACACAAAATGGAGAGTATGTAGGAGTACCTACAAGTATGCTTATAGCAATATCTGAGAGTAAAGAACTTCTTAGACAAGAAGCTTATAAAGATTTAAGGGAAAACTACCCTAAGTACGTAGGTGCTAAGTTTGATGGAGATACACTAGAAATTTACCCAGGTGAGGAGTACACTATAGATAGTATAGAACCATTAGTGTATAGGGATATTAGTTATGGAGAAAAATAAATTAATTAGCTATATCAAAGAAAATAAGGATGTCCTTGGTGTAGATTTATACTGGGTAAGCTCTTTTGTTCCTTTGAGGACAAAGGGAGATGAGCACAGAAATAGAGCAATTCAACACATATATGACTTTCTAAAAATAATTGTAGAAGGTACATTTAATGAAAAGTTAGAAGCTGTAGAAAAATACAATAATCTTAGGGTAGCTGAAGAATGGTGTATAGCACATAATAGAATCTATATAACTTTGCTCATTTCTGAACTGAAAAAAGGCAACTATGGTACTGAACAATATCCTGATAGCTTCAAAAAACATATTAAATATTTAAAAAGATGTGGTAGTGAATTTGAACCTAGCTTAAAACAAATTGTCAAGGTACGAAAAATGAAAACTATTAAAGAACGTATTTCTAGGTACAATAGGATATACAGGAGTAGTTAAGGCTACCTAACTTAAAATTAAAGGAAAAGATATGAGTACATATAAAGATATGGCTGACTACATAAAAGATAGTTTAGACTTAGGACATTGTAGAGAAGATTGTTTAGACATCAAGAGACTAGAAATGGAAGACCTATACTCAAGAGTAGTTTACACAGATAAGAAAGAGATTATTAGTAAATTACTACAAGGAGAGAAGTTCTTTCATAAGATTAAGTATGGACATACATCAGGTTGGTCTACTGCAGAAGTAGGATTTAGTGATGGTGAGTTTATATTAAGTACAAACGGAATTCAATTCAACAAATTTGATATTAATAATCTCGCAGAGGTATTTACATCAGATTTTTATAGTTTACTTGAAAAAGAAGAGTATAACAAGGTTAAATGGGACTTAAAGCTATGAGAATAATAGAGAAACACTAATACTCAGGCGAAGAAGTAGAAGTATTAGAGTTAGATAAATTAATAGAAATTAAAGGATTGTAGATGACACTAGAAGAGTTTGCAAAAGAGAACAACATATCTTGTGATACTTGTAGTAAATGGGGTATTTGTGGTATAGACGAAGATAGAGACCTTAAAGGTGCATGGAATGGTTGTCCAAGACCAAGAGGTAGGATGTACTTCATTGAGGGATTCTTTTGTGGAGAACATGAGTTTAAATTAAAGGATTACAATGACTAAAGAAATGAAAGAGGACTTAGAAGAGATCTACAGAGATGCTATGGATTATGGACCACCATACTTTACAGTAGAAGAGTGGAATGAAAAACATGGAGAAGCTCAGTGGAATGTTGGAGAATTTGAAGGGTTCTACATAGCAGATGGACTTATACAGGTTAGATAGCTTTAAAGAGAATTTAGTTGTAGCTTCTACAGGAGGTACTACATGAACCTAGGTGCTTATGATAGGATATATAGGAAAATTAGTAATAAGAGAAAAGCTCAGTAGAGCAAAAAAAAAAGGAATTAAAATGGGTAACTGTGTAGATGATTTTTGGAATAGTATAGCTGTCCAACAAACTAGAGCTGGTACAGGTGTGTCAGTAAAAACAAAAGAATACAAAGAGTATGAAAACGGAGAAAGATCTTTGAATAGTTTAGAAGATCCTTTTATAGACAAGTGGGGACATAAAGTTGCTGGATACAGTCGCGAAGAGTATGTAAAGAGAAACAATGATTAACTGAACAATCTTAATTCAGATAAAGAGTTCTTCATAAAAGATATACTAAAAGAAGAGGATAAAGAACTATGAATTTAGTACCAAGACAATATCAAATTGATACCGTAAATCAAATTAAGCTAAACACAAGCAATATTTGTGTTTTATTCCCAAGAGCAGGTAAGTCTTTTATAGCTAAACTTATTATAGATAAGTACTTCTCAGATAAGAAAGTTTTACTTATCTGTGGTAGGAGGACAATAATTCTCCAATTTGAGGAATATTTTAAAGATAATTTCTCATGGATACTGTCAGGTAAAGATTATGACCATTCAAAGAATGTATTTCTGGCTAGTTATCAAACTATACAAAGAAGAGAGATAGATTACTCTGAGTTTGATTGTGTGATATTTGATGAATGCCAAGAGTTTGCTAATACTAAAACAGTTAAGAAACTAAAAGATATAGTACCAACTATTGTTGGTTTAACTGCAACTCCAATCTCAGCTAAAAATAAATTACTTGAAGGTTGGAATAATTGGATTAGACCTATAACAGTGCAATCTATGATAGAAAATAAATGGTTAGCTCCTACGAGATTCTTTTCAACACATGACACTATAGGGAACTTCTCAGGAGACTTGAAAAAGAAATCCACTGGGGATTATACTGAAGAGTCTGTCAGACAAGTTATAGCTAAAGATGGATTAGTGCTTAGGGCAGTAGATTATGTTGTATCAAATGATATAGTGAATACTCACAAAGCTGCACTTTATATAAATTTTATTGATACTGCTGAAGAGATTTATGAGAAGTTACATCATTTAGGTAATGTGTTTATTTACCACAGTAAAAGGTCAGTTAAAGAACAAAGAGAGGCTTTAGAAGGGTACAATAGTTGTACTACAGGAGTAATACTGAATGTCAGGGGTCTTGCTGTAGGTTGGAACAGTCCAACAACAAACATGATTATTTACAGTCTGTTAACACCTATACACTCATTAGCAGCACAAATCATGTTAAGAGGTTCTACATACTTGCCAGACAAGGAAGCTACAGTTATAGACCTAACAGGTCAACTTATTGGTCAAGGAGCTTTAAATCCATTCTCGGACTACTCTGAGTATGGAAAACAGAAGAAATCTTGCAAAGATCAGTGCCTTGAGTTTGAACCAAACTCGATAGCTAGATTTGAGTGTATGAAGTCCTGTTTACCTAATCCTGATAGTTTTATAGTTTGTGACGGTAAACCTTCGTACTCTCTAACAGAAGATGAGTTTAAAACAGACTTTACTGTAGAAGGCACTCCTTGTAAGATTGCACTACCTTTTTGGAAGTACATATACACTCAAGAAATACCAACAGACAGCATAGGCACAATTAAAAAGATAATGACTTGTCCAGAGTGTAATTGTAGGACAACGTACACTTTACATACTGTGACATCTCAACCTAGTCAAATAATTGAAATGTACAAAGATGAAGTACAACAAAATACTATTATGGTACTATACAGTAAAGAAAAGAAACAAGCTTTACTAATAGTGAATGAACTAAGTAGAAAAACATATAAGTACCTTAAGGTAAAGAATCAGCAAGAGTTGTACTTAGAAGCTTTAAAAATATTCAAAAATAAGAAGTTTTCTATATTGTCTAACATACCATTAAATAAGTTAGATAATGTAAAAGTAGTACCTAATATGAATGACTACGTACCTCTTATAGATTGGGAGAAAGATAACCCAAATGTGATCAAATTAGTCATAATTCATAAGATAGAAAAACTCATAGAGAGTTACGGATTTAAAAAAGGTATGATTTATCATGTTAGAGGTTTGGTTCAGTTAAAAAATGAAAAACAATGGAATTTGTTCTTAGATAAAGAACCAACAAAACAACAGTTCATGCGATTTAAACAGAAGATGGCAGAGGAGAAATAGATGAGATTTTTTAAATGGTTATTTGAGAGACAAGAAGAAGTAAATGCTACAGTAAAGTATGAAGAACTTTATGATGGGAATGGTAATCTGGTAAAGTTTAACCAAGAAGCTAGAAGAGAAGAGAGAGAAAGACTGCGTTCAGGTCCTGAAGCAAAGCAATTTATATGGGATATACTAGGTACTCTTAAAGAGATGAAAATAGATGAAGACTTACTGTACATAATCCACAAAGAGATTATAACTGGAGAAATCTATAAGAAGTTTGAACTGCATGGAGTAAGAGAGTGTGATAAACTTAGAGCCTTAACTGGAATATACAATTTCTATAGAGTAAGGCAAAAAAAAATAAAAGTTAAGTAAATCAATAGACAAAGGAAATAGATGAGAAATCAATATTATACTAAACCACTGGTAAAAGCTATTAATGAAATGTACTTTAGAAAGTACAGACATATAGGTGAGTTAAAAGAGATAACCGAAGCTGTCCCTAGTATAGACATAACTACATACAAGATACACTTAGTAAACAATAAAATTAAAGATATTAAACTATTTAATCTACTTTGTGACTTACAAAGTGTTATTTGGGGGAAATTAGAGGATTTTAAATCTAACCTAGGTAAAAGTCTATATGTAAAATTAGACCACAGCAAAGAAGAAGTTACAGACGAGATAGGTAGTAAGTAAATAAACAAAGGAGAGGTAGATGGGGACATACGAAATAGGAGAAGAGGTTAAGCTAAAGAAGACTAGTAGACCTGAATGTAAGGTCTTTATCAGAGGTCCAAGAGATTGGTGTTCTGTAGGATTTGCTCATCATATAGAGGTAGTTACTCCAGATGGGGAACCTAACCTAGTCTCTTATGCTCAGAGTGTTGGTAACATAGAAAAAATTAAAGGAGAAGTAGATGACAGTAGATAAGATAATAGAAGATATTGAGAGTGGTAGTAGTACAGACTACATGAGAAATAGAGAGACAGGAGCTATATCAGATGAACTAGTAAAAGTAATGTCTACATTTAGTGAAGTAGTTGAAGAGTATGAGAGTAAGTACCAAAATCTACTAAGAATAATGGGTAAGTAGATGAGGTATAGACAGCTATCCGTAAGATAAAACTTACTAGAGAATACAAATAAAAGGATTAAGATGAAAAGAGCATTATTAACAATAGGTACAGACTCAGACTTCTATGTACTATTAGATGGTAAAGAGATTGAACAATACCAAGAAGAGGTAAGGATTGAGTTTGAATATAAAGATAAAGATGACCTACTAAATAAAGTGTATGAATATTGTTACATACGAATAACACTGGGTAGGAAAGATGAACTACTAGCACATTATTTTGGCTGTGATGTTTATGGTTTTCTTGCAGAATCTTATGATGAAGATGGGTGTTATGTTGATTTAGGTAACTACTCAGTAGGAGTAGAGACAGACTACACTAGTAAAGTGTATAAAGACTATATAGTAAATACTGAGGAGTATTAGATGAGATGTGTATGTGGTTATGAGAGGATACATGATTGGGATACTTGGGAACTAGAGCAGAAGCTTGAGGAATTTCCAGATTTTAAGAATGGTGATGAAGATTTTAAGATGAGTAATTCTACTATAAACTTTCAGTTAGAAGAAGTTGATTACTATGGAAATGGTGAGAGTAACGAAACTATCTATGCTTGTCCTAAATGTGGAACATTAAAGATAGACATATAATAAAAGGAAGATACGTGATAAACAATAAACTACTAACAATAGTACTAGATACTGAAGTAAGAGACTTTAAGCAACTAGATGACTATGTATATTACAATAAAACAACTTGGGTGAATGGGAACTATCCTACAGCTTTCGGTGATTTTGAAGGTAGAATTAATACAGATACTCTAGTTAGATTATGTAAAGAGTGGATGTATGAGGTTATAACTAAATCAAAAGAAGTGATAGAAAACAGTTTTTTATCAGAAACTACAGTAACCTCAGGAAAATCTAAGTTTTTAAACAATAGACACGACAGAGTTATGGGTAGAAAACCTCAAAACATAGAGTATCAATGTTGTATAACAGAGGTAGGTCATTGTAACAGTGGATTCCACCTATTCACAGGAGATACTGAATTAGAAGCAGTATTAAAAGCTACTGAGCGTACTATAGAAGATAAACTAAAGGAAAAAGAATGAAAAAACTTATACTAACCATACTACTAATAGTAGGACTGAATAGTTGCCAGAAATGGTCGGACACTAAAGCAGAGTTGCTTAGGCAAGGGTACACATACGAGATTGATATACCATCAAAGATGTATTATGTGTATTCAAAGGGAGTTAAATCTGCAGATAATGGATGTGCTAAATTAATACAACCAACTACACTAGCTTCAAGTCTTAAAGCTCCTAGTATAGTATGTGGTACTTATACTATAACAGACCTAAGAGAGGTAAAATGAGAGAGTTAGACGATTACATGGGTCCTGATGGACTAATAGATTTTGATGCTTATTATATAGATAAAGCAACTTCTGAAGAAGAGATGGACAACTACTTAAGAGATGAGGAAGTACCAGATGCTAGAACAGTTTAAGAAAGATTTAAAGAAACTAGAGAGTAAGATAGGTAAGTATAAATCTATAACTGCTGTAGTACAAGATGGTTGGGCAAGCAAAGTTGATAATAGTACATTTACTGAATCTATAGTTTATGTAGAACTAGAAGAAGGTTATATAATATTGGCTTACCTAGTAGGTAAATGGGGTGATATGTTTAGTATGACTAAGTTTAGTCTTACTAAACCTGAAGACTCTGATGAAATTTGGGTATTACCTAACTATACTGTAGTAGACCTAGAAGAAGAAATGGAGTATGATGATTTTGGTATATGGGAATTAGCTCAAGAGATTTATAATGAGAGTTACATATTTATAGTTAGAACAATAGATATAAATGATGTGACAAGTAAAGATATTAAGTATCTAGTCAAGTCTCTATGGGAAGCACTAAAACTCAAATACAAACTTAAGTAGTTAAACTACTTAAGTAATACAAATTAAAGGAAAGAAATGAAAATAGAGATAGACAGAAAATATCTAACACTAGATGTAGACACAGTTTCAGAGGGAATTAAAGAGAATATTATAAGTAACTCAGGTTACTCGTACTTAGACGAGTTTATACTAGCTTATATTACTGTAGATGGTAATATAGTGTTTATTGACAAAGATTATCTAGTAGAGTCAATAACTAAAGCCAAGCTAGGTTTAGAGTTTTATGATGATGATTATAGCACTTTGTCAGAAGATTCAGTACCTTATATAGGTAGAGAGTTACTTGTTACTATGGGAGAACCTAATGGAACATTCTTCTATAGTCTTATAGATGAAGTATGGAATATACTAAGAGAACAATTTGATAGTAAATACCTCACTTTAAAAGAGTTCACCAGTATACTAGTACAACCTACAGAACTAGTGTCTGTTAAGTACATAGAATACTGCAAACCTTACTTTAAGACAGAAAGAGAGTTAATATCACATTTTACAAAGGAGTGGAAAACAGTAGCAACTAAAGAGTACAAAGTTATTCTTGATGTACTTGTAGATACTACAGAACTTGTACCTGTACTAGTAGAAGCTAAAGATGAAGCTGAAGCTAAGCAATTAGCTATTAAGAAATATGAAGCTAATCCACTAGACTTTGAACCTGGTTTATCAGATGGTAGAGAGGTTTATGTAAATTTAAACTCAATAAGTGAATGGAAAGTAGAGGAAGTTAAGTGAAAAATAAAGATGAATTTGGTGAAAGAATCAAAGCTTATGAAAGTGAGTACGAACAGAGAATACCATATAATGAGTATATTATTGTAAGGATTGATGGTCATAAATTTAGCAGATTTACTAAAGGATTTAAAAGACCTTTTGATACTATCCTATCTGATACATTTAGAGAGATTACAAGTGCTTTAATTAAAGAGTTTAATGCTGTCGTAGGTTACACACAAAGTGATGAAATTACGTTAGTTATACCACCTAACTATGGTAGACACTTAAACAATATTTGTGAAGATACTACTAACAATCAAATCTTTGGAGGTAGAACTCAAAAAATGTCTAGTCTAATCTCAGCATTTACTACTATGAAGTTTAATGAGATTCTAGCTACACAAGTAAAAGCTAGAAGAGATACGATAAAACGTTCACTTGACTATATAGATGCAGAGAGATTGTTAGATGAGATGCAAGATACTTTAGGCTATTGGAAACTTATAGACACTAAAAAAGTTGGAAAAGCTTGGTTTGATTGTAGAGTATTTGGAGTACCTGATGAAACAGAAGCGTTTAACTCTGTACTATGGAGAATGCACGATTGCACTAAGAATAGTTACTCTCAATTTGCCTATGCTTATTGCTCACATAAAAGTCTACTAAATAAGACTGGTCAAGAGATGGTAGAGTTCTGTAAAGAAACTACTGGTAATGATTGGAGTGAAACTGAAGAGAGATTTAAGTATGGAACTATTGTTAAGAAACAAGACTACACTAAACCTAAAACAGATGAAGAACACTCACAAGAAACTATTAGAACTAAAACAGTATTCATTAGTAAGAAGTTGAGTTATTCAGAAGAAAATGTAGAGTTTTTATTATGTAAGAAATTGGAGGAAGTTAAATGAGTGCTAGAACACAACAACTTGCACATGATTTTGTGTATGGTAAGAAAGCTAGAGATGGTAGTGATTACAGGCAAGTCTGGGTAACTAGTAATCGTCCAGGAGGATTTACTGGTAGACAGATGTGGTATGAAGAGAACTTAATCTACAGCTATGAAACAAAACTAGCTCACATAAACAGAGACGATAAGTATATAGTTATGTATGAAGATACTAGAGAGAACTCAAACACTTCAAGAGAACACTATGATAGTTTACTAGAAGCTATACCTTACGACTATACTATCTACTATAGAAGAAGTGGTATGGCAACGCATAACATTATATATAAACTTGATGAGATAGATGACTTACTAAGATTACAAGCTAAAGCTAGAGTAAGAGATTATAGAGATGAGATTGTTTTAATTATAGACAAACTCTACAACTATCTTCACTTCATTAAGTATGATAAGAGAAAGTCTGAATATAGAGATATAGCTAAAAGACTAGAGTTAATCAATTTAAATAAAAATGAACTAAAAGATAAAATAGCAGAATCTACTAGAGTATACGAGCAAAGACAAGCTAAAAAACGTAGACAATACAATCTAGCTAATCTTGAACGAAGACAGACAGAACTCTCCAACTTCTTAGAAGAAAACACGACTAAGTATGATCCAGACTTTATAGGTGTCAGACTTAAGATTAAAGATGGTTTTCTATACACAGACAATCATATTAAAGTACTAGAGAAAGAAGCTAGATTACTCTATAAGAGATATACACAAGGTAAAACTATTATTGGTTTGAAACTAGATGGGTACACAGTATTACAAGCTAATAAAGATAGAGTTGTAATTGGTTGCACCACAATCTCATCTGAAGAGCTAAAAAGAGTGTTAGGATGAGTAAAACATTTAGAATTGGAGTGTATGAAGAGCAGAGTGGTTCAGTAGTGATAACTGCAAATAGTAAAGAAGAAGCTGAAAATTACATCATAACATTACTAGAGGAAGATGGACTTGAAGGATTAAAAGACTTTAAAGTTATGGATAGGAGTTATGGTGTAACAGACTCTGAGGAAATTTAATGCTCAAAGAATTACCTGAACCTAATCCTATAAAGTGGGAAGGTAAAGCATTTCACACTAGTAATCCGAAGTTCAGAGAAAACATTTTAAAAGAAGGACTGACCCCTCAAATAGGGGAGTGCTACGAACTACATTATGAGAGTTGGTATACATCTAATATGGGACCAGTTGTCTTCTTAAGACTGAAGGAAGAGAGTGACACACTACCTTGGGATAGTACTTATGATGACGATATTTGGGAAGTGAAAATGGATAAAGAAGTTAAACTATTTGAAGACCCTAGTATGAAGTTCCCACAAGTCTATACAAAAGAGATAATAAAACCTACAAACCTTAAGCTAATATATAAAGGGACCTGGGAGTAGGTTACACAACTAGCTAATGTCGGAAGCACAGAGTACTGAAGAGTACAGACTGGTAAGTCCGATTCTTACGATTGAGGAAGGAAGGAATGGTTCGAGTCCATTCAGCTAGATACAAAAAAAAGTAAAATAAAGGAAAGATATGAGTAAAATAGATTACGGTTCGCAAGAACTATTAGATAAGAAGATCCTATGAATGAAATTAAAGTAGGGATGATATATCATAAATTAGACGGTTATACACCTATATATATAGGTCGTAATGGAGCTAAGAATAAAGATGTTAAGAGATACAATCTAGGTAATCCTTTCACTGCTCAAGAGTTTGGATTAGTAGAATGTATAAATATGTACGAAGACTATTTAAGACAGAATATGGAGCTACTAGACCCATTAAAAGAGGAATTGAAGAAGAATAATATATTACTCAAATGCTTTTGTAAGGGTGTTATAGACAACCAGAAACTCTGCCATGGAGATGTTATTAGAAAATTATTAAAGGAAACAATATGATAGACTATGAAGTAGTAGGCAAGATGTTTAAAATTACAATCACAAGAGATTGTATTATGAGAGTTAAAGTTCCAGAGGATACTCCACTAATAGATGTTACCCTATGGAATAATAGGTGTAAGGAGATTCTTAAGTACTTTATGGAGAATCCTTATAAGGTTACACTTAGAGCTATGACAAAACAAATAGAGGGTAACTTAGTTCTGAGAGTAAATAACAACACAAAAGAACCTGTATTTAAAGTAGTAGGTACAGAAGTAAAGGAAATAAATGGAAAACAATAAGAGAAAGTTAGTATCCATAAGAGAGATTAAAGATTTATTGCCTATTAAAGGTGCAGATTTCATTGAAAACGCAATTGTAGATGGTTGGGGGTTAGTCGTTAAAAAAGGAGAGTTTCAAGTAGGAGATATGTGCGTATTTTTTGAAATTGATTGTTTCTTACCTATAGAAGAGAGATACTCATTTTTAGGTAAAACTACTGAATTTAGAAATGCTCAAGGATATAGACTAAAAACTATTAAGCTGAGAAAGACTTTATCACAAGGATTGGCTTTACCATTGAGTATGTTCCCAGAAATCAAAAGACCTAAGCTAGGCCTAGAAGTAACAGAACTACTTAAAGTAAGAAAGTGGGAACGTATTGAGAACGTACAGAATGTGCAAAAGTCGAGTAAAGTAAGAGTATTTCCTTCAGAGATACCTAAGACAGACCAAGAGAGAATTCAAAACCTAACTTGGTACTTTGACAAATTACAAGATATGGAATTTGAAGAAACCTTAAAGTTAGATGGAAGTTCTATGACTTGCTACAAGACTACTGATAAAACACCTTTCTTACAAAGAGTAATCAGATTATTTAAAACAGGAAAATACACTATCCCTCACTTTGGAGTGTGTTCCAGGAATGTAGAACTATACCAAGATAAACCTTTCTTCAAACTATTCACTAATTCAGATAAAGCCTCTGAATTTAGTACTACAACCTTTTGGGAACTAGCTATTAGAGAAGATTTAGAGTCTAAGTTACCATTTGGTTACGCTATTCAAGGAGAACTACTAGACACTAAAATCCAAAGCAATCATGAGAAAGTAGATAGACCAGAGTACAGAATCTTTGATGTGTATAATATTTTAGAGAAAAGATACTTAACACCTGCAGAGAGGAAAATCTTCCTAGAAACTACTAAGTTAGACTACTTAAGTGTTCCTATTGTAGAGCCAAGTATTAAGATATTCAAAAAATGTACTACAGTACAAGATTTACTAAAAAGAGTAGAAGGTATCTCTATGAATCCTCAAACAGTATCTGAAGGTAGGGTCTATAAGAGTGTAGATGGTAAAATTACATTCAAAGCTGTGAGTAACAAGTACTTAATGAAAGAAGACTAAAGAGTGGTTCTTAGAAAGACTACAAAACCTAGATTAATTTCTAGGTAAACTAAATAAAAGGATAAAGATGATTAGTAAAGATTTAATGGAGGAAGTGTTAGGTATTAAACTTGAAGAAGACTATATACCAAAGCTATCCGAGTACTCACCTAATTTTTTAGAGGAGTATTGGATAGAGTCAGAGCGAATATGGCAAGATATGATGTCAGTTTACGAATTGTCTCATTTATGTAAAATTTGGACTAAAGATAATTCAGACCTAGAGATTGTGAGTAAATTAGGAGAAGCTTGGTTCTTAAATACAAAAGATACCGATGAACCTATGTATGAACTATTTAAAGCTGACCCTGAGTATGCGTCTGTATTTCAAGCAACTCAATGGATTTATGAAAGAATTAAGGGGACTAATGGGATTAACAGATGAACAACAAGCTGTAGTGGAGGCTAGCTTAACCCACCACATGGTGTTAGTACCTAGTCCAGCAGGTAGTGGTAAATCGACATTACTAGAAGGAGTAGCAGAAGCACATAACAATAAGAATTGCTTATATTTAGTTTTCAATAAAGAGATGCAAATTGAGGCTAGGGGTAGGTTTAACAGTAATGTTAAAGTGTCTACTTCTTCTGCTTTAGCTTATCATTATGTAGTTAGACTAGGTAATAGAAAATTTGAACCACACTTTAGTACATCTCAGATAAATGAGAAAGATGTAAGCAAGAGAGACAAAGAAAAAGTAGTATTTTGGTTTGATAAGTTCTGTCAGAGTAAGTACTTAAGTATTTCTGAATATTGTGCAACAGAACCTAAAGCTATGAAGAGGATTGAGCTAATAAAGAAATATATGAACCTGATGGTCACTTGTAAGATTCCTTCAAACTTCTCTTTTAATATGAAGTACTTCCATCATCAGCTAAGTAAAGGTAAAATAGATTTAGACTTAAAGTTACTTATGTTGGATGAAATTCAAGATTCTAGTCCAGTAGTATTAGAGATATTTAAACTAATAAAAGCTAAACATAAGGTAGGTGTAGGTGATCCACATCAAATGTTGTACTCATTCGCATCAGCTACTAATGGTTTCAACTACCTACAAGACCAAAACCCTCACATTCTAAGATTGACTAAATCATTTAGAGTGACAGTGGAAGTAGCTAAAAAAATAGAACAATTTGGTAGACTATATTTAGAACCAGACTTTGAATTTAAAGGAACTGATGGTGGGGTGGACAATGGATTAACAGCTTACTTAAGTAGGTCTAACTCTGCTCTAATATCTAGGATGGTAGAGTTACATAGAACAAAAACACCATATAGACTCACTAGAACAGTAGCATCTATATTTGAGGCAGTTAAAGTAATAATGTATCTGAATAAGAAGGGTGTTTACAATCCACGTTACGAGTTCCTTAATAGGGGGATAAATGATTACTTTGAAGGTAAAACTAGAGCTAACTCACTAATATCTCATATTAAAGAAGAGTTTCACTACCATTCAGAGATTCAGTCAGCTATTAATATAGTTATACAATTAGGTAGTAGGAAGTTAAAAGAGACTATGGAATTAGCTACTAAATATGCTAAGTTGCCTCAGTACAAGGCTGCTAAGACTTTGATAGCAACATCATACACAACTAAGGGTATGACAATCTCTACAGTTCATATAGACAAAGATGTACTACCTAAAGCTAAATTATTAGACTTAACTATTAAAGACAGGACAATACAAGAGACGGAAGCACTAAACCTACTATATGTAGCAACATCGAGGAGTAACGGACAACAAGATACTACACTATTAGACTATGCTATTAACTATAAGTTACAACAGAACACAAAAGGAAGTACAAAGGAGTTCAGAAGTAACGGAATCAGTCAAAGACATTGTACATCTAATAAAAACATAACTAGTGGTACTGATGACTTTGGGGATCCTATTGTGAAGAAAGACGGTATGTACCTAAACAAGTATACCGGAGACTATACTAGAGAGGCACCTTCATTCACAAAATTTCTGTTAGAGGGAGTGTTATTATAGACTATGCAATGCAATACAAATTAAATAAAGGAAAACGATAATGGCTAATTGGTCAGATTTATACTTCAAAGTAGAAGTAACAAACAAGAGAAGATTCAAGAAATTCTGGAAAAAGAACGATATGTGGAGTAATCCTATATCAGTAGACACATTAGAATTTAAAGGAAATGTAGCAACTATACATGGAGATGGTAGATGGGGAGTAGGAGTAGAAGCTATAGAAGATTTACCATTTGTAGTAGAAGTACTAGATTACTATGAGAGTGAAGGTGGATGTGATTTCTACAATGAGTTGACTGGTAGATACGACTATTTCTCAGAACCTATGATTTTAAACTATGGTGTTGAATATGCCATAGATAACTATGAACAATGTTTTGAAAGTAAAGAAGATTGTTTAAAAGAGATTGCTTTAGTAGAAAAAGTTGACAATATGCTATATCCAGATGATCCATTAGAAGAAGATTGGTGGGAAGTTTGGATTATATAAAGGAGAAAAGGAAATAACATGTGGATATTACAATATGAAGCGAACGAATACAATCAACAAGGGTTTTACTCTACTACAGCATGGGTAAATAAACCTACTTTAGCAGAATTAGCAGGAAGACCCCTAGAAGAGCTAGATGAAGCTGCAGTAATTAGAGTAGTTAATTTACATCAAGGTAAGGAAATAGACCGTGAAAGATTGATAGAGACAGAACCTAATGGTACAATCCCTTATTAATTTTTTTAGAAAAAAAAACAACTAAATAAAAGGAAAAAGATGACATTAGCAGAATTTAATGAGTTATACGAGAAGACAGCAAAAGAAGAGAAAGAGAAGTACGAGTTTGAAAAAGAACAGTATACTAAAGGTATTTTTACTGAAGAGTTTAAATCTTATGACTTCCCTTTTAAAATAAAAACAACAATTAGTTCAGAAGATTTAGTAGATGTAGAACCCATTGAGGCAATAAAATACATACAAGAGTTCCTAGGAGAAGTAGGCAATTGTACAGACCTTAAGATTGGTGATGTACAACAAGACAGTGAAATAGATAACTATGAGAGTGACTTCGCTAGTGAGCTACAGTCCCTACACTACTACCAGGATATTGAAAGATTTGATTATAAATTAGATATAGTTAGACATACTAATAGAGTATTTAAAAGTAAAATTACTAAACTACTAAAACCTAAAGGTGAGTTTGCCACACTGATAATAGAGTGTAAATTTCTACAACTATACAAAAATGGTATTTTAGACTGGAAAGAACTCCAGAACCTAGTGTACTCAAATTGCAGTATATAAAGGATAGCAATGAACAAGTGTCTATACTGTACAGATAAACAAGAATCTACTCATTTTATGTGTGCTAGATGTGGAGATGGTATGTGTGATAGTTGCTATGATAGTGAAAAAGAACACGATATACACTACAACAATCCACATGAAGTCTCACCAGAGCTAAGAGAGCTTAAATGGTATGTAGACTATTTGTGCGAAGACTGTTTTAAAAGTATAGTGATAACAAAAGAGAAATATAAAGGATAGCAATGGAAAAATACTACACTAACTCATGGAAATTGTAATCTTTGATTGTGTTACTACCTCCCAACAAGGAGGTAAATAATACAAAACAAGGATAGATATGGTTAACATATTCCAAAAACCTAATATAGCAAAAGAGACAGATTTAACAAGATATACTTTTGATGAGTCTAAAATACCTAAATGGATTGCACTAAGCTACATAAATCTAGCAGAGAAAGCTTATTCTGGTAAAAGAGAACTCAATAGAATCTCAACTACAGAATTTAGTGGTAGTGATAAACAGATATTACTAGGTCAGAGAAGACTACAAAACCCTTACAAAGTTGATGTGAATGTACTGAATTTACAAAACAGTGTACATGGTAGTATCTTACATGAGGCTATACTAGGTGTTGAACCAGATAGGAAAGAGAAAAAGATAGGTAAGTGGACTATAAGTGGTGGTGCAGATAGAATAGAAGATGGAGTAGTTTATGATTTGAAGAATACTTCAGTTTACTCAGGTAAAGATTTATTTAGAGAATTAGACTTATGTACAGACTACTATGATTTATCACTAGAAGACTTATATGAACTCTACCCTAGTATCTTTAAATTCTTAAGTCAATTATCAATTTATAGTTGGTTATATGACCTAAAATCTGAAGTAGGGTACATTACATTTATATTTAACAATTGGAGCTTCAAAGATAAGACTACTATACCAGGTAAAAATATGGAAGTAGAATTTAGATTAGCTAGTCATAGTAAAGTAGAAGAATACTTAACTAAAAGACTTGAAAGAATAGAAGCTTACCAAGAAAGTGGTTACTTACCTCAATGTAATAGTAATACTACTGGAGCTAAATCTTCATCAGTATATAAAATAGTTAAACCAGGAAGCACTAACAAACGAGCAATAAATGGTTCTGGTGGAAGCCACAACACTTTACAAGCAGCATCCCAAGCACAGACTGCATTAAATGTTTACTCTGAGATATTAGAGGTAAAGAGTAACTCAGAACCTACGCTATGCCTACAGTACTGTCAGTATAATACTGAAATAAACGGGATACCTGTGTGCATACAAGGTCAACAGATTAAACAAGAACATCAATAAAGGAGTATAAATCAAGAAAGTTATAAAACAGAAACCAAAATTTAACAGAACATCTAACATAGAACAACTATTTAGCACTTTTAAACGTAGGTATCCTAAAGGATTACAACCAGACTCTACTAATATAGTAGATGACGGTAGTGGTATAGACTTGCATAAATTGGATATAGAAGACCAGATAGCTACTGTAAGAGCTCAATTCTTAAATGTAAAAGTTTGGTTAGTTGAAACTGATGAAGATTTAACTAAAGTACTTAAACATAGTGAAAAATACAAATACATAGCATATGATACTGAAACTACATCTATAGATAAAGCTAAAACAGTACCAAATGTTATTATGTGGTCTTTAGCAGTTAAAGCTAATGAAGCTTTCATTGTACCTTATAAGTTTAACAAGAGGCTGTTTGAATGGATTACTACTACAGATAAAAACATTGTTGTACAGAATGGTGGATTTGATAATAGAATTGTACACTGGAATACAGGTAAGCATATCAAAAATGCTCAAGATTTATTGGGTATAAGTTATGTAATGTTGAACGACAGTGTATTGACACCTAGTATATCTCTGAAAACTGTAGCTAAAAAAGATTATGGTATGTGGTCTGAAAAAGGTGGAAGTTACGATATTACTGATTTACAGTACAGTGACGTAGACAATGTAGATTTACAATACTATGCTGGAATTGATGCTATGAGTTTATCACACTCTTTTTCTAAATATATAACTGAATTGGAAGCTACAGAATCAGTAGAGATAGAGAATGTTCTACCTGCTAGTCTACCTAAAGATAGAGGGTACACAAGAATGTGGTTCTACAAGAATGTGGCTATGAAACTACTACCTATTACTATAGAGTTCATGAACAATGGACTTCCATTGGACTTAGACCAAGTACATAAACTTGATACACACTTAGACGATATTTTAGAAGAAGCTGAGAATGGTGTTAGAAAGCTAGAAACAGTCAAAACCTATTGGGAGAACTTAAGAAGTAGTAAAGCCTCTGAAGCCTCTTCTAAGTACCTAGAAACAGTAGATATAGATAATGTAAAGATATATAAATCTACTAATCAAGATTACATAAATCTATTTGTAGAGACATTATATAAAGATAAAGTATTACCAAGTAAAGCTAAGAATTGGTCAGCTACAGTTGTTAAGACATTTGACCCTACACTAGCTCAGGCAATTAAAGATAAAGACCTTGAAAGACTACGTTCACTCTATCCTTACGACTGTGTTTTTATACAAGTGGAAGGTCATTTAGGTAGAGTAGCAAAGTTAAAAAAGTTCAAAAAATCTCAAGAAACGGCTAAAAACCAAGTATCTAAAGTTATGCTAGACTTTGAGTTTAATCCACTAGGTTCATCTCAACAAAAGAAGTTTATCTTACAAAAAGGATTTGGTATTAAATCAAATACTAAATCTATGACTACAGGAGAAGATAGTTTCAATAGAGCTGAATTAGAAAGATTACAGAAAGAAGTACAAGAAGGTACAGAGTTGCACACTTACTTGACACACTTACTAACCTATAGTGGTGGAGCAATTATAAAGAAAAACTTTGTTAAAAACTTCCTAGCTCACAGTACTGATGATAGTAGGATTCACAGTTCAGTTAGATTATTTGCAACTAAGACATTTAGATTAGGTGGTGGTGGAAAAGTTAACTTACTAGCATTGCCTAGTTCACGTTCACCATTCAGTAAGCCTGTAAAGAAGTGTATTGCTGTACCTAGTGATGATTGGGTCTGGATTGGATCAGATTACCAAGCTTTAGAAGTTTCAGCGAATGCCTCTATAACACAAGACCCCACTCTAGTTAAAATGCTTGATGAAGGCTTTGATATGCACTGCAATAACAGTGCAGCTTACTTTAAAGAGGAAATTGAAGCAATATTAAGTGTAAATGATGGATCTATAGACTGGAATAAGAACTATAAGAAAGAGACATTTAATAATCCTAGACTAGATAAACTGAGAAGTAACTCAAAAGCTATTACCTTCTCACTTCAATATTTGAGTGGTATACCAGGTTTATACAAAGCCGTAGGATACTTAGGAGATGTGTACGAAGATAGAGTAAAGATAGATACGGACACATACAAATTTACATTTGATGTTAAGTCTAATGGTGACTACTATGTCGCTAATCAAAATGCTAAATGGTACAGTATTGATAACTATTTAGAAATAGTGACAGATACAGAATTACTAGAGTTCTTTAGAGTAGCTGTATTTCCAGCATATACTATGCACTACAGATACCACAATGAATTGTATTATGGTTCAAAAGAGTATAGAGACAAAGTTATTGTACCTCAAGTAAAGAAGCATAAGAACCTACATATGGGATTGGGTGCATACATAAATCAAACTAGGAGACTTAACAATGGATCTATTAGAAGCTTATGGAATGCGGGCTTCCAGTTCTGGAGTTTATTGCCTTTAATAGCTTTAACAAAGTTTATGAAAATAGTGAGAGAAAAAGGGTATGATAATGATGTAAAACCTATCATATCTATCTACGATTCAGTATATTTACTTGTCAGAAATGATAAAGAGATAATAAAATGGGTTGCAGAAACATTACAACCTATATTGGAAGCACAGTATCTAATAGACCAACCAATACCACTAGTGAGTGATATAGAAATATCCACAACTAATTGGGCTGAATTTATAAGCTATAAAGAGTGGCTAGAAACAACTGTAAGTGATTAGAAATTAACAAATAAGGTTTCACTTACAAAAAAAACAATAAAGGACAACAATGAAAGACAAAGAACTAATACTAAAGAAAGGATACACTATAAAAGTAGTATCTTGGGAAGATGATGGAGACAACTATAAAACACAAGAAGTGAATACACAGTCTATAGAAGATTTAAAGTACTTTATAGATATTTGTGATTTCTGCAGTGAGACAGATAATGGAACTTCAATAGCTAATGAGTATAGCTACTCTCCTAATGACAAGCAGAGAGAAGCTATAATCAACCTTCTTAACAAACACAATATCACTATTGATAAAGATTATGAGGATTTAGACGTATTCTTTGCACAAGCGCAAGCACTTCTAGGGTACTCAGAGTACTACTTAACTAGAGTATGTGATAGCTACACAGTAGTGCATTCAGATGTAGATATATACGCTAAAAAGGTTGATGTAAGTCAACTGTAAGCACTCTTAATTGAGTGCAACCAAATTAAAGGAGAAGAATGAAAACTGAACATGATAAACTAGACGTAACTGAGGATACTTACAGTTTCTTTTTATTCACACAATTGTACCTACTACGAAGACAAAATAATACAGAATATGATTTACTGTACTTAGAGATAAGAAAAGACTTTGTAAAATTCATAAATAGTACCTACAATACAGGTGACTATGGATTATACGAATGTATAGAACAGTACTTAGAAAACAGTGAATAAGTACAAAAGTCCTACAAAAAAAATTAAAAAAGGAGACGGATGTCATTTGATGAGACAAAATTAGATGAAGAATTAGATAGTATTGATTTTTCATCAGAGGAAGGTATTGAAAAGATAGAAGAGGCTAAAACCTTACTACCACTTCATTACGAGAACCTAACAAATACGATAGGAGGTGCAATAGGAACAGATTTCAACCCTGAGAGACTCACACCAAATATACAGAAAATGTTAAAGGTATTTGAACTTGAAGCACCAGCATTAGGTACACAAACTAATGTAATGGTAGCGTCAATGGCTTATGCTAACACATTTGGTAAGTTCAGACCCTATATAAGAGACGTATTAGTATCTAAGAAAACTGACATCCCAACCAACATATTTACACTTAACTTTCAAGGTAGTGGAGATGGTAAAGATAAGTCATTTGATTTAGGTACAGAAATACTAAAAGAAGCTGATACTATGGTACTTGACCAAATGGAAGTATTAGCAGAAGAAAAAGCTAAAAGAATAGCTATTAAAATCAATAACGATAAACAGCTAAAAAATAATGTTCCTAAAGATAAACTAGTTACAGATGACACAGGTTGGGCTCAATATATTGTTAAACCTAACTCTGGAATCATTAAAATGGCTACTTATGAAGGACTGTTGGCAGAAGCTGAAATTATAATGAAAAGTAGTGACTTAGGTAACTTGTTTGTTGCTATGTCTGAATTAGGTAATAGTTTAAAACTAGACCCTAGTATTGACAGATTACTGATGATTATGGCAGAATTGTATGATATGGGTAAAGCTCCTGAGGACTTGAAAAAGACTAAAGAATTGAAGACTGGTGCAATTGAAGGACTAGCTCCTTCTATGTTAGCACATACTTCACCAAATATTATACTAAAAGATGCTAAATTAGCTGAGAAGTTTATTATGATAATTGAGTCTTACTTTGGTAGGAGAGCTTACATATTCTTTACTGAAGCATTGGAGACTATTCAAAAGATAGAGTTAGATACTGATATTGATGAACAAGTTAGGAAAATGCAAAGTAGTACTCATAAAACAGTTTCGGATATTAGAGAACTAGAAACTACAGCTACTGCTAGTGTAAAAAGATTATTAGATGGCACAGACTTAGAAAGAATAACATTAACAGATGATGCTCAAGCACTTTATGGTAAATACTTTTTAATTAATAAATACTATAGAAAACTAGCATATATGTTAAATGAGGACTTTCAAGGTAGTGGTCTTCTAGTAGAACTTACAAACAGACATTGGAAAGCTATCAAATTAGCTGGTATTTGGGCTTTAGCAGAGAATACGAGTGAGATTACATTAGAAATACTTTCTAGTGCTATCTACTTCACAGAATATACTGGTAAAGGTCTTAGAAAGCTTATGAGCATGGTAAACCTAGAAGTACATGAGAGATTTGTTAAAGGTATCTTAGATGGTGACATTAAGAATAGTATTAGATTTGATACTTTAATCAAGAAAGCATTTATTAGAAAAGCTGACAAAATACAAATTACTAATCTATTAGTAGCAGTGAATTCTGCCCTACAAGGTAAAGCTGTAGTTGTAGCTGATTACAAAGAATCTCTACTCACAATAGACCTTATCAAAGAAGCTGAAGGTAAATATGGTTTCTCGTACATTAAATTCCCTAAGGGTACTTCTAAAGAAGACAGAAGAAGTAAAGCCTATAAAGGGTTCAAGTACTATAGAAATGACCTACATATGCTGAAAAAACTACTAACACAAGACTGTGCTTATTCACCATTTAAGTTTAAAGGTGGTTATAGAAAAGACGATAATATAGACTCTACTACTAATTACATAGTATTAGATGTAGATAAGTCTGAGCTAGATATGGAACTACTACATAAGACTTACTTAAGTGGTACTCTACATATTATAGGCACTACATCTGATCCTGAGAACAAATTCAAGTTTAGGGTAATAATACCAGTAAAACAACAAATAGGTGATAATAATGCAGTATATAAGTATGTAACACAGAGAATTGCTGATGAATTGATGTTAGACATAGACCTTTTAGGTAGAAGTCAAGTAATGTTTGGGTATAATGGTGGTTCTACTTTAGACAACATAGATACTGGGTTGCAACCTATGGATATATCAGAATTCATCAAAGATGCAGCTACTAAAGTTCCTTCAAGAACCTACACAACAAAACTAACAAAAGCTCAACAAACAAAAGCTCAAGCAGATATGGAACATGACTTTGAAACTATATTTAATTTTGCTATTTATGCACCAGTAGGCAATAGAAATTTATCTACTTGGATAGCAGGTAGAAAGATGAAACAAGCAGGATGTGACCATAGAACAATAACATTACTAATAAACAAAATTAATAGTGCTAGAAATTCACCTATCGCATCTAAAGATATTAGATATATTATAGGTCAAATGGTAGACTAAACAAACAAGGATATAAATGAAAGAAAAGACAGATATAGTAGTAATTAGCCTCTTCGATGGATTAAGTGGTGCTCGTCTAGCTTTAGATGAAGTAGAACACCTAAATATATTGAGGTACTACTCTAGTGAAATAGATAAGTACGCAATACAAGTAGCAGACAATAATTACCCACAAGATACAGAGTATAGACTAGGGTCAGTAGTAGACATTGATACTGATAAGCTATTAGCAGAGATACATGAAGACTTTGGTCCAGATGTAAAGATTCTACTAGTTGGAGGTAGTCCTTGTCAAGGGTTCTCTATGGCTGGTAAACTAAAAGGTTCATCTACAAAAGAGGGTATTGATGTAACAGAACTAGAACAATACCTAGATTTGAAGGAGCAAGACTTTGAATTTGATGGACAATCCTATTTATTTTGGGAGTACATTAGAATTAAAGAGGCTATTCAACCAGATTATTGGCTATTGGAAAATGTTAGGGTAACTAAAAAGTGGTTACCAATGTTCAATAAAGCTACTGGTGTAGAACCAGTGTTCATTAATAGTGAAGTTCTATCAGCACAATCAAGACCTAGGTTTTATTGGTCTAACATAGCTATAGAACAGCCAATAAATAAAGGTATCCTAATAAGAGACATACTACTAGATCTACCTATGGATAAGCCTCTTACTCCATTTATGTCAGGTGAATTTGATGGAGTTAGTAGATTAGACAAAGGCATATTCAATTTTACAGATTTACCAAAAGGAATGTGTCAAACAGTTGGTAGTGGTCATGGGAATAAGTACTTAATCAGTAGACCTTGTGAAATGTTACCAAAGAAAAAGAATAGTACTCACGTAGCAGATGCTGCTGATATTAAAGGTAACGAGAGCATTAAACGAGTCTACTCTATAGATGGAAAGTCACCGACTGTAACTACTCAACAAGGTGGTCATAGAGAGGTTAAAGTACTAATAGACGAATGTAGATATAGAAAGCTAACACCACTAGAGTGTGAGAGATTACAGACACTACCAGACAACACAACACAAATACTGAAACTTAATGGGAAAGATTTGATTAGTGATACTCAAAGATTTAAGATGATAGGAAATGGCTTCACTAGAGATGTTATAGCACATATCTTTAAAGGTATTAAGTAACAATTAATAGACCAATTACACTTAATGTCATAAAAAGATGTGTCCAACAATTTAAAACAACACAAGGATAAACATGGAAAATATGTTTCAAAACACAAGCGTAGAGAAGATCAAAGAGAACATTACAGTACAAGGTGCAGCAGGATTTTACAAACCAGGGATTCATAAAATTGTAGATACAGAAATCTTTATATTCGATACAGAATTTAACGGTAACACATACACAAATGCAGTTATTGAATTCATACGAGAGGATGGTGCAAAACTACAACAAGAACTGAAGACAAAAACAAAGTCCAATCAATCTGAAGGTGAAACTGACCTAAGTAACTTTATGGGTAAGATTGCAATGGGAACTGGTAGAGAAGCTGAGTATGATGGTTTAGGTGCTACATTTATGGAACTACCTCTTACACCATATACAACTATGTATAAAAAAGAAGTGCAAGCTAAAGTTATTAGAATATTCTCAAATGCTAAATACTCAATTGTAACTACTACAAGTATTAGGGCTTCAAATGAATCATTGTACACTTCACAAATTCTTGATGAAAGATTTGTATTCAGAGCAGAAGATAATGCTTCATCTGGAGAAATTAAAGATGGAGATGAAGAAAAGTTCGGAAAAAGCTTTGAGTATTGGTCTGATGAAGACAATGTCAAAGACAAAATAAGTATTGCTTATGTTAAAAGTAACTATGACAACTGGGATGGAGACTACTCTGATAGAACAGTAAAAGATTGTGTAACACAAGCTGTAGAGTACTTTAAAGATGGTGGAAATCTGTCAGAACCTTTACCTAATCAAGATGGTGTAGATAAAGCTGACTTAGAGAGAGTAGGTACATTATTTATTGATGGTCTAAGTGCAGCAGATGTTAAGCAAAGAATGTCTGACCTTAAAGGTGTAGAGACTGCAACTACTTCTATTGATGATGAAGAGCATTCTGATTCAGACGAACCAGACTTCAGTTAAGGAAATAGATGGCAAGTGCAACATTTAAAATGTCAAATGCTGATGAGATAAGAACAACAAGAGGGACTTCTTTCTTGTTGTATGGTCCATCAGCTTCAAGAAAAACAAGAACTCTTGGTAGTATGCCTGATGAGTCTGTTACCCTACATATCTCACTAGACAGTGGGTCAAACTCGGCTTCTGATGCTGCTAAATTATTAGGGAACACTAAAGCTGTACATAAAGTGACATCACCAACAAGTTTAAAAGAACTAAATGACGTGATAATAGCTTTACATACAAATAGTGCTTACAAAGATAAAGTAGACAATGTAGTTGTGGACAACCTAGTTGTGATAGCAAGCTGGGTTCAGAGTTTTGTAGCAGCTAGTCCTAGGTACAAAAAGGATGCGTTACATGTCGAAGATGCTGTAACTGATGACACAAGTAAACAAGCAGCAGGTTCAAAAATGATGCCTTACTACGGAGATGTGCAAAGAGTTACTAGAGAACTTATAGAAAAAATACTTCAAATAACCAATAACTACAATGTTTTTGTGTTAGCAGGTGAGACAATATCTGTAAACGAAGTAGGGTCGCCTATCACTACTGTACTAGTAAATGGTCCAAAGAGTATAACCCCAATAACATCAATGTTCTCGGAAGTTTACAGAACTACTTTCACAGAAGGTGATTTTGACAGTTCAGACCATACTGCAACATTCTTTAAAGTATCAACACATAAGAATCCTTTAACAGGAAGTTCTGTATTTTGTAAAACTAGAAATATAAAAGATTTAGAACAACTTAAACTAAACAAAATACCAGCAGATTTTAATCATATACTATCAGATGTCATAGGTTATGTTTGGAAGAAGTCTAGGGTAAAAGAAGTAGTAGAGAAAGAGAAGACTAAATAGGCTTAAGATACTGTGCCTTTAAACAGAATGAGAGTGGCTTGATTCTCAGTAGCCTTAACACTATGAGTGACTAGTAATCTTCTCTACTAGACAGTAAGTGAAAGTCTTACACAAAAAATAACAAGGAAAATAATGAGAGATTTAGTCAAAGAACTAACAATAGAGAGAGATGAGTTATCAAGTAAACTAGAAAAACTTACAGAATTTATTGATGGAGACATCTATAACACATTGACAGAATCATACCAATGTGCACTAGTTACACAGAGTACTATTATGGGTTCGTATGTAAACATACTAAATACTAGAATTAAATTACTAGTAGATGGTAAAGTAACTCAAACACTATCTACCGATAAGTATAATGATAACTTTGATATGGCTGAAGAACGTGAACTAAATAACGAAACAAAAGAAGGAAAATAATGACAAACTTTAACGCAACAAAACAACAAATGATGGATTGCTTAGACCAAATTGAAAAATATGAGGTTAAGCCAACTAAAGCAGAATCAGCAAGAATTAGAAACTCTTTAAATACTATTAAAAAAGGTATTACAGAAGCTAAACGAGACTTACTCACAGCAGATAAAGGGTAATTGATTGATAGAGGTTAGTAAGAAAAAGCTCTTCTCTCCAGATGCAGATAACAAGATTAAGATGTTTAGTGGGGACACTGACAACTTAATTGATATGATTGACCAAGACTTACCAGATTTTTATCAAAGATACTCTGAGAAGATGTTTGCTAATAATTGGCATCCACATAAGTACCCAGTGTCAGAAGATATGGCAGACTTTAAGAATCTGTCATCTATAGAGAGAGAGACTTTAGACAAAGCACTATCACACTTATCAGGACTAGATAGCTATCAAGTAAATAATCTACCTGAGATAGCTAGTAGAATTAGATACCCAGAAGTAGTAGGTGTACTATCTACGCATACAGCAGAAGAAAGTTTACACTCATATTCTTATGCGTATATATTTAATACTCTGTATTCAAAAGATGAAGCTAGAACAGTAAGAGATTTACTGAAGACAGACCCAATTATGAGAAATAGGGCTATAGATATTACAGATAGTTATGAGAATAGCTCAAAAGATGATTCACTACATACTATGTTACAAGTACTTCTTACTAACCTAACACTTGAAGGGATTATGTTCTACAACATATTTAACTTCTTCTTTTACTTAAAGTACCAAGGTAAGATGACTAACACAGCAGTAGTTATAAGTTGGATCAAGAAACAAGAACTAGTCCATGTACAAATCTTTTTAGAACTTTTACTGAGATTTAAAGAAGACTACCCAGAAGAGTGGGATGAATCCTTTATAGCAGATTTTATTGAAACTCAAGTTAAACTAGAAGTGGTATATAGTACATATATTATAGACCCTAGAATACCAGGATTTTCTAAAGAAAACATCGAGAAGTATACTAAATCAAGAGCTAATACTCTACTTAGGTTATTAAAGATAGACCATAAGATTCCAGATGCTTCCAACCCTTACACTCACTTAGAGAAAGTAAGTAATGTAGGTACAGAAGAGAATCCTGATGTAGGTTCTACAGAAACAGCTATATTTGAAACTCATAACACAAACTACTTCAACCCATATGTAAAAATACAAGATTTCAAGGAGTTTGCAAATGCTAGTAACAAAAAATAGTGGGACTACAGAGGAGCTAGACTTCTCAAAGATAGAAGATATGATTAACTTTGCTTTTGAAGGAAGTGGCTTAGATAGTACTCAACTAATTCAGAAAGTTAATATAGCCTTCTATGAGGGTATTCCTACAAGGAGTATACAAGATTTAATTATCTATGAAGCTAGGTTATTCATTAAACCTGACCAACCACATAACTACAAATGGGCTGTTATAGTAGGTAGATTGCAAGCTACACAACTTCATGGAGATATTCATAAGAATACTGGATTTAATCAAGTAGATTTTGTAAAAGGGTACAAGCAGTTAGTTAAACAAAACTACTACCAAAAAGATTGCTCTAAATCAACACTTAAAGAGCTTTTAAAGTTTATGGACTTAGAAGCAGACTTTACACAGCCTACGCAATCTATAGTATCACTTAAGAACACATATCTTATTAAAGACACTAAAGGTAATCATATTGAGTACCCACAATGGGCTGTTATGGCTGATGCTATTCTAACATCTGATGGTACAGTCTCTGATATTAAGAGAATCTATGAAGACACTTCTTCTTTAAGATTATCTCCAGCTACACCACCTAAAAAGAATTTACGAACTGGTGGTAATACAGCTAGTTGTTTCAGTATTATGCCAGAGGATAGCTTAACGGATATTATGAAAGCTGTAGATGATTCAGCACAGATAAGCAAAGCTGGTGGGGGTTTAGCTGTGTATGTCGGTAAGATTAGACCAAGTGGTTCTGCTATACAGAAGACAGGTAATGCTGCAACCCACCTAAATAAGTGGGTAAGATTCTTTGACCAAGTAGCTGGTACAGTAGACCAATTGGGGACTAGGAGTGCTGCTATTACAGTGGCAAATGATTGGTTTCATTATGACTTCTTAGAGTTTTTAGAGATTGGTACAGAAGATGGAGGAGACTTAAGACTCAAATCTTTTGATATTATACCTCAGTTCCTAATCAACAACTACTTTGCTCAAAAGGTTAAAGACAAGGAAGATGTGTACTTAGTAAACAACTATGACTGTATAAAACATTTAAATATAGACTTGACAGAGCTTATTGATGAAGAGTTTAAAACAGCATATGAAGTAGTTCTACAGAACCTAGACAAAGTACAACATAAGAAAATAAATGCTTATAAATTATGGGTAGATATGTGGGAAGTTTATTTTAAAATAGGTAAGGTCAACATTACTGATAAAGATAATATAAATACAAATAACTATCTTAAAGCTCATTATAAAGCACAAACAGCTAACTTATGCTTAGAGTCGTGGTCTATCAATACTAAAGAGTACTCACATACTTGCAACTTAATATCTATTAATTTAGCTAAGGTTGTATTAAATGAGTCTCTTATGAAGAGAACTGTTAGAACAGCAGTAGATATATCACATAAAACACTTAGCTTATCAAAATATCCTATACAAACAGCAGCAAATAGTGCAAGAGACTTACAAAATATAGGTATTGGAGTTATTGGTGGAGCAGATTGGTTAGCTTATAAGAATATGACTTACAATGATGCAGGTCTTAAAGAACTATCCAGAGTAATGGAGATGATAGCATTTTACGCTTACGAAAGAAGTGTTGAGATTGCTGAGGAGAAAGGTCCTTATCCACTATACCATAAAGCAAACTACTCTAAGATGTTTAACAAAACACCTGAAGAACTCAATAAAGCAAGTCTAAATGGATTTGATTGGGTAGGTTTAAATAAAGATATAGTAACTAAAGGTATTGCTCATTTCTTGCTACTATCACCAGCACCTAACGCAGGAACTGGAGTAGTTATGGGAGCTAGTCCTAATTATGGACCAGTAACCTCAACTTGTCACTTTAAAGATATGAAGAGTATTACTCCTATTATTGTACCACCTTATGCAGATGAGAAAGGTTTATTGTATAGAACTAAAGGTTCATTTGATGGTATCTTCTTCTTAGACTTAACTGTAGCTATACAGCAATGGGTAGATACAGGTGTTAGTAATGAGATAGGTATTAATCCTGAGATATTTAGTATGGTAGAATTTAGTGATAAATTACTAGACTACATTATAAATAAACAGATAAATGCTGTGTACTATATGAGTGAGACATCATGCTCAACTTGTGCTAATTAGTGAGTGCTACTAACAGAGGTAGTAAGGTAATCTCACAAGAGTTTTACCCTACACCAGACTACACAATAGAATCTATACTAAAAGAAATAGATTTTACTAAGGTAAACTCCTTTACAGAACCTTGTAGAGGAGAAGGTCATATCTATAATAAAGTAAATGTTCCTAATAAATACTATGCAGAGCTTAGTGAGGGTATAGACTACCTAACAACAGAAATGCCTAATGTAGACCTAATACTTACTAATCCACCTTTTAGTCTAGCTCAAGAATTTATAACTAAAGCTAGAACTGAAGCTAAATGTGTGATTATGTTACAAAGATTGAACTACCTTGGCTCACAAGCTAGGAAAGCGTTCTGGAACTCCAATCCACCTACTCATATATTTGTCTTATCAAAGAGACCTAAATTCATAGCTAAGTGTAACAACAAATCTTGTGATAATAAAGAGAGTTTTCAGATAACAGAACCACCTACAATATGTGAGTGTGGTAAGACTGTTACACCTGCAAGTGATGCTGCTGAGTACGCTTTCTTTGTGTTTCAATCGGAAGATACAAATATTATGTACAAAGACAATGGAGTACACGTAATTTAACAAGGAGAAATAGATAAATAAGAGAACATTAATTTGGTTAGGTTTAGTTAGTTTTCTAATTAGACCTACCAAGAAACAAACAAGAATAACGTCACCACCAAATCACATTAGCAAACAAAGTTCGGCTAGAAAAGTAAGTTTCTACCCGGAACCTAGATACAATTTAAAGATACCAAGAACTAATAAAACAAAATACGAAGGAAAATAATGACAAAAATAGAAGAAGCTAGAGTAAGAGTGCTAGAAGCTGAAATAGTACAAAAACAACTATATATAGATGTTCACTCTGGAGTAGATGTATCAGACTACACTCTACGAAAAGCACAAGCTAGTGTTCTTAGAACAGAAGCAAATGAGAAAATAGTACTAAGTACAGAATTGTTGAAAGATGAGAATTGTACAGAACATAGCTCTAATATACTAGTTGGAGATATAGTCATTTTTAACTCTGGTAGTCCATCTATGACAGTAATTGGTGGAAACAAGGATGCAGTAGTATGTGAATGGATAAATAACGAGGGTATTATAAGTCAACATAGATTTGACAGAAGATGTGTAACTAAAACAAAAGAAGGAAAATAATGGAAGAAAACGAGCAAGAAATAGAACAAGCTACAGTAGAGTCAGTAACAGAAGTAACTTTATATAGAAAAGTAACACTTGAACCTATGACAAGACTACAGTACAATGAGTTTAGAGGATGGACACTACCAGAAGATGAGAATGAAGAAGACTCAGGATTCAAAGTGACTTCTTTAGAGAATGGTCATGTATCTTGGAGCCCATCAAAAATAGTTCAACAAGAAATCATAGACCCTACTCAAACAGAACATGATAAAGATTCTGTACTAGAATCACTAGGTATTCATACAGACGGAGAACTGAAACACTTGATTAATCAAGCTAAAGAGCTAATTAAGACTAGGAAAACAGAAGCTAAAGAACTAGCTAAACTAGAACGAGAAAGAATCAAAAATGAAGGTTTAGAGGAAGCTCTAGCTAAGTATGCTGAGACTAACGAACTAGGTAAAAGAATCTACAACTTTAAAGAAGTGTCTGAGCTTACGGGTGTAAGTACAACTAGGATTAAGAAAGCTTTAGAAGCTCAACAAACTAAAGAACCTGAGACAGTTGTGTGAATGTAGAATTTGTAGACTATAGTATAACAGGTAAGACATTTGAAGGTGTAGAAGAGTACCTTAATACTCAAAATATACCTTACATACCGAGAATAGACAGAGAAGATAACTCAGATATTGAACTTCATGTAACTACTGATGACATACCTAGTCACAATACCTTTATTAAAGACTTATGTCTTAAAGGAGACTTATCAAATGTTGATAAGTATATTATTTATTTACAATGAATAGAAAAAAAGGAGTTTATATGAGATATAGACAGTTAGGAAATAGTTCTGCTTTCAATACTAAGATGACTAATAGTTCTTTTCTAGTAGAAGAAGGTGGTAAACAGTTACTAGTAGATTGTGGATACAATGTGTTTACAGAACTAAAAAGACTAGAGGAACTAGGCGAATTAGACTTGAGTAAGATAGATAATATATTTATTACTCACACGGATGATGACCATATTGGTTCTCTCAAGGCTTTTCTGTACTACAGATACTTCGTACTAGGTAAGACTACTGAGATTTACTCAGGAGACTATGACGGTCTGTGCAACTACTTGAATGGAGTGAATTCACAAGTAAGAGACTTTAGGAAAGTAAAAGCAAAGATTTATGACCTAAAACTAGGTTTACCTAATGTCTTATTTGAGGGTTATAATGTAATTACAACAGATACTCATCATTATCAGAGTTGTAAAGGTATTGCTTTTGAGAAGATTAGTGGTAAAGATACTCTATACATATCTGGAGATACTAAAGCTTGTGAAGAGATTAAAGACACTATTCAGCATATATTAGATAATGGTGGTAGGTATAGAATATTTCATGATTTTAGTAACTTTGATGATGAGAGTAAACAAGTACATGCTTGTAAATCTGATACAGAAAGAGTATACAGTAAAGAAGTCTTAGAAGCTATTACTTGGTATCATAACGATACAGAATTTAATAGTGATTGGCAAGAACTATGAGTAAAGAAACTAAAGCAGAGATGCTAGACTACTTAATAGCTATATTTAATGATGAACCATTAGTGGACATCAGGAGTATACTAGAAGGTGGTGAATTTGATGATAAAGACATTGACGAACTAGGTATAGAAGATTACGATGAGGAAGAGTCCTTATATGGATACTAATAACACAAGGAAACAAATGAAGAAAAAACAATTAAAACTAGAACTAGAGTCAGCTAACAGCTTAATATCAGCCATGAGAACCGAACTGGAAGACTATAAAGAAGCTTATAAGCAAGTTGTGGAAGAGAACATTAATCTAGTAAATAAGATGGATGCTTGCTTTGTAGAGAAATTAGCCAATAGAGTTAAAGAGGTTAATCCTTTAGATGTTATTGATTCTCTATCCATTAAGTCCCTTGTAGAACTTGATGAGTCTGGTGTAGTATATGAGTTAGATGGTGTAGCTTTACTATCTGAGCTAAGAGCAGAGTTTAAAGAGATTAGACAAGAGAAAGGTTTAGAATAATACATAGGGCAACCTATGTATATCAAATTAAAGGATAGGTATGAAGAAATATGTAATATATAATAATACAATGTCCATAATTGTAAATAAACCAGATTATATGACTAGACAACAACTTAAAAGAAATATGATTATTAAATATGGAATAGTCTATATACACAGAATAAAGGACAATAATGAGTGACATCCAAGAAAGAGAAGAGTACTACAAACTAGACAGAGAAAATAAAACCCAAGAAGCTATCAGTAACCTTCTTACTCTAAAAAACGAACCTCAAGGACTCGTAACTGATAGTGTTAGAGACTATAACGTAGGTTCATCTAACTACTCTAAACATAAGATTCAACCTTGGGATATATGGTTGGAGTACAGCTTGAATCCTTGGGATGCTGACATCTAATTTAAGTATATTTTAACATCACATTAGATACAATACAGGTACAGATAAGAAGAACACAAAAGGAATTTATATGAAAAGCAAGTTTGATAAAACAGGAAGTAGTCTGGAGGTAAGAACCTCTAATTTCTTACGTAGAGCAATAGAGAGACATAATTCAAAGTATTCTTACAACAAATTGCAATACAAAAACGCCAATAGTAAGGTACTTATTACTTGTCCGATACACGGAGACTTCCAACAAACAGCCAATGACCATGTGAAAGGGGCAGGGTGTCCAGCATGTGGGAGGTTATCTACAACTAATAGTCACACCTTGTCATTTTCTGAATTTAAAAATAGAGCTATTGCAGTACATGGTACTAAATACGCCTATAACGAAAGCCTATTTACTATGAGTAGTGAAAAGGTAGGGATAGTTTGTACTACGTGCATGTCTGAATTTACTCAACTTGGATCAATGCACTTGCAAGGACAAGGGTGCTCTAAGTGCAATAAACATGGATTAAACTACACACAACCTACAATATTGTATTTTTTGAGTGTGAACAAGGGCGTAGCCTTTAAAATTGGTATTACAAACTTTTCTGTAAACGAAAGATTCTTAGTTAAAGACTTAAAGACTATAGAAGTAGTAGCTGCTAAACAGTACAACACAGGTTATGAAGCTTACGACGCAGAACAGGCAATACTACTTGAATTTAAAGATAAGCAATATAGAGGAGCACCACTATTATCGACAGGTAATACTGAGCTGTTCTCGGAAAACATATTTAATGAAATAAAGGAGAGATATTTCGATGAAAAAAAATCCACTACTGAACCCTGACTCTAAGCACTACCAAATGTTCGATGAAAAAGAAACTATAGAACACTTAGAAGAGATGATGACTATAGATGAATTAAAAGGATGGGCGAAAGGTAACGTATTCAAGTACAGACTACGTATAGGGCATAAAGATGCTATAGAGAAAGAAATGACAAAAATAAAGGGGTATGAGGAATACTACAAATTTTTAAATACTGAGAGAGTTCTGAGAGATAGTGGTAGAAATGATAGAACACTAGATTATGAGAAGATTAAGCATATATGTGATGAGAGAATAAGACAACTAACAACTACAGTAACACCTATACTTACCAAACGATATATAACTATAGTAGATTCGGATGAGGGACAAAAGGATTTTTGTGTATATACTAAGTTGTCTAAAGATGATGTAGATGAAGCAATAACTGCTAATAAACAAACAGAAGACCATGACTATGAAAGTCTATTTGACTTACTTAGACTATCGGATAAAGACTTAGAAGTTATAGATTTATCTAAAATAATGGTAAGTTACTGATGTTTGAGACTTTAGTAGGATTAGCAATAATAACTAATACAATTACACAAGTAACTTGGTTTTATATAACAATTATTAGGAAGAAGAATTAATGAAGGAAATGAACTTAACTAGGTTGCTAAAGAGTTGCTGTGTTACCATACCAGATAAGGTACAAGATGCTTTATTTGACTATCTAGTGGAGTTAGATGTAGATTTAAACACACTAAATGTTGACAATTTATATGTAAATGATGTACAGTACTTAGAAGATGATGAAGGTGAGAATTATGCAGAAGATTACCATCTGTTAGTAAAAGATGAGGATGGAGGATATTATATATGAAATTTGAATTATACGATATAGTAGAAACTATAGATGGTAGTATCATTTATAGAATAGACAATGTGTGTGAAGTAGATAAACTATACAACAGTAACCTAAATGCAGAAGAGATTGAAGATAGGTATTCCTTTTACGAAAGTGAACTAAAACTAGTAGCTTCTAAAGATAAGGTATTTTCTTGTCATAGATGTGGAGAAGATCTATCAAACACAGAGATGACACCAGGGTATGTATTTGGATGCGACACTTGTGATGAAGATTTTTGCTACTTTGAGGTAGCTTGATGAAAACTAAACATATATGCTTGTATGGAGGACCAGGAATTGCCAAGAGTACAACAGCCTCTGGTCTATTCTATAGGATGAAAGAAGCTGGATATAAAGTAGAACTGGTACAAGAATACGCTAAAGAACTGACTTATAGAGAAGATTTCAGTACACTAAAGAACCAACTATTTGTATTAGCTAATCAACATAAGAACTGGTTTATGTTAGAGGGTAAAGTGGATTATGTAATCCATGATAGTCCTTTACTACTAAGCATACACTATGCTCAAGAATCTAATCATTTGCCTCTAAAAGAGTTTAAAGAATTTGTACTAGCTTTAAATAGTAAGTATGAAACTATGAACTTCTTACTAATCAGAGATAATGAAGCTCATCCATATAAACAATATGGCAGAACTCAAACACTAAAAGAAGCTATAGAAATAGATAAATCTGTGAAAGGATTACTAGAAGACTCTGATACTAGTTTCTTAGAAGTTCGTGATTTAGCTAAGATAGCTAAGATAATTGAGGTTACATATGAGAACTCTTAGAGATTTATTTGAACAATTAGCTGACTTATCAGAAGATGAGTTAGATAAGGACTTGCACTTGACAGTATGGGACCAATCAGATAATTGGAATTGTAAAGATATAGATATAAATACAGATGGTACTTGCAGTGATTTACAACTAGTACTAGATAGTGGTTATACAGTAAGTTATAACAGAGATAAGGTATTTGAAGTACCAAAACATTAAAGGAAAAAAAATGGGATATTATACACAGTATGACCTAGAGTTAGGTAGTAACGAGAGATTAGATAGAGATGGAATAGCAGAGAAATTTGAAGATATTTCGGGATTTAGTATGCACTCAATAGACGACGAATCTATGAAATGGTATGACTATGACACAGATATGCAGAAGCTAAGTAAGGAGTATCCAGAAGTATTATTTATAATGACTGGATTAGGTGAAGACTCTGACGATAACTGGAGACACTACTTTAGAGGTGGTAAAAGCCACAAAGTAGATGCTATTGTAGCCTATCCTCCATTAGATGAAACTAAATTAAGTTAGAAGAGATGTTAATATCTAACAAACAAGACTTAAAGAAAAAAATTGAATTGGGTGGATTGAGATTATCATTTGAGGGTAATGGACACCTAAACTTAAAATACACAAGCAACGATAGCACAGAACAAGTACAGTTTATACTAAATAAGTCAGAAATGAGAAGTATACTTGAGACACTATCAGTAGAACGTAGTAACAAAAACATTAAAGGAGAAATATGAAAGTAGAGTTAATAGATATACCTACAGAGATTACACACGATAGTGTATTAGCTTATTTAGCTAGTTGTAGTAGTGTTGTTAGGGATGCCCAACCTAAGAATAATGAGAGGTTGTTTAAAAGACTACAAAAAGAGTCTTTTGGAGATAAGCCCAGTAGGGTATTTGAGTATGTACCTTGTAAGATTTCTAGTGGTGTGATACAATATAGTGCCATGCAGTTATTTGGTTTTTACACAGAAGAACAGACAGATAATACTTCCGTTTTTGAACGAGCCTATTATACAAATGCTAGAGAGTTGCTAAATTGGGGCTGGACTTGGGAAGAGGTATTAAAAGTAGTAGACTTTACTAACTATAAAGCTGTTAAAGTTACTGCACCTTACTTCCTATATGGTCAAATGAGCACACATAACCAAATAACTAGTGTTAGCCATAGTAATAGATATACGCAGTCTAAACTAGGTTATTGGTGTCCAATACCTAACCATCCAAATTGGGACTATACTGTAAGGGAGACAACACCAAATAGTCTTGAACGTATTATGAAAGCAGCAGGTATTGTTCGTAGAGAAGTGTTTGCAAGAGGTTCTGATATGTTAGAGTATAGAGTCAGTACCCTAGGTGGATATACCAATAATCCAAATGCTTGGGAGCACTTTATCAACCAAAGACTTAATGACAGTCATACACAACTAGAAATGAGAGAACTAGCTTCTCTTATAAAAGAGAAACTTGAAGGAGTTAGTAATAATTAATGAGAAACTAGAAGAACTAGAGTATGCTTATAGAATAGAACCTAATGAAGAGTATGCTAAAGCATTGAAAGATAAGATAGACGATATTAAAGAGTCTATGAGAGATACTAAACTAGATGAACTAAGACAAGATATAGCAGATGATGAGTCTATGTCAGTAGATACGTCTGAACTAGTTACAGCATTTGTAGAGAAAAAGGTAGAGTTCTTAGAGACTTTAGATAAAGAAGATTTAGAGGAGTATTTATATTCTACTGGATCTGAATTAAATATAGAGGATTACAAATGAATTTTATACAAGAGAGTATGAGAACAGAGTCAAGCCAATTTAATGATTTAACTAATAACGGAGTTACTTATAGTAAAGAGAGGCTTTTGCATGCTTGTTTAGGTATGCAAACGGAGTCAGCAGAGTTTAGTGATGCAATTAAAAAATCATTGTTTTATGGTATAGAATTGGATGTTATTAATTTAAAAGAAGAGCTAGGAGATATGTTATGGTATATTGCTATTGCTATGGACGAACTAGGTACTGATTTTACTACAGAGCAAATTAGAGTAGTTAATAAATTAAAGGTAAGATTCCCTACTAAGTTCACTAATATAGATGCAGAAAATAGAGACTTAGAGTCTGAGCGTCAAGTATTAGAACAATAAAACAAACAAATAGGTTTAACTTTAAGAGCAACTAAAAGTTATAAAGAATGACACAAAATAAAAGAAGGAGTACCAATGAAGTACTATTTAGTAAATGAAACAGAAGAAGGATTAGCACTTATTAAGTCAGATAGTGGAGTATATAACTTACCATGGACTACAGTAAAACCTAACAATATAGTAGATGGAGAGTTTACATTAGAAGGCAGATTTATCGCAGAAGAAGGAACTATTGTAGAGGTAGAGGAACTACCAGAGTTTACTCCACACCAAAGAATTAACTATAATAAGTTCTGTGCAAGTGAAGAGTATACTCTAACTTGTGCTCTACTATTGAGATTTGCTGGTAATTTCTTAAGGTAATAACATAAGTATATTTAAGGTAACTTAGATAGAATAAAACTACGCATTCCCTCATGTAAATCAAAGTATCGTACTTCGGTGTTGATATGTAAGTCGTAAGAATAACTACCCAATAAGCCAAGTGGAATGAAGGTTTGAACCTAAGCGAATATCAAATATACCTTAGATACTTTATTGACAGAGTAACGTCTGTAAACCTTATAAAAGACACCTACAATATTTGATGTAGAGTTACGGAAGTCTGGTAGACTGAACGGGATACCTAAGTAAGTAAACACTTCACAAGGTGTATAAACTATGTCAGTACTCATAGCCAGAGTCAGCTTAAGTGGTGAGTAGTAACAGGTTTAACTCCTGTAGTTGGTAAGTTCTTATGAAATACTTGCTCCACGAAGCTTACGTGGCTACTCTATAACTAGGTATTGGTTAAGAGAAGGTTTGAATCCTTCTATACAATTTGTATCCATGATGGCTAGTAATATGAATGATAGGTGGTTCAATTCCATCAACCTAGTTACAAACAGTCGAGATCTCACATCAATTTATAATTGTTAAACGACTTTAACTTTTGAGAGGTTTACCGACCTTAAGGTATACTCAAGTAGCTACGAGGACTTTACATTCAGTATGATTAATAGTCTTAGATGTAATTAAACGACAAGCCTCTACCACAACGTGCTGAAGCCAATTCAGAATATATGATTGTGGTTACGCTGTTTTATATAATATAAATTAAAAGGATGAATAAATGGTAAAGATACATATAGATGACTATAGAGAGTTATTAGAGAATAAGATAGAAGAACTTACTACGAAAATAAAAGAAGTAGAAGATCTATCTGATGAGCAGAAACTAAGTATAATGGAAGAAGACACACCTTTAAGGTACTATCAAGCACAAATTATCAATGGCGAAGACACTAGTAAATTAGATTATTTCTATGATACACGAATAATGGCTGAATACTCAGAAAACCGAACTCTGCTAAAAGAGTGTAAGATTATTCTACCTCTAATACCAAACTTAAAGAAAGTACTAATAGATGGTGTTTATGAGATTAAAGTAGATAAACTAGTGGAGTTACAATGTCAACCAAAGGAAAATAAATGTTATCAGTAAGTTTAGCACACAAAGAGATAAAAGAAACTAAAGAGGTTTTAGCCTGTATTAAGGAAGCAAAGTACTATAATGGAAATGTAGACTTCTACATCAAACCGAGAGGTGTGGGTATGGATACAGATTTACTAGACCTGACTTCTGAAGAAAGTAAGAAAATACTTAAATTCATTGAGAGGATGCTTAAAGCCAAACTAAAAGAACAAAAAGTTGAGAGTGCCAGACTTAATAAAGTAAGAAAGAGGTACGAGTAACAGTAGAACAGAGTAAATAAAAAGAATTTAGCTAAATTTGCTCTAAAAGCTTGACAAAAAGGCTAAATTTGGATATACTTTACACGTAGTATCGAGTACTCGCATATAGTGTGAAGTATTCACAACGTCTAAGAATATAACTAAGTGCAGTTTTTGTCGAGACTTCTGCACTTAGTTATGAGCTTAGTACTTCTAGTATCAGGTTAAAAAGTCTCGACAACTTCCTTAATCTCTCATAAAAACAATAAGTCGGAAAGTTAGTTTATGACAAAAGAACACAAGTTTGTCGATTTAAAAGCACTTATAAAAGAACATAGTCACATAATAAATGGAGGAGTTGAAACTTTTAACTGGATTAAATTTCTTTGTGAAGTTGAAGACATACCTAGTAAGTTGGTAAAATCTAAACGAGGAAAATTCACCCTACTATATGATGCTGAAAAGACAATTGACTTAATACAAAGAGCATGTATCAGATACGAAATAAAGCCATTAAGAAAACACTCGGTAAAAGAGTTCTATTTTGTTTATATACTTAAAATACAAGAACTTAAAGACACCTACAAAATAGGTATTTCACACGATGTGAAGCACAGATTGGAAGAAATCAATAAATGTTCCTTAGAAGTTAATTTACAGCACACTTACGAACTAGTAGAGAATATGAAGTTTTCTCTAAAGAGTCAAGCCTCAAAAGTAGAAAGAGAGATTAAATATCTTCTAAAAGACTACAAATCAACAAATATAACACTACATAAAACAGAAGTATTTACTATACCTTTACAAGATCTACAAAAGATCCTATTTGTATTTGGTAAATACATGACAAAAAGTGGAACTAATGTTAAGTAATATAATTACAGAATACAAGGAAATAATTATGCTCGGAAAAGTATTTAAAAAAGGTGGAATTAATTGTATTTTTGGAGAATCTGGTCTAGGTAAAACTGTAAGTACTATTAAAGCTCTAAATGAAGACGGTATAACACCGATTCTACTAGACTTTGATGGTAATGATAGCCAAGAGGCTAATGACTGTAAATACACCCATGTAGATGGTGTAAAGTTTGTAGCTAAATACATGATAAAAGAAGCTACTATACCTGAGAATGTTGTAATAGTGATAGATACTTGGACTTTATTTGAGCCTTACTATAATACTCATAAAGACCTATTAGACGACTTACATAAAGAGAATACTCTTATCATTGTAGCTCACAACAAGGATATAGCGACTAAGAAAGATATACCAGTTGTGCCAGAAGAACTGATAAATCACTGGGATGCAAAATTGTACTTAAGCTTCTCTAACGGAACTAAAGGTAAAGCCGGTACTAGTACTAAGCCAGAAGTAAAAGCTATACCAAGTGGTTCTAACTTAACTGTTATGAAACTTAGAAGTTACAAAGGACCAAGGGTTATACATAATTGGATGAGAGATTAAAAAGGAAAACAAAACTAGTAAATTAGCAAAGGAGCTAAGATGAGTAAAATGTTAATTAAAACAGTGATAAAGCATAAAAGGACTGAACTAAGACTAAAAGAAGAAGAGTTGATTATCAGACAAGACAAAGAAGGTTTACCTTATATAAGATTAGAGGGGGAACAGATAGGCTCTTGGAGTACCTTTAGGAAGAGTGATAGGGCACTTAGAGAACCAGATAAAAACAAACTATTTATAAAAGTCTATACTGAAAAACTAATACCTAGACTACAACAAGAAATTGAGAACTTAGAAGAGATTCAAGAGTTACTAATTGACGGTATCATTGATGTAGATATAGGTGAAGTAATTGAAATGAGAAATTACATCAAACAGTACACTAGGAGCTAAGATGGAAATAGAATTATATTCAAATGAGAAGCTATTATTAACTATAACTGACGAACAATTGAGGAATGGATCTACTTTTACAGGTATCAGAGATAGTAAAGGTAAGAGACCTAACAAATATAAAATAATAAACAAGTGCACAGATTACGCTATTAAAGAGTACTTAGCCTACTCTTTATTTCATGCTTTTACTGCCAATACTGATTTAGAAGAGTTGAGATTACTAATTAAAGATTGTAATAAAGGACTAGAATGTTAGAAGCTCTTATAGAGTCAATAATATTAGTTATACTAGTCTTATGGTTTATGAAGAGCATAGTTGATGCTTTACATTTTAGAAAGATAGATAAGTTACATAAAGAAGGTACACTGCCAGATTCTATGTATAGTTATGGAATGGAGGTAGATATGAAAACAGGTGAATCAAAAGGTACTAGAGTACCAAATTATTAAATATAAAGGAATACAGATGACAAGAGAGAACGCATTAAAAGATTTCAAACAAGGTGTAAAAGGAGATAAGATCATAAAAACTATATACAATGATATTGATACTAGAGTTTGTGAAAACTGCCAATTCAGTAGAAGAAGTGGAGGTACAAGTTTTGAATGCTCCAAGTTTGTAAATTGGTACTTACCACTATCTTTTGGTTGTACAGAGTTTGTAAGAGACTAATTAAGACAAAATATAAAGGAAGATAAATGACAAGAGAAGACGGTCACATAACTACTAAACATATCTGTCTACAATGTAATAGAGTAGAGTCTCATGAGTTTAAATGTTGTGAAGAATCTTATAAACTAGATAGAAGAGTTAGAGTACCTAAGAAGAGAGCTAGTAGAGCTAGATGGAAAGAATTTTATACCTACTTATCTAAATTTAATTCAAGACTATTAGAGAAACATCCACATTTAATAATTAAATACAACCTAGATAAGACTCTTAAATGGGATAATACTAACTATGGTTAGAATACAACAAAAGCAGAACAAATGCTAATAGAATTTCCGAGGAGGAAGTAGATGAGACCAATAGAATTTAGAGTATGGGATATAGCAAATGAGGCAATGGATTACAGAAAACCTCAACATAGTAGTTTGACCAATAGTTTTAACTATAGGTCAGAAAACCCTATAATGCAATACACTGGACTTAAAGATAAAAAGGGTACTAAGATATTTGAAGGTGACATAGTTAAACTTCAAGATTTCTCTTCCTATGAAGAAGTCTACTATAAAGGCACTATAGACTATATACAAAGTCATTTTTCTTTTAAATACTCAAACATAAAACCATCTAAAAGATTAGGTTTAGGCACATTTTATCCTGATGGTGAGCAGAACATAGCTGTAGAGTTAGAAGTAGTAGGAAATATCTATGAACATCCAGAATTATTGGAGATTAAATGAACGAAGAAACTAGGGAATATCAAATATATTGGTACTTAAAGGAGTTAGAAGATGAAGAATAAACAATTAAGAGATTTAGGTATAAATACAGGAGTAGTATGTACTAGTAAAAAACAAGTAAGATCTCTTCTGTCTAAAAAGAATTACAAACGTGTTAAGGATTGGATACAACCAATACTTGAGCAAGATAATACTATAGCAGTTTTTAGGACAACTAGTATTTTCTGTGAATCTAAGGTGGTAGGGATAGCCTCACCTAAGTACTACGAGTATAGTACCACCAACTATAATCCAAATTATAAGAGTGCTAAGGAAGAATGCCTACTAAGAAGGCTTAGAAAGTCATTTACAGTAACTCTACCAAATGAACAGAGAAAATTAGAGAACGATTGGTCCAAAAGGCAACGGAAAGGTTTAGAATGAAAAATAAAGACAGTTGTAAGCTATGTAGGTATAATAGAGAACTAGGAGTCTACATAAGATTAGACTACATGACGGGTATTGACTTATATGGTAGAACTAAAGAAGATGTAAAAGAAGGTATTTGTACACATAACATTAAAAGGAAACAAATGAAAGCAACAGCATATAGCTATTTAAAAGCTAAATATGGTAAAAAGATAGTTAAAAAGGTATTTAAAATACTAGAATTAGATAAGAGTAGACCAATGCCTACAGAGAATGTGAGAGGTAGTGGCAATACTACAGTAGCCGTACTAGAAGCCTGGCTGCACAAGTACACAACAAAAAGACGCACACTATTTATTGGCAGACATGAACCAGAGAACTATAAATCTAATAGCTTAGATTTTATGATGTTTGAAAGAGTTAGTGGTCAATGGGTATTTGAGCAGTTGTATAAAGACTTATCTGAAGAGTTAGACAATGAGCTTACTTAGAAATAGCATAGTTACTCCAGATGGAACAGAATTAACCTCTAAGAGTAGACATCACTTCAATCAATACAAAGATAAGAATGGTAATACTTATGCTGTTGATGGAGGTCTGGAGTACCTTAAAAGAGTATGTGATGTACATGACTATAAAGAGACAAACTTACAAAGTTGTATGCGTATAGAAAAGCTTAGAGAAGAATTAACTTGGAGCAGTTACGGTAAAGATGGTACAGAACCTCTAAAACTTACTAAGTTTAAAGATTTATCTACTAACCATATCAATAATATAGTAAAAACTCAATACCATAGTAAGTATGTTAAAGTACTTATTAGAGAGTTAGAGTATAGAGATAAGAACAACTTACATCTATACGAGTACAATGTTAAAGCTAAAGATTGTGTAGAAGAGTTCTATTTCTTAAATGAAGTATTCCTAGGTAGAAGTAGAGAACAAGCTATTTACAAGGCATTTAAACATTGGAAATTAAGAGATTACAAGACATACTTTGAGTTTAAGAGAGATATGTCTTGTGTAAGAGTAGAAGAATAACAAGGAAGAGTTAGACTCTTACCTTGAGTCTCATACTCCCATCTGGGTAAATAAATTATTCATTGAGTTAGCTGTAAATTTTTTACCATTACGTTCTCCAACCCATCCACCAGAAGCAGACTTGTAATATGTCCAGTCATCCTTAGGTTGTGGTACATTAGATGGATCATATATATTAGGCACAATAGGTGTGTTACCTTGAACTACAGGACTAACAGTATTAGCATTGTTTGGTGTGTAAGTTTGATGATTTCCTCCGAATCTGGATTTCCAGTGATTTAGGTAGTCTTGAACTGTACCGTTACCTCCAGGTATATTACTTCTAATATTCTTCATATTTACATTACCTCCACTAAGTATAGCTTTAGCACCACCTAACCCCTGGTTGTGAGCTAACCAAAGGTTCATATTAGTAGGTTTATACCCTGCTTTAATTAGTCCTGCTCTATTATCAGCAGTAAACCTCTTAATCATATCCTCTTGTCCCTTAGGAGTTCTAGCATACTCTTTAGTAATACCCATTTTTTTAATCATATCAGCTTCAGTGCTAGGTATAAACTGGTACTTACCATAAGCTCCAGAGGATTTATTATAAGCATCATACTTACCTTTAGATTCCACATTAGCTAATTGCTTGAAATACTCATCTGTGTTTACATTTGTAGGTACTCCAGTGCCAGTTGGAGTGTTTGCAGGATTAGGTACTTGTCCTGGCACAACATTGGGTTGGGTTAAACCTCGATTAAAATTTAAAGACATATTACTTTGAGGAGTAAGACCTTGAGAGTAGATTGGGACAGGTGTTCTAGTAGGTTTAGGTGTAGATACACCTTGAACACCAAGGATTTTAGCTAGTGCACCTTGTTGGTTTTCTCTAGACATATTTCGTTGTGGTTGTAACATATGACTCCAATATAACAAATTTTAAAGATATTATAACATAAAAAATACGATTTTAAGCGTTGACTTAATTAGATAACAACCAACAAACAAGGAGGATACACAGAATAAACAAAACAAATAAAACACAAGGGTCAAAATATATGACAAACAGACGACAGACTTTCTTCAACTATACAGAAGAAGAAATTGAAGCCGAAGTAATGGCACAAGAGATACATAGAGAAGAACTAGCAAAGTATGACGAATACCGTTTAGAGGTAGACCAAGCAATGCAAGATGCTCACTATGAGAAACAAGAAGAGTACAGAATGTACCAAGAATTAGATAGAATTAGTAGATTAAAGAACCTCTACTAACTAACCAAACACCTGCCAAGGAGCAACCATATTAGGATTCCAAGGATCAAATTGAGTACTATCTCTCATACCTATTAGAGAATTACCTATATGAGCATTACCATAGTTAGTAAGTTCATTCATACCAACATAAGTAGCTCCACCAGTAACAGCTTTAGTATAAGCTAATGACCATAACATCTTCTGTATTCTAAGAAGGAAATGTGGAAACATAAACAAACCTAGAGACTTCCATTGTTCAATTTGTTCAGGTAAAGCATCTCTATAATCAATAAATGAACCATGAACAATCTCAGTAGCAATATCACTCATTTCTTGGGGACTTAAATTAGGTTTAGATTGCGACATTTGGTCTATTAAATGTTTATAGAGAGTCCACTTACCAATCAAATCCACCATAGTAGTAACAGCACCACCATACCTAACTAGCTCAGATTGACCAGGAGAAGCTAAGATTTCACTAATCAATTTTTGATGTTGTTTAGTATCTTTAATAGCATTAAACTTCTGGCTAAGTCTGGTAAGTTCAGATTTGAGAGTACCATTACTAGTTACTTTAGAATCAGCATAAGTAAGTATAGAAGCTAGAGACAGTCCAGTATTGGACATAGAATCCATTATTTTTACAACTGAAGGATAATCATCGACTTTACTAAGGAATCCATCTAAACGTCTCTGAAGACCTTCATTAGCTTCTCTATCTCCAATTAACATTTGAGTAGATAAAGTTTGATTGAAACCGTTATCCTCAGCTACTTTAAATGGGTGTACTTCAATAGTAGCGTCTACTTCATCTAGCTGAGACTTTAGAGTCTTATAAGTAGAGTCAGCTTCATCAGTACCTTTCACCATCATACTTAACATAATTTGTTTCTGTCTTAATTGGCTAAACTCCTTATGATACCTGACAGCTTCTTTACCATACTTAGCTGCACTAGTAAGAGGTACTTGATGAATAGCTAGAATACTACCAGTAGATATAGCATCCATCATAATTTTGGTAGGATTTACTATAGCCCAATGAACAGCTTCCATAGTAACTAAATCTCGGAGTAGTTGTTCTACTTTATGAGCATATCTATTCTTATTATTAAATAGAGGTTTATTAGAATAGCCAAGCATCTGAGTCTTTAAGTCTCTGTGAACCATAGTAGCATACCTAGGTAGCTCAAGAACACTAGTAGCATTACCAAAGTTCTTATCTTTAAGAGTTCTGCCTTTATTAGTAGTAGACATATAATGTTTCTTAATCAAAGGGTAGTCTTTAATATCTAACAATGAATCAGCACTAAAGTCAAAGTTAAGGAACATAGGACTAATACCCTTTGCTAAACCTTTCTCAACCTTATCTGCTTCAGTAGGCAAATAGACCTTAGTGGTTTGATTATCTATAATGTGTTTAATTGTAGACATAGTTTGTAGTATCTCTTCATTATGAGCATAAGACCTATGTAATACACTAGGAGTTTCATTATCTACTTCCATCTTATCCAACATCTTCTGAGTCAATCTGAGAACGTACCGAGGTACTTTGTCATAATGTCTCACTTCGACATTGTTGGACTTCAAATCAAACTTATACTCTAAATACTGTTCATGAGATAAATGGATACCATCATCAGGAATAGTAGTATTAGATATGATACCAGCAGTCTGACCAAAATCAGTTCTCTCTCTAATAGCTACACCAATTTGACCTTTACTATACTCTTTGATAATAGTCCATTTGTCTTCAGGTTTAAGCTTATCCACATCAGCTTGAGATAGTAAAGGTATCTTATCATAGTTCTTTTTAAAGTGTACACTTCTACCTGTTTTATTATCTAACTTATACATAGACTTACCTCTTAAATCTACATCAATTTGACTTCCTACAGCAGAAGTAGCTTGAGATAACATAAGAAATTCATTATAAGAACCTTTAGATTTACTATCTTTCTTAAATTTAGATAAAGTATCTAATTGTTCCTTACCACCTAATTTTAATTGATGTAAAGCTACTATCTTCATAAAGTCTTGTAAATACTTACCACCAAGGTTACTATAAACAAATCGTTCATTAACACCAGTGTCCACAATATCTGCCAAGTCTCTAGTATGGTAAAACTTAGCTAAATCTTCAGCAGACTTACCTATACCTACCTCTATCATCTTAGTATTGGCTATACCAGATTGACTTACAAGCTCTTTAATCTGCTCATCTATAGCAGACATAGGGTCAGAACTACTTAAGGCTTTATCTAGATTCTCTTGGTCTATTAAATGAATATGTGAAAAATTGAATAAAGAAGAAATATGGTCTAGTTGTTTCTTAGTGTAGTCTTTAGTAACTTCTCTGAATAGTCGTTTAGACTTAGTGAGCATCTCTATATCTATTTCATTCCTAGCCCTAGAAGCTTTAGTTTTATCTGACAGATAAGTGCTAATTTGTTTATAGTCAATACCAGTCTTGAGCTTCATATATATCAAGAGTTCATTAATAAGTTCACTAGGAGTTTCTCTATCTTTAAGAGCATTTACTGCTTTGTGATAGATACCCTCAGCATTACTCATCTTATTCTTATGGAAGTCTTGAACCCAATTACTATTAACTACACCTAAAGCAGAGTTAGAAATACCTTTACCAACTCCTTTAGTCAAATCACTACCTATAATAGCTTTAATAGGAGTAATAATACCTAAAGATATAGCTGACCTAGTAAGACTATTAGCTGTCTCAAATATACCATTAACAGGAGCTATATACGGAGGTTTTTGACCTTTGTACATAACATGAGATAGAGACCTATCTAAATCTGTTTTAGGTTTATTAGCCTCAGCTAGTACCTCATCATATAGTAGATTTACTTGTTTAGTGACCTCAGAAGAAGATAACTTAGGATTATCCTTCTTTAGTTGTTTACTCATTATTTCTAGCAGTTTAACCTTATCTACATCTTTTATACTACAGCTCATTACTCGCATCCTTCTTGTACATTTTTAATAGTAGTATACAATATTTCTTTAGTGTTCTTGGTTTGTATAGTACCTAAAGACTCTTGTTCTTGTTGGTTATCAGGTTTAGGCTTACCACCTTCTTTACTAGATTCAAATATAATATTCTCAAGAGACCTATTAAATACTTCAACAGTAATATTAGACAACTCTTTACCTGTAATAGCTTTATAAGCACTACTAAGAATATCTTTGATAGACTTCATAAGATGTTTAACCATTCTATCAGAGAAGATACCAAGACTAGACTCAGTTTCTTGAGTAGTTGCATTATTACTTAGATAATCCCTAAACTCTTGGTTACTCCTATATATAGCTACAAACTCAGACATAGCAGCAACTCTTTTGGAGTCATCTTCACCATTACCAAGTTCTCGATGTATGTACTCAAATCTATCATGCAAAGACTGACCTAGTATATCCCCATCTGCTGTAGTTCCTTTAGTATCGTCTAATATGTCAGGTAATTTATTCTTAAACTTAACAAAAACACTAGATAGTACTTTAAAAGCATTACTTTGCTTAGTAGACTCCATAAAAAATTGGTTTCTAATATACTCAGCTGTAACACTATGTTGTACCTCATGGTCAATATACTTTAAGAAACTCTTAGTATCTGAAAAGGTAATATCATTGCCTACAAATATCTGCTCATCATTAGGATTAAACTTAAAAGCTTTTCCAGAGACTAAACTGTTATCTGAATTTAAAGCACTCTTAATGTTCTCAATGTAAACCTTAGTCTCTTCATCAGTATCCTCAATACTATTAAGAAAATCAGTACCCTCACTAACTTTTAGAGCTTTATCTTTCGACTTTAGAGCTTGTTGAAAATCATATATAAATGAATTCGTATCCTTTTTAACAACCTCACCAAAGTTATTAACAATACTAGATAATTGGGCTATACTAGTAGTGTCTTTGTCAGCAAATCTCTCAGCCATAGTATCTTGAGACACTTCTGTAGGCTTATTAGGATTGTACTTACCATCTGTGTTAGTTATCTTATTATACTCATGAAAACCTTGAGATACATCAATTACTTTAAAGTCTTGTTTACTGTACTCCTCAGAAGTGTTCTTAAGAACTAAGTCAATATTATTAGCTAAATCATAGCCTACAAGAGGTACATTAGTAACAGTCTCATCCAAGTCTTTAGCTTCTTTGTTCAGAGAAGTCATAAAATCATCAATAGCTTTAGAAGACTTTACTTGACCTCTAGTCATGCCTTTAAGGACAGTACCATCAGGACTAGTGTAGTCATACCCTATTTGACCCTTTAGTGACTCAGATGTCTCCAATTCTTTATGAGAAGGGCTACCATCATTATCCCTTTTAAGAGCAAGTTCATATGTAAACTCATTACTAGGTAATAAGGTTAAAGTCTTATCCTCTCCTACTTGCTTACCATCTTTATAGATAGAAGCTGTTAAACTAGTAATTTCCTTAGTTTTAAGAGACTTACCTGAGGTAGTAGAACTCATTACAATATAAGGTTCACCACTAGCAACTAAAGACTTTAACTCTTTATAATGTTGAGGAGAATTTTCGTACTTCTTCTTAGGTACAACAGACTTTATATCAGGAGCAAAAGAAACTACTGCTTTACGTTGTTCCTTTTGAATTCTCTCAAGAGCCTCAGATTTAGAATCCTTATCTTTACTAGCATCACTCTGTTTACCAAAATCCCGTTTCTTATATACTTTATAATTAGTAGTATCGATAGGTCCACTAGGCATCTCAGACTCTGAAGGTAATTTACCGAATATAGAGAAATCCTTATTAGCTCTCAACTCTTCAATCTTAGCTTCTTTACTTGCTAATCTCTTATCTTTATTGATAGTAATATTTTTAATAGCTTTTTCTAGTTTACCAACCTCACTACTACCTTCGTTAATCTCCTTAACTTGCTCTAAAGTATACTCAAGTTCTATCTCCATTTCACTAAGTATGTCATAGTATTGGGCAACATCTAAAGTAGCTTCATGATAAAACTCTTTGTACTTTAAAAGAAACTCAGGAGAACCTTTAACAGCATCATGAATAGCAATAGAACCTAAACCTTTGTATATACCTTTATCTTTAAAGTACTTAAAAGTTCTCTTAAAAGCAATAAGAAGTATAGCACTATCAATAGCATGTAAAGCTACAACAGAAGCAGAGTTCTTGTTAACATTAGACATTAACTTAGTAGGTACTACTCCAGCATCTTCAGCTATTTTAGTCATATCTTGTTCAGTAAGCATTAACTTCTCTATTGAAAAGTTAGTATCGGGATCAATATCTCCTAGAACTTCTTCAGTAGCTTTTAGGGTTACATCTAAAGGGTTTCTCATAGATATTATATGATTTACACCAGAGCTCCTAAGAAATGATCTAGCACTTGTAAGAACCTCATATGCCTTATCTATAGTACCTTGTACAGCATTCAAGTCAGCATTAATGTTTTTAAGACCATCACTAAAGATAGTACCAAAGTTTGCACCAACTTTGCTAGAAACCATCTTAAATGAAGCATTTGTATCTTTAACATCTTCTAATTTAATATCTAAACTCTTAAAAACAGCTTCTGCATTAGCTTTATCAGTACCTGAACCTTTAAGATAAGCTTTCATCAAATCTATACCTATTTCTTTACCAAGACCTGCAATTAGAGACTTAATCTTTTGACCATAGGAGTTCGTCATAACTGGATACTTAGCAGTGTCCCTAATCTTTCTCTTATGATCAGGGTTGTTTATATCAAATTCACCATCACCTTCAACATTAGCAATAAATTTAAGAATAGCTGAAGTGGCTTTATTCTTCTTTTTGATGGTAGTGTCGTTAAGATCAAGAGAGTTACGCTTATCAATAATGTTCATTACTTCTTTAATAAGAGCTAAATAAGCATCCCCACCACCTAAAGTAAGTTCATCTAGTTTATCAGACAACCTAGTAGGTCTATCTTTATCTGATTTACTCTCGCCATCAACTACTTCTGATTTAGCTTTAACACCAATGTAGCCTTGAAAGTTAGCAATTTTATTAACAATACCAGAAGCAGAAGCATCAAATTCAGGGTTGAAGTTAGTGGTAATCTTTAAATCAGACCACATAATATCTTTATCAGGGTTAGCTTCTTGTTCAGCTTTTACAGCATTACGAACATCTATAATACCTTGAATAGCAGTTATAATTTCAGCAACACTATCACCTTTCTGTAGAATTTTCTTTGTATATTCTCCATTATAGACTTCAGAAGACAACAAAGATCTAATACCATTGTTAGAGTAGTGAGTAAGAATATCCTCAAGTGCTTTAGATTCCTCAGATGAATTAGACGGAGATAGTATGTCATCTACAGTAATCTCAAAATCAGTACTAGATAGAGTGTCAGCTAAGTTAGCTAAAACAACTAAGTTTTCTTCCTTAGTATTAGTAGTATGTCTAGTATTTAGAATAAACCTAGAGACAATCTTATCTGCTTGGAAGTCTAAAGCAATGTTCTCTAAATGTATTCTATTATTCCTAGCAGAGAAGTACTCAAAGAATTGTCTCCTCTTCTCGTAAGGTTCAAGAGAGTCATTATTTTCAAGCTCTCTAATGTAGTCTAAAATACTATCAGCATTACCTTGTCTACTAACTAGTTGACCTATCTCTTCCTCTCTAGTAATTTCAAGACCACTCTTCTCTATATTAAGTCCGAAGAAATTCTTTATCCATATATCTTTCTCACTATTACCTAAAGAAGATGTAGTCCTACCTCTTAGAGTTTCAACAATATCAGTAAGAAGACCATAGAATTCATTGTCTATCTCTAATGGTTCACTACGTATATCCTTAATAATAGAACTCTGTTCTGAGCTGTTCTCATTACCATCACTTCTAACAGGACCTTTAGGTTTTGTGGTTGAAGGAGTTTTAGAACTGGATGGATTCAATGCAGCTAAAATTGGTCTAAATGGAGTATCAAATTTACTTTTATAGAACACAGAAGCTTCAAAAGATCTATCATTCTTATCTACATCTTGGAACTCTTCTTTTAAAAGAATGACATCATCTTTACCAAGAGACATATCAGGAGTTACTTTAACTTGTCCAACATCTTTACGTTCAGCTAAAGCATAGTGCGTAATACCAGACCCATCATCAGGATTATACTCAGACAAATATCCTAAAGTATTAAGTAATTTTATACCAGTATCACCTATCTTAATGTGGTAAGAAGAAACAGCGTTATCCTTAGTACCTTCCTTAGCCACAACCTCTTGACCATAACTATGAGTAAAACTACGTCCAATCTCTTTTAAAGTGTCCTGTTTTGTAGCGTAATGAGTGGACATCTCAGCATCTTTATCAGTAGAATTTTGGGTTCTATCAATATTTGATCTCATATTCTTAAGAACACCACTAATAGATAAAATAGCTAATCTCATAGCTTTAGGTACAGACAATGGATCTGATTTAGGGAACATAGGTAACTCACCTTTATCAACTGCTGCTTCTACTCTTGTAGTTAAGTTTCTTATTATCTCTTTATCAGTATCTAACATATTCCAAGACTTCTCTTGGATATTATGTGCTTTATTGTTTGCAGACTTAGTACTGATAGCACCACGTTCAAGAACATCTTCAAAAGCTTCATCAGTAACAATCTCAGTGACATATTGTTTTACACGTTTTTCAGATTGTTTAATCTTCTTTAAGCCAGACTTATTTCTACTAATCTTCTCGTTAGGATCTCTATCATCTTCAGCTAAGTCTTTAGTGGTACTCTTCAGCTCCACGTTAGGATCAGGGATATTGTGCATAGCTCCACGTTCAGTAGTAGCACTTTTCAAGTAACTAAGTAGTACATCTCTAGCCTTAGTAGATATAGAACTATTCTTTATAGAATTGGTTAAAGAGTCTTGACTTATACTATTAGAGTTGAAGTTCTTAATAGCACTATGTAAAGTATTATATTGGTCAGATTGAGATAACTTACCAAGTTCTGTAACACTTAGAGTCTGACTTCTTAAAAGTTTATCAGTAGAAGCTTTAATGTCTTCTGACTTAGACTCAGTAACTTTACTAAGAGTTGTATTCTTATACTTATGAGTCTCAAAGTTCTCGAACTTCTCACCTAACTCAACTTCAGTGAGTTTATCAATATCAGCTAACTCATTTACAGTAGCCTCAGGTTGCTCTTCAGTGCCTTTATTTTCTTCATTAGAATCAGTTGTTGGTTCAGTAGGTTTAACCTCTTCAGTAGCTTCCTCAGTAGTATTAGTAGAAGTAGTTTCAGGTTCTACTTCAGGTTCAGTAGTTGTTTTTTCATCTACTCCAAAACCTAAACTTTTAATAGTCTCTAATCTTTTAGAATACATCTCCTTAGCTTTATCATTAAGTCTTACACTAGAATCAGTATCGTTTATTATAGATTTCAAACTATCATAAGCTTCTTGGTCAGGTAGTTTAGTATTATTTGATAAAATATTGGTTAAAGAAGCTACTCTATCTTTACCTGTCAAGTCTTTAAGTTTAGCAATGTCCTCAGAAATAGGATTTTGAGTGAATACTTTAGATTCACCTTTCTCTCTTTTAGCTATAACTTTGTTTAGCATCTCAAGAGTTTTGGTACTAGACTTAGTAGGTTCTTTAGAACTTAGTGCAGTAACAGCTTTTCTGAGCTTTTCAGTAGAGTATTTTTCTAACTCTTTAGTAACTGCTCTATTATTCAGACCTTGTGAAATTGACTTAAATCCAGGGATTTTAGAAGTCTCAGTAATGTCTTTAATATTTGTAGTACTTAAATCAACATCAGAATCAGTTTTAATCTTACTTTCTGTACTTGTTTTATCTTTACTTAATTCCCTTTCTTTAATAGCTATAGAGTTTTCTTTTCTAGTTTGAATAAGATTCTTCAATTCTTGTGTTTTAGCTTCATCAGGACCTGATTTAAGCTCAGTTCTAATCTCTTGAATACGATTCATTGCTTCATCATTTAAAGCCTTTAAATCAGCTATTTGGATGTCAGAAGCTTGATTAGAGAACTTTAAGTCGTTATCTGATAACGTTTTATAAGTTTTGTCATCAATAGCTTGATTAACATCCTTAAATGTACCAGGAGTTTCCACAACAGCTCTCATCTGTGCACCAGCACCAATTCCACCTAGACCACCCATTCTAGCTTCTTGTTGCTTATCCTCGTCACTAAGAACATCAGATACAGTCTTACCACCAACACCAACATTAGCACCTAATATCTCACCCCAAGTTTGAATGTACTCTTGAACACCCTCAACCCCACCTGCAGCACCAATAGCAGAAGCTTTAGCTACTAATTTACTGATAATAGGTTTTTGTTCAGATTTAGTTAGACTTTTAAAAGCTTTCTTAAGAGCACCCACTTCTCCAGTAATACCAGTAGCCTTAGAGAATGCCATTTTATCTATTGATAAAAGAACTAATTGAGTAGCATAAACACTAGCAACTTCAAACATATCAACATCAGGATCTTCTCCAGCTTTGAGTTTCTCAGCTATCCTATCATCTAGTACATTATTAGTCATAGCACCTACAACAGTATGGAAACCAGAATTTTTAGCAAAATGATCTAAGGTTTTAATCAGGGTAACATTATTTTGGTACTTCTCATACTTACTAATCTCTTTAGCTGTCATTAATTTTCTAGCTCTATTCTCCAATTTAGCTATATGTTGAACTGAAGCACCTGTTTGTCTAGCTTTTTCAGTAGCTTTAAGTAACCTAGAAGCAGCAGTAAACTTCCCAGTACCTACAGTCATACCAATCATCATAGGTAAAGACTCAGCCATAGTATTAGGGTCTGTTAAAACTCCAGTAATAGCATCAAAGTAGTTACCATTCTTCCAATTGGTTGCAGCATCAGTTAATACTTGAGTAGATTTAGTTCTATCATAACCAACCCATTTATCTATATTCTCTTTTTTCTTAACATCATTTAGCATAGTGTTATCACCAGGAGTAACAACATCTAATATAAAGTCAGCAGTGTCTACAAGTAAACTAACAGTACCAGAAGCTAATGCACCAACAACACTATCAGTCATACCAGCTTTGTATCTAGCCCTAGCTATATTAGTAAGTCTCTCTGAGTATTCTCTATTCTTATCATAGTCTGCTTGGGTCTTACCTTCATCTACACCTAATAAATCCTTATTAAGTAATTCAGTATAACCATCACCAAAGTTTACACCAGAAGCTTTATCCCTAGAAACGTACTTACCATCAGGAGTTTGTACTCCACCTACATCAAGAGTTCTAGCATCTAAAACACCTTCTGAAGCATTCCAAGTTTTCTCCCATTCTTCAGCACCAGTAAATCTCTTCTCTTCAACTATCTCATAACCATCTTGTATATCCTGAGCAATACCTTTAAAGTTATATCTATCATTAGCTCCTACCTCAGCAAAACCTGTCTTATATAGGAACTTCTCTGTACCATCAGGATTGTAACCGTCAAACTTCTTTAAGGTATAGACAGTACCACCTGCATTAGGGTCATGTTTAGCATTATGATACTGATCTATAAGTTCTTTAGTTGTAGTATTTCTAGCAGCAATAAAGTCTTTATTGGACATAGAGTATCGTTTACCTTGATTCTCAGCATCAAACTGAGCTCTATCAAGCATTTCCCCTTGACCAAAGTCAGCTATATTCTCAGAAGCTTCTAGTAACCAATCAGCTCCTCTACTAACAGCATTAGCAGCTTCTTTAGCTCTAATCATAGCATTACTATCGTGTATTAAGCTACCATCATTCTCGTACTGTAGTTCACCAGTTCTCATAGCTATCTTACGTTGTAGTTCTCTAGCTCTCTCTTGTTTTAATAAATCTTCCCCACTATCCACAGGGAGCAATCCTGTACCATAATTATACAAGGAAGACGAGTCTTGATTGTACATCCTAGGGTCTGCAAAAGAAGCTTGTAATCCATCATATAATCCCATTTAGTCTCCTATTTTCTTGACTCTATTAACGAATCATAGTTAGCCATCTTCTTAGCATGTGCTTCGTTAGCTTGTTTGAGAGCGAGTTCAGCAGCCTTCAACTCAGCTGGAGTTTTAGCATTTTTTAGATTGGATTTTAGAATAATCATGTCACGTTTAAAAGTACGTTCATCCCTCAAATTCTGCTGAGATTTAACTTCTTTCCCTAACGTAGCTTGTTCAAGATTAAATGCTTTTTGTTCAGCACTAGCAACTTTATTAAACTTAGCTATTCTAAGATTCTTTTGTCTATCTGTCAATGTAGAAGTTTTTAGACTATCCTTAAGAACTTTTCTAGCTTCACTAATAGACTTTTTAAACTCAGTTGATGTGACTCTACGGTCGGTAGTAGTTTTAGGAGCTTTAGCTACAATATCTTTAATAAGCTCTTTAGACTTAATAACATCAGGATCATTAGCAAATTCAGGACTATCAGGATTATTAATAGTTTTACTATTAGCTTCTACTACTTTTCTAGCCTCTTCCTTAATTCTAGCTTTCTCAGCCTCTGCTTCTTTCTTCATTCTAGCAGGTTCATCTCTAGCCATTTTATCTACTTTTCCTAATGTGCTCAGATTAGAGTCCTTAACCTTATCTTGGTAAGCTCTGCTCTCCTTGTCCCTAAAACTCTTAATTATATCAATACCCTCTGGAGAAAGTCTATCAACACCTTTAGGGAGTATGTCCTCTACATCTACACCAGATCCTACAAACCCTCCAAGGTAATTACCGACACTACTAAGAAACCTAGAATCATCAGTTAAAGGTTGTACATCAAGAGGATTATCAGTACCCTGAGTTAGTCTAGCTTGTTGAGTTGCTCCTATATCTCTAAGTGCAATACGTTTCTCTGCATCAGTCATATTAGGGTCACTTTTAATACCATTATACATAGCTAAAAACTCAGATTGTTCTGGTACATTACTTACTTGAGGCACAGTAGGTAAATTCCCACCTAACTTCATAGGATTACCATTTTGCTCTCTTCTAGCTATCTCCTCATCTAAAGCATAAATAGCAGGAGGTGTATTATCTACAGTAGTAGTACGAGGAATGTTTATATCTCCAACAGCAGCATCAGCAGCAATTATGTCATCTTGTCTGGTAATACCCTCATCATATCTACGTTTACTCTCCAACCTAGCAGCCTCTCTACTAGCATTTGTAGCAGCTAGGGCATCAGCTCTATACTTCATATCCTCACTTCTATTCTTAGCAGCTAATTCTAAAGCTAACTTCCTATTAAGAGACTCTTGTTTATATCGTTCAGCTTGAGCAATAGCATTCATTTTAAGGTTAGCCTGAGCTTGTTGTCTATCAGAATATCTACCAAGAGCATTAGAAATAGTTAAATCTCTATCTTCCATAGACACACCTCTACCACCAAAGTTTACACCAGCCATTCTATCGTATGTAGATGAGCCCATTAGTTACCTCTCTTAGCAACTCGTTCTTTATTAACATAGGTATTAGGTCTTCCTGTTAATTGGGATGCTCTATCATTCTTAGCATTATTAATAGCGTCTGATCTATCTGCTAGAGCATTATAAGAAGTAGCTCCTGCATTAAATTGATCATTACCAAGACTTATGTTATGTTCCAGAGAACGTTCAGCCCTATCATTGGCTTGTATACCATCCCAAATACCAAATCCTAAAGCACCTAGCTTAGTAGCACTATCTAACATACCACCCCAACCACCTTGGTCAGCATTAGCATTAAAAGTAATTTGATTATCTTTATTCTCAGGTAACTTATTATAAGCATTAGTAGCTTGTAAACCTGCTGCACTGTCAGGTCCAAATGAGCTAGTCATTAATTGTCCTGTGGTAGGATCAACATAATTAGTACCATGTTTTTGACCACCAAACCAATTAGAGTCCCCACCTATAGAGTCCCACCAACTAGTACCAGGAGTTAATCCTACTGATGATACATTGTTAGTATTAGTGCTTGTTGGTTGTCCTGGTATTCCTACTACTGGACTTGTTACTGGATATATATTTCCACCCATATTAAATTCCTTGTATTAACTTTTTTGTATTATATCACACTCCACTATGGATTGAGATTTTTTGTTGGTAAATATCTGAAATATTATATAAATTAGGTATTTCATCATACTTAGCTCCTATTTTACTGTAAACCATTTGTTCTATACTACTATTTGGTGGAGGTTTACTTGCATAATCTAAATCTACATCCATTTTAGGATAATAGCCTATCCCAGTAGTATCTGACCACTCTTCCTTAAGAGCTTCTAACTTCTCTTGGTACTCTGTTAGCTCTATATCAAATGCCTCTCGTTCTTTATTAAGCTCTTCCATTTTATACTGAGTGTAAACATTAGTTAGCTTACCACCCAAATCTAACATCTTATAGTATAGATTAGGATCATTTAATAAACTACCATAGTCCATAGAACCTACTGAAATAGCTATAGTAACTAGACTAACTACCCAATCAGGTAAACCTAATAAATCTCCAGCACTAGCTATAAGCATACTAGTAGCAGTAGCTATAAGCAGATTACTCACAGCAGTAATGACTGGTACACCAAAGTACACTTGTAGAGCTAAGGCTGCTACAGTTGCTAGAAGCTTAAAGAATCCTGTTTGGTACCAAGCTACTTCAACAGTTTGTACAGAGTAAGCAATCATAACTAAAGATTCTTCATGAACTACAATAAATTCTTTATACCTTAAATCTTGTAAGTAATCTAAAGGTATGATAAATCTATTATTATAACTATCTCCATTCTCAGCGTCAGGTACTGTATTTAAATCATATATATTAGTTTGTCCACTAATTGTTACAGCCACACTATAGTCTTTGATAGTAAGTTTCTCTATAGTATTATTTGTTTTTTGAAAAGATAGTATTAGTTCATTACTGATAACCTTAGATGTATAAGTACCTTTTACCCCAATTGAACCTACTACAGTAGCCTTACTCACATTAAATAGATACTTCCAAGCTACATTACCAAAGCTAATATCTAGTCCATCAGCATCAGGAACTACGGTATTAAAGATAGTATATAGTAGTTTTAAAGAACCTTGACTTTTAGTATTCAGAGGAACTCCATAAGCTACATAAGCGTTATCTATATCCTCGTTTTCTAAAGTAGTAAGTAAGTCATCAAATTCCAAACCAAGTAACTTTAACATCTTCTTTAACTCAGTACCCTCTTCTTTAATAGTGTTATTCTCTTTAAGAGGTATAACGGCAGAAAAAGGTAGAGGAGTAGTTATAAATAAAGAACTAGGTAAATCATCAACGTTACCACTTAAAGTTTGGGTATCTCCAACATCATCTAAATATGTAAATAAATATTCAGTTGTAGTAGCTGTAGATGTGAAAGAATAACTAACAAAAGTAGTAGCATTTGGATCAGTAAGTAGTATAAAATCAAGAGCTAATCCTGTGTGTAATACTTTACTAAATCCATCTGACTTAGGAGCAAAACCTAACTCTTTAAGTTTCTTAGCAGAATAGTTTCTTCTATACTTCCTTCTTTGAGATGTATAAGTTTGTAAGTAGACATCCATATCACCTTTAGCAGCATACATACTAGACTTTCTAGCTTGTTTATCGTACAAATCCTTCTCTAATAAAGGAAAGGTGGCTATAGAAGAAAAAGTCTTAGTTGTACCACTAAATATACCCATAGATTTATGCTACATAGTTGGGATCATTAGTTACTTTATCAAATGATAGCTGACCAGTGTAAGACTTCAAACCTGTGTTGTCTTTAATTGTATAGTACATTGGTACTGGTGGTGTAGTACCTAAAGCTGTGTATATTACTTTTCTAGTAAATTCATTATACTCCCAAGTCCCATAGTTACTACCATCTTCACCTGTGCCTATTGCAGTCTCAGTCTGACCTACACCAAACAAAATACTAGAGAAATCTAACTTATTATCTAGGTCAAATGAAAGAGCTATGTTAAAGTAATACTCTCCAATACTAGGTAGTTCTCCACTACCATCCAGCTCATACAAAGTAATATTAGCAGCTATAGGAGTAGAGTTATAAGGAACTGAGTTATCTCTTACAGACATTCTAATCAACTCATCAACACCCTCTACTGTAGATATAATACTAGGTAGTATAGGTACTTCATGGTCTTGCCCAACAATACTAGAAAAGTTAAGTAGTGTTGTTAAAGCTTTCTGTCTCTTATCATCATCAAAACCTACAATCTGTCTTGTTAAAACCTCTATCTGTTTATCAGTTTGTTCTCTACTCTTAGCACTAGTAAGCTCATTATCTGCTTGTTTAGAGTCATTCCTAATAGTACCAGCATACACTTCAGCTTCTTGTGCTACATTAACAGCAATAGTTTGGAATATAGCATCTTTCTCAGCATCTAGCTTACCATCTCCAGTATCTGCACCTACTACTATATTACCATCACCATCTAGTGTATAGTCGTACCCTAACACTTTATCTATATTAGCAATACTGTTAGCTTGTTCAGTTGCTGCTTTAGTTTTAGCTATCTCAATATCTTCTTTGACTTTGAGAATTTGGTTCTCTATCATACCATCAATCATATTATTCATAGCTTCACTCTCATGCTTCTCTGTTACAAGTGTAGTATTCTGTAGTTCAGTTAAGACTTGTTGAGTCTTTAGCTCTTCTTCAGTATCTAGCAAAGTTTGTTGTTTGATATTAGTAGTATGTGTATCTGGTAATAAAGTATCTACTTCATATTTGAGTTTGTTATACTGCTCATCAATTACACCTAATCCAGTACTATCCCCAAGAATTAGGTTCTCATCAACACCTACAGTTACTTCATAACCCCACTGTTTTTCTACTTCAGCATGGATTTTAATTCTATCTAGTAGGTTCTTTTGTTGAGTAGCTTCGTACTGTAGAGCAGCGTTAAATGCAGCAGGTATCAAAGCAGTATAAATCTTACCAGCCTCTCCTTGAGTTATCCTATTATCTTTCTGTTCTGCAATAACATGGGCAAAGCCTATATTAAGCAAATCACCAATTCTGCCACCATTCTCATAGGTAGCTTCACCAACAATCTTAGCCCAAGTAGGGTCATCTGTAATTGCGTAAGCCATTAAAATCCTTTATAAGTATTAATAAAGCCTTCCTTAGAAGACTCTATAATAATTATGCTTGCTTACTGTTACGCATTTTCTGAACATTAGCCAAAGCCTCTAGTTCTTTTTTAGTCATAGGTTCAGCAGGTACAACAACAAATCTCTTCACACGAGTAGACATAACACCACCACCAGGCTTGGGTATATGTTTGACCATATGTGCATCTTGTAAGTTAAGTATAGCTCCACGTCTAATGTATTGGGGTTCCCCACTTAAATCCACCATGTCTGTATGCCTACCAATTAACTTATTACCCCAACAAATAGGTTGTAACTCATCTTTAGTTTGAGACTCTTGCATATCTCTAACACTAACCCTATCTTTTCTCATAGCATCTAGTTTTACCAATTGTGCTTTAGTCTGTCTTTTCTGTTTAACTAGTGGAGCTTTAGCTTTTTCTTGACCAGCTTTAAAAGCATTTAGTGTAGAAAGTAACTCAGCCTTAGTAGGTTTAGAGCCTTTCATCACGACATCCAACCCATAAGACTCAGCTAGTTCAGCTAGCTCTGGGTTAGTCATATCTTCAAATAATCTATCCATTTAATTTGTTCCTTTAATTTTAATAGTTACCTACCTCAAAAAAGAGGCAAGTATTAAAACTACGCCATTTTAGCTGTAACAGCTATTTGCATAATTCTCTCAGGTCTGTAGATCAATGAACCATAATACCAAGCAATACTCATAGAACCATTTTTACCGAATGGGTCGATATGTGCATCAGCCTTAGGCATTGCAGTCTTAATTCTAGCAGAGTCACCCTCAAAACCAACAGTAGCAAATGAATCAGATCCTACGAAGAGAACAGGGAACACATCAAACTTCTCAGTCCCACCACCAGCAGGTGTAGAAGCATAGTATCCAGTAACATCGCCAGTACCAGCACCAGTATCTGTAGCACCTGCTGCTTTATAACGAAGCATACTATTCACTTCAATAAATCTAAATCTACCAATTCTACCAATCTCATCTTCAGCAGTTGGTCCACCAGCAGAGTACTTAGATACATCTTCCCATACTTTGTCACCATTAGAATCTTTCATATCCTCAAGACTAGGAGACAGCTCTTCAGGAACAAACACATAAAATGCTTTAGGAATAGGAGTAGTACCAATCTTAGTAGTACCAGAGATAATCTTAGTATCACGAGGTACTCTTAATCTCTTAAGCTCTTGTTCCATAGCTCTAAGGTCTTCATAAGTCAACTCACCAGTTTGGTCAAGTGTAGTCATAGATAGGTGTGCTCCACCAAATGTACGATTAAGTTCAGAAGCAGCAAGTAAGTCAGCCTCAATCTGTTTCTCGTAAACATCACCCTTTAACTCACCAAGTGCTTTAGACTTTTGTGCAAGAATACCTGTACGAGAGTCCATATCAATAGAACGCTGTGTAAACTTCAAGTGATGACCAAATTCATCAACTTTACCACGCACAGTGATAGACTTAGTATTTACACCATTTACATTACCACCTTCTTCAGAAAGAGAAGGGAAAGTACCTGCAATAACAGAAATATCTGAATCACCCATATAAAGTGAACCAGCACCATTCTGTACTTTACCTCCAGCAGCAGCAGCAGTAGCAGCAGCTTCAGCTAATACAGCACCAGCTCTAAGTTCAGCCTCAGTAGCAGTAGTACCAGCAATAGTAGTATAATCTTTAGTATCAAACGTCCCTACTAGAGCCCCAGTAGTGTCATAAGCATAAAAAGTGTTTAATACTAATGTAGCCGTAGTAGCATCAATACCACCATCAAGTCTGTTAAGTTCATGCCAGATTGGGAGTTGTCTCTCTTTAACAATCTCATCACCCCAATGTTTAGGCTGAGTTAGCCTATCCCCAAGTTGTGTAAATGTACGTTTACGCATTGCTTCACGTTTAGCACCCTTGGACCAAAACGGGTCATTATACTGTTCATCAATACCTGTCGAATTAAACTTTCCTCCGTTAAAGAGGTCTTTAGTTGTTGCCATATTATTTTTCCTTTATTTAATGTAGATACAAGGTAGTAAGTTAGATCTCCCTAACCTCTACCACCAGATATTAAGAACTCCATATGCTTATCTAAATCCTCACCTTCAAGATCCATAGGATTGATGGTTTTACTTTTAGGTGCAGATGTAGCTCTCTTCTTACTTACAGAACTTGCTTTTTTCCTACTTGCTGCTGCTTGTTCCTCCTTTAACTCTTTTCTAATTTGTTCTCTCAAAGTAGCCTCATCCATTTGTGGAGCAGGAATTAGAGGAGCTACTGCAGATTCAGGTTGAACTGCTGGAGCAGATTCTTTAGGTAAACTACCCCAAGCTGTTTCATACCTATTGATGAAAGGTTGAGACCTAAACTCTGGACTATCAGCAGAAATTCTATTCATTTCTTGCATAACTTTATCATAAGTGCCATTCTGCATATGCTTATGCAAGTCAGATCTTACAGCAGGACTTTTGCTAAATCTATCAAAACTAACATCATCATCTAGTATAGTAGAAACTAAACTATTAAACTTATCTCCATACCCACCAACTTCAGCTTGTTTTAGCGTATCCTCTAAATCAAGAGAGACTTGAGTTTTAAGAACAGTTTTAGGTTCATATTTAACTTCCTCGAGATCCATCTCCATAGGGTCTATACTAAGGTCTTTTAAATGTTTTTTAATAGCTTCTTGATCTCCGTTAACTAAATCTAAAGCTAATTTAAACTTATCAGGGTTATCAAATAATCCATTTTCTTTCATAGCTGCTATATATGGAGCATTTTGTTTCTCTTTATCAGCTTTAACAGAAGCACTTCTAGCTGTATTGATAGCTTCTATAATCTTCTGAGGACTATCAGGAGCTGAAACTTTCTGACCATTGAAAGAGTAATCACCATTATTGATAGCTTCATAATAAGCTTTGTAATCAATTTCATCTGTAACTGGTTCTGCAACTTCCTCAACTGTAGGTTCATTGGCAGATTCTAAATCCTCGTCAACATCTTCTTCAGTATCAACAGACTCATCTTCCTCTTCAGCAGATTCGGTATCCTCAGCTTCTTCCTCTTCATTTTCTTCTTCTGAATCTTCTAGATCTGTAGTCTCAGTAACATCTTCTACTTCTGAATCTTCTACATCTTCTATAGGATCTTCTTCTTCTATAGTTTCAGGTTCTTTTGGTTCCCAAGTACCATTAGCCATAGCCTCAAATTCGGCTAATTCTGCATCGAGTTCTAATTCATCATCCATCTTTATCCTTTATATATTATTGTAAGTATACCATAAAATTTTAAATTATACTTAAGCTTCTCTCATTTCTTCTAAAATTACATCTTTATTATCTATATCCTCTTTAGCACGAGCACCATTGGATTCTATAAAACCACCTGTACCAAAGTATACATTAAATAATCTGATAAGATCTAGTTTTCTCATAACATCATCTTTATCTTCTCTGTCTACCAAACTAATATTAGGATTAACAAGTTGTTCAAGTAAACTCTCTGACTGCTCCTTAATAAAGATTTGGTCAAACACTAGTTTATAAGCTTCAGTTGCTTTAAGAGTTTCTAAAGCTTTAGCTATCTCTAAGTGTCGTTCTTGTACTTTAATGTACGCATTAAACTCTTCAACTTGTAAATCAATCTCTGTCTTACCCAAAATTAACTCCTTGTGGTATTTGTGGTTGTACTAAACCTTGATCAGGTATTAAACCAATAGGTTGTTGAGGTTGAGACATAGCTAGTTGTTGTCTCATCATCTCCTTTTGCATATCTTCTTGGGCATACTGTTGTTGTTTCTCGATACCAGCTCTACCAAACTTAAGCTTAGCACTAGCTAAGAGTGGATTAGGCTCTGCTATAAAAGGGTTTTGTATTGGTTCCATAATATCTCCTATACTACTATTCTGACAGCTTTTTCAATGTCATTCATTTTAGAGTGTTCCATCTCTCTCTCTTTATATATAGCATCTAACTCTCTATCTTCAATCTCTTCTTCTCTTTTCCTACCAGAGTCAGTATCAATATAAACTTGTGTAGCTATATCAGTCTCTATATCCATTTTCTTAGCAGCAGCTTCAGATTTTCTAGCTTCAGCTTGTTTCTTAGCTATATCAGCTTCTAAGTTTTCATCAACTCTTGACATACGTTCAAATATCATACTATCTTCAGCTTCTATCTGTTTAGCTATAAGACCGTTCTTCAACTCTTGTTCTTGTATTTGTAAATCTATCATTCTTTCTTGTCTAGGATCTGGTGGAGGTGGTTGTTGGTCTCTTATAGCTTGAGCTTCTTCAGGCATCTTCCATAACTCTAACATCTTAACATACATCATCTCTACTGTCTCAGGTTTCTGGGAAGCAGCATTGGTTTGCATAAGAGTCATAATCCTATTAGCCTGTTCTTCATCTTTCTCAGGAGTAGATATTTCTACATTAAAATCAAATCTACCCTCTAAGTCATCTCTAGCAATAGTTACAAACTGATCTCCAGTAGCCCTAACAATCTCAGTCTCAGATAAGTACACTTGGTTCATAGATATAGTCATTCTAGCCATATCCTCAAACATAGCTCCAAGTCTCCTAAGAACACTTAACTTACGTTGAGCAGTAGCATCCATAGAACTCTTCTGTTGAGTACCACCACCAAGCTTAGGGTTACTTTGAGATCCAGCAAATGCTATACTACCACTTAACTCAGCAGCCTTCTTCTCTTCTCTTGCTATAACATCAAACTGAGTAGAACCCAGAGGTTGTACATCATTCTTCCATATGGCATCTTTAGGGTGCATATTCCCAGAGTAGTAAGTAGTATTGCCTTTCTCCATAGCGTTCTTAGCAGATGGTTTTAAGAAGCTTTCATGGATAAACTTTTGACCAACAGCATCTTCAGCAGTCTTATCGTCAATAGCTCTGCCCATTCTACCAATTCTAGCTTGACTTTGCTTAAGAAGTTCACCATCAGGTTCTCCGTGGTAACTGCCTTTTCTAGGCATATAAGCAGCAGTACTGAAAGGTATTCTTCCATGAGGGAAGGGATTCTCCTCTAATCTAACTAATGTATTATTTATCCAAGTAGCTACAATACTTACTAACACTCCATCACCTTGAATATCCCAATAACCCCAATATTCATAAGCTCGAAGCCTTTTACGAGCAGGATCATCAAACTTAAAGTTATTAGACTCATCAGACTTAAATTGATCATAAATATCATCACCATCGTCACCATTCTTAAACACGTCAATATTATGATAATAACCAGACTCTTCTCCAGTCTCTTTATCCTTTGTGTATTTATACTCTAGTAACTCAGCATAGTTAGTATTGAATTCGTAGATAGCGAACTGTGCATCCTCTACAACCCCATCGCAAGTAGGGTCAATAGTAATATTAGCATTATTACATACTTCATACGTAGGTTGGTTCTTTATCAAAGTAGGTTCTTCTACATAAACAATTTCAGTACCTATTTGAACAGGTTGATCAGTCTCCATTGATTGTTGAGCTTGTTCAGGAGGAATTTGACCTTGTTGTACCATCTCGAGGAGCTGTTCAGGAGTAGCAAATACAGGTTGTTCTTTCTCTACTTCCTTGACACCTTCTATAGACTCCCAACCTGTTTTAACAACTACTGTACCTTCTTCAGTGAGAACCTCAACAATATCATCAACAAGTTTAACCTTATTAATTTTATTACTCCATTGGTTGTTTATAACCAAAGAGTTTTGGGTAGCCCCTAGAACATCTTCACTGCCAATAGGTGAGATTTTGAACATATTTTTAGTACTTAGTATAGCCTCAGATAAAGCTGGTTTAGTCCATTCAACATGCTCACGAACTAATAGAGATACAGCAGTACTCTTTCCTTGACGGACTTTAGGTACAACTCCACCCTTCATATTAGTTCTGTACTCTCTAAGTTTAGCCCTATAGTCTTCCTGTCCATTTAAAGCAGAAGCATAATCATTGTATAAATCTCCTCTGGTAGGAGCATTAGCCCACTTAGGTTGTAATTTACTTACAGCGACTGGTTCAATCATTTAGTAACATCTTCTCGTAGTTTATCCATATCCATACAAGGACAAGCTTTATGAACACCTTTTATCTCTTTATGTCCAACAATATTTGAAATCTTAACGTTATACAAGTCTTTTAATGTTTTTAATGTTGTTACTAAAGTTTCTCTTTGTTTAGTAGATAGTCCATCTTCAACTACATCTAAATTAGAATCTAGTCCACCACTGTAAGCTATACCGATAGAACCATTGTTCTTACCTTTAGCATGAGCTCCAATGTTATCTGCCCATCTACCTTTTTCAAGAGTACCATCTTCTTTAACTAAGTAGTGATAACCTATACCACTAGTTCTACCCCATCTTGCTAAGTGCATCTTATCAATATCATTAGCATCAACATCTCTACCAAAAGGTGTAGCAGTACAATGTACTATGATAGTATCTACAAATCTACTAGTATGGTACAAGTCGGTGGGGTCTAAAACTCTACCTACAGAACTAAACTTCTTGTCTCTCATCTTTTAATCCTTTGATTAGTGTTACTTGGTCTTTATAAGCTTTTAGAGCTTTCTCTAATTTGGCTATGTATTTGTCTTTTTTCTTACTTTGTTTAACCATCTTTTCTAATGTCTTAGCATCTATCTCAACTAACATTGTATTCTACCTTTATTTTGGGAAAATCTTCCTTAGGTACATCATAATAATATACCTCTGGAAGAGGAGATGTTATATACACATCCTTGACTTGTTGCGTACAGTTAGTAAACAATAGTATGCTTACCAACACTAGTATTAAGCTCAAACTCTTTCTCATCACTTAAATTCTCCTCTATACTATACTTTTCGTAGACCTTATACAAGTCTTTATCTAATCTCCTAATCTCAGACTTACTCTGAGCACCTTTAGCTTCTATAACCTCAATCTTACCACTACTAACCTTTAAATCAGCTTCTAGTGAATCTACATAACTAAAATGAGAGTAGAGCTTAATAGCACCAACGAACACTACTGTGTATACAACAGTGAAGATTGATACAAACACAATGTTATTTCGTAGACTTGTTAGCATCGTACATCCTTTCAACACAGTCTTCAAATTTATTGGTAGTATCTTCCAATTTCACAGTAACTGCTTTTATTTCGTCAAAGCAGTTCTGTTTCTCTTGTTGGGTGATCTTTTCTCTCTCTTCTAATTTAGATATTCGAGTTTGATTATCTTTATGTCTACCCTCTATTATAGACTCTTTATCTTTAGTTTGGTGGCGTAGCATGTACCAACCACCAATAGCACCAGCAAAGATGAGTACTTTAACAAAAGCTTCATCACCTAACCCTGCTATAGTAGTAACAATATCTACAACAGTTGAAGTCTCATCTGGCATAGTTTAATCCTTTCCTTTTTATAGAATTATACCATCCTAAACTTAGAAGGTATAACCTAGTCTTTTTTATTGATAGTATCCCTAGCTTCTTGTCTTTTAGCTTTTAACTTATCTGCCTCTTCTGTAGATAGTTGTGCATATTTATCAATTGTGAAATAAAAATCTGTATCTTTTAGATACTTTAAAGCTTCATTTTGAGCTTTGCATAACTCTTGTTTAGCTATCTCTTCAGCTGTAAACATAGGTTCAATAACTCCACCCTTAGCTAGATACTCATCTACAATATCTGTATATTGTCTGCGAACATTATCTGTTAAGCTAGACTGTCCTCTACTACCATCATCGAACTCTATAGAGACCCAATTAAGAGCCTCATCTGTGTATTTTAGTTTTGTTATTTGTTTCATTTATGTCTCCCCTTTTAATATACTTCTGCGTCTGCTGTAAAGCTCAATAGGTCGGATTGTGTTGTAGAGTCTCCCACAGTTGCATAACATATCAACATTTGTCTTGTTCTGGTGGAGAGAGTAGCAGTCCCAACAGAAAAATTCAAATTTGTAATATTAGGAATTACTCGCATAGTTGCAGGAAAAAACACATTACAAGTTCGTCCAATATTTGTCGAATTAGGCAAAAAAGTATAAAGTCTCTGTGGTAAAATCCAAAAATAAGCATAACACAATCTCTGCTCATCTTCTTCAAATCTAAACTCCTGTTCAGTAATCTCACTACCCTCTTCTAACTGTAAGTTATTATTTGTTTGAAGAGTAATAACATTCCAAACACCACTAGCAGGACTCGTTAAAGTAGCCACAAACACACCATTATTACTTAAAGTATAAACAGTATTTGGCTTATAGTTCCCCTCTATTATAGGTTGTACTTTCTGTGTCGCATCCCACTTTCTCCACCTATCGTATCCATACTCTCCTACAGATACAGAACTCCAATCACCACTAAAACCTCTTTGATTGATTGTGTTGTTTGGATTAATAAGTATGTTTTTGCCTATTATTTGAGTCTTATCAGCCTTTAAAGCCAATTTAGCATCATTCTCCACTTTAGTATATACATCTACCTTATTAGCCTTCTCGCTATCTAACTCTTCCAAAGCATCTTGAACATTAGTAGATTCTATGTCCCCAACTGGTACAACACTTATACCACTAGCATTAGTTGTAACATCATAAGAGCTTGATGAAGCTAATATACTGTGAAATACAGGTATAGAGTAACCATCACCATCTGCTCTTACTTCAATCCTAATTGTGCAAGGAGCTGAAGGCATGCCATTTCTACCTATAGTCAAAAGTGTAATAATATTCGCTATCTCTGTATCACCGTTGTTTGTACTCATTATAGCCATCTCTGTAGCTATAACAGAGTCATCAGCCGTATTAATTAAGTCAAATGTAACAGTACGAGTAGAGTTAGTAGTACTTGCAAATGTAACAGTACTTGAAAAGTTATAACTAGCATTTTTGTAGAATGTTATAGTCTCGGCAGTATCATCAACTGAGAACACATCTTCATCTGTTGAGCCTATATTTGTAGCAAAACTTAATACTTGATTAGATGTAGTTATTACTGTAGTATCGTCATTATGTATCTGACACTGAGCAGTTGCAAGGTTAGCTATTGCTTGAGTATTATTTAAGATACTTTGCTTATCCACATCACTAAACTTATTTGTATCAGCTAAACCCTCATAAAGAGCTTCTATCTCTAAATCCGTTTGGTCTGCAGTTGCTCCATCTTCTATGGTAGCTAGCTTATCTTTCTCAGTTGTGGAGTAGTCTTCTGTAGATAATTGCTTACCTACTACTTTATCCACCTTTAAAGCTTGTCCTGTAATAAACTCAGCACTGTTAATAAAATCAGATAGATTAACTACTACATCAGCTCCACCTTGAGAGTTAGTTAAAGTAAGTACATTGGTAATAGCATCTAAAGTAGCTCCATCAACATAAATATCTGTAACCACATCATCTAAATTTAGATTAGAGATAGTTCCATCTATGTAAGTAACTACCAACCAATTGTTAATAGGGTCAGTGACTACACTCTCTACTTTATTGAGATTTATAGCATCTACAAAAGCATCTGTAAAATTATTATCTGAAGCACTACTTAGTAATCCAAAAGGATCAATTATTGTCTGTTGCATTATGTTAAATCCGTTCTTGCTAATTTAGCATCTCTAGGACTACTTCTAAAGTAAACTACCTTGCCAGCAGGACAAACTAGATGTTCTCTATACTCAAGTGTAGACCAACCATCTTGATCTAATTGATTAAATTGGTACTCACACATACTACTAACTGTTAGTTGTAGTGATACATCAACACTAGGTGTTAATTGGTACTCCTCCAAGGCTACTAGGGGTATCCCATATAAGCTATTATCTATTACTGTCATCCACTCTCCTTGTTTCTTATAAGTGTGTCTTTAAAGAATTTGTCAGCATTATACTGTATAACATCTTTACCTATACCTAAATCATAGTTAGTAAACAAACTTTCTATAATCCATTCATATTGCTTTGCATCTGTATATTTTCTATACTCTACTTGTGCCATATAAGCTTCTAGTTCACTAACTAATCTATAATTAGAAGATAAATATTTCAGTAGACTATCCAATAACCATAGTCTACCAAATTGTTTAGCGTGAACCATTTCATGTTTTAATAGTCCTAAGTCGTCTTTCTTAGAAGGGTCTATCTCAATAACACACTTAATTAAGTAGCAAGTACAACTACCAGATAATTCAGGTTTAATGTAGTGTATTGTACTAGGAATAGCCCACTTCCCTAAAGAAGTGAACCTTGTATCAGAGTACAGTCTAACCAAAAATCCTAACACTAGCGTATCCTTGTGTAAATAGGTAAACTAGTAGTTGGGTCTGTAGTTGCTGTTATCAGTCCCACAACACCTGTATCCTCTAGCATAAGTAATGAACTTAGTGAGTAAGAGTTAGGACTAATAAGAAAAGTCCCTTGTGTTGTATTTAGTATGTAATTTCCACTACTACCATAGTTCAAAAATACAGAAGAGGGAAAGGTAGCTCCTGTAGATGTATAATCACTCAAATTGTATTGTTTTATCATTCTACGCTCAGAAGCAGAATAAACTTCACTAAAAGTGTAAATAAATCCATCTTTTATATAAGCTTGTCTTGGACTCCCATGATTATTAGCATAACTGTCGATAGGTATAAGCGTTGGTGTTATTTCAATAAAATCTAAACCAAAAGTTGAAACAAATCCATTTACTTCTAATATAAAAACATCCCTAGTAGAGTCATAGGCTATAAACAGAGATTGTCGTGGTATAGTAACTGTAAGAGTAAAACTTTCCACAAATACTCCAGATGCACTGTAAACATCTACAGAAGACCCAGCACTACCACTCAAATAGTCAACATCAGGTTTAGTGAGTATATAAAATACTCCTTGTCTAATAGTCAAATCTATAATATACCCTACAGTGTCAAAACTCCATCCAGTGTACCTACCTGCTAAATCAAAACGATACACAGTACGCCCATTGTAGTCTGCCTTGTAGTAGTATCCATTGTCATAAGTAGCCTCTCTATCATTTACTATAGGGAACATAAAGTCACCAGTAGTAAGAATATTTGTGTTTACATCAATACGCTCATAACCAATTCTAAAATCATCCCCAGTTGACCTATTCGTCAGGAGTACCTCGCCATCAACTGTAGTTATAGCGTCAGATAAAGAGCTAGATATTGCTGTAACATATGCCCAGTCACTATCGTATTTAAGTACCCTAGAGTCCAGTGTAGTAACCCAAAAAAACCCTGCATTATATGTTGCACAGAACCCTGGGAGGGAACCACTAAAACTAAACAAATCTGTGTGTTGCCTGCTTACATTCTGGAACACAAAGGATGTATCATATTTATGTATATTATCAATATTTGAAGCACCGTTTTCAATACACCAAACCACACCTAGATCTGTGTCATAAACAAATGATTCTATACTATGAGTTAAGGTATAGGTTGTACCTGTAGGTGTGAAGTTCTTATCTGTTTGGGCTATAATATTAGTACTCATAGCAGATAGCACATAATAAAAACTACCTATTTCAATAAAAGAGTGTACATCTATTGGAGTAACAGGGACTATCTCTGTTTGGTTTAGTACAATGGGAGTATGTGTGGCTAGTGGGTACAGCACACTACTAGAAACCTCTCCACTCTTCAACCAAGTAGTATACACATTACTAACAGTAGATTCTACTGAATTGAAAGGAAGTGTACCATTTATTGGTATTCCTCCATTACTATCTTTAATTATATCACTTAAATTCATACTATTACTCTCCAATCAGTTCCGTTACTTATTAATTTAAACTCTATTCCATTAGTATCAGCAATGATACTTGTATCAGCTGTATCCAATAACCTAACCAAACTACCGTTACCATCAATAGTTATGTTAAAGTCTTCACTAGTCTCACCAGTGTAGAATGTAATCTGATCATTTAGTGTGTGTACTACAGGCAATGATACAGTAAAAGTAGTAGTAGCTTGTAAGAATATGTAATCTTGATTCTCAGCAATGTAAGTAGCATCAATTACTATATACTTATTATGGTCTCTACCTAAGAAGAACCACTCAGCAGTATTCTGTATGTGTTCAGGTGATATAATAGTAACACCATTTAATTTACAAGCATATAGTAACCTACCAAAACTAACAGTATCACCAATATTATAGGTCTCACCTGGATCCCAGTCACCTTTATATCCAATAAAATCAGTAGCAACTAATGCAGACTGTTCTGCATTTTGAGCAGCTAGTTCAGCTTGTGTGGCAGATAAACTTGAAGCATCAGCAGAATCACTAGAAGCAGTCTCACTAGCTAAAGCATTATCTGCTGAGGTTTGAGCATCAGTAGCACTTAGTACAGCTTCATCTTTA